CAAGCTCAGCGTCGAAATGCAAGGTGCGTTTCGAGAAGCGCTGGCTTCGGGCGACAACGCGGTAGACCGCACAACGAAGCTCATGGACAGGTTGCAGCGCAACATCCTGTCCGTCGCCTACGGTCAACGTGATGACGTCGACTTCGCCGACGCGCTGGTACGCATCGTGGCTGACTACGACCTGCGTGCATCAGGCGTCGACCTGTCGGTCGGCAAGTGGCCGTGGGAGCCGTTCAACGACACGTCGGGCGGTTTGCAGAAAGACGACTACATCGTCTTCTACGGCCGACCGAAGAGCAAGAAGTCCTGGATCTTGGCGGCGTTCGTCGCGAGCCTGTACCTGCAGGACAAGACGATCCTCGTCTACACCAAGGAGATGACAGCCGACAACATCCTGACGCGCGTTGCGGCTTGTGTAGCTGGGCTGCCCTACCAGGAGCTGCGCACAGGGCGGCTGTCACGTGAAGACCGACAGAAGCTCGGCGTGCTGCAAGAAGTCGTACTGGAGATGCAGAGCACGCAGCGGCTCATCTGCTTGAACGGCAAGGACTCGAACGGCAACGACACCATCGAATGGATCGAGGCCAAGGCCAAGAAGTACAAGCCCGACATCATCATTATCGACGGCCTGTACCTGATGAGCGACAGCCGCGGCAGCAAGAACCAGAAGGATAACTTCCGCGTGCAGAACATCTCGCGTGCCGCGCGACAGATGGTCTTGAACCTGCACACTCCGCTCATCGCTACACTGCAAGCTACCCGCGCAGCATCGGCGCACAAGGCGGCGAACCTGGATGAAATCGCGTTCTCGGACGCCATCGGCCAAGACGTGACCTCCGCCATCCGCGTCATCAACGACGAGGAGACGGACACCATCACGCTCGTGGTCGGCGGCTCTCGCGAGTACAAGTTCAGCGGCTGCTGCATCAACGGCAAATGCGCGCAGGACTTCAGCTTCATCCGAAACCTCAGCCAGAAAGAGATCGACAGCATCAAGCAAAGCGACGAGCGCAAGGACGAGAAGTCCGCAGGCGTGCTGCCGAATGGAGAGCCAGTACCCGCGAGGAAGAAAGACCCGAAGAAGGGCCTGCCCTCTGAGCGGTCTCAGATCGACAGACAATTCAACAGGCTCAACAGGCCAGGGATGCGGGTGCCATGACCGACATCGAAATCCCCGACGACCCAGTCGTCAAGAAGGTGCGCGACACCATCGACCAGCACCTGAAGCGGGTGCGCATGTCGGGCTCGAACAACATCGTGGCGCTGTGCCCCTTCCACGATGACCGCTCGCCGTCGTTCTCCATGAGCTTGGTGAACGGACTCTTCATCTGCTTCTCGTGTGGAGCCAAAGGCAATTTCCGTCAGTTCTTGACTCAAATCGGCATGACGCCGGAAGAGATCAAGTACCACTACGGCCAGACGCTGCAGACGCTCAAGAAGAACGCGCCCCCGCCACCCGACCCGACGAAGCCGGGTGTGGTGATGGAGACGAACCGGCACATACCGGAGGAGCTCCTCGGCATCTTCAACTTCTTGCCGCTCGACCTGGTCGACGAGGGCTTCGAGGAAGCAACGCTACGGGCGTTCCAGGTGGGGGTAGACAAGAAGCACGAGCGCATCACGTACCCCATCCGAGACATGCTCGGGCACCTGGTCGGCGTCAGCGGACGCGCCATGCATGAGCACCAAGAGCCTAGGTACAAGGTCTACGACAAGGAGTACCAGGCCTGGGACTTGCCGCCATACGACACGGACAAGGGCGCGTGTTTGTGGAACAGCCACGAGGTCTACCTGCGGCGCCGGCACTCCGCGGACAACGAACCCATCGCCATTGTGGAGGGGTTCAAGGCGTGCATGTGGTTGAAACAAGCAGGAGTCAAGGATGTAGTGGCCCTGATGACTGCCGACATGAGCTGGGCGCAGAAGTGGATTCTTTCCCGCCTGGGAAGCCGCTTCATCGTCATGCTCGACAACAACGAAGCCGGCTGGAAAGGGACAGTAAATGTCACACGAGAGCTTGCGAAGCTCTCCCAAGATGTGCGAGTAGTCGAGTACGAAGAAGATCAGCCATCAGACGTACCTCGTGAGGACGTTCTGCAGTTGGTCCAAAGCGCTACTCCTTACGACTTCATGCTTCTCGATTAGCCCCGCTGCGGGCTCGGTACACAGACCCCATGGGGTCTCATCAAACAGGTCCCGTGGGACCTTGCAGAAAGAAAATACATGGCATTCGGAAAAGGTCGCGAAAAGCTCGGCAACATGAACCTGCGCCAGCAAATGAAGCGCGGGACGAAACGTCCGCCGAAATCTGGGGGAGGAAAAGGTGGAGCACCGTACTTCGTCAACAAGTACCAGCCGCCTGACGCTGGCCCGCCGGACATCATCCGCGTGATCCCAGGTCAGTTCCCGACGCCGCGCGTCGACTTCGACAACAAGGACTACTTCCGTGATGACGAGAACAACATCATCATGGACCCGCTGCCCTACGTGAAGTACGTCGAGTACTACCACGCGGTGAAGAACCGGAGCTGCATCGGCTCCGAGGGTCCGCTGGGTGACTTCAAAGGCAAGGGCGAGAAGTGCATTGCCTCCGACTGGTACTGGTACGAATGGCGCCAGCGCAAGGCCCACAACAGCGACAAGCCGAACGCCATGGCTCGCCGCGAGAAGTTCGCCTTCACCGTGCTGGTCCAGGCCCCGTTCTACAAGGTGCCGCGCGTCGACGACGCCGGCAACATGAGGATGAACGAGACCACGAACGAGCCCTACTACGACTGGCTCAAGGGCTCGAAGCGCGGCAACGACGAGTACGCGACGGCGGGCTACGAGCGCAAAGAAGGCCACCTCCAGCACTGGTCGCTGGGCTTTTCGCATTGGAACACGCTGACCGAGTACACGGACAGCCTCGCGCGCCATTGCCGTTCCTGCAACTCGCAGGACAGCATCGTACCGGTGGCGCTCACCTGCCAGCACTGCGGCGACGCTGTGGTCGAGTTCGACTCGACGCAGCTGTCGGACGAAGACCTGGAGAAGGTGAAGAGCGAGCCGACGGCGTGCCACAACTGCGGGGTGGTCGACTACCTCGAAGACATGATCCGCTGCGAGAACTGCGATCACGGTGAGCAGGCCACGCTGTTCGACTTCGACTTGGAGGTGAAGCGTGTAAAGACGGCCGGCGACACCGGTAACCAGACCACGCTGCAGATCACCCGCGCCATTGGGCCGCGCCCCATCGACCAGATGTACGGCGACGACCTGCGCAAACCGCTACCGCTCGACAAGATCTTCTCGCCGACCCCGGTGGAGAAACAGATCGAGCTGTTCGGTACGCCGCCCACCGAGAGCCAGAACACGGGCGGTGGCGACCACGGGCAGGGTGGAGGTGGCAGCGGCCGCAACCCGAGCACCAAGGGTGCCAGTTCGTACGCCCGCTGAGTCGCGCAATCGGGGCCCTTCCGAAAGGTTGGGCCCCTTCTTTTTGTCCTGAGGAGCGTCATGGGTTGGAACATAAAAATGCCCGACGCCGAGTACATCACTCTCGAAAGCGAGAAGCTTGATGGCTTGGTGCGCGAGATCACAGACCAGAAAGCTGTCGCCATCGATTCCGAGACCGACGGTCTGATCCTGCACAAGTGCCGCCCCTACTACTGGTCACTGTGCTGGAAGACACACCGAGGCAACGAACGGCGCATCACGCTGCCGGCGGATACGCTGGGTGCGTTCAAATACGCCTTCGCTGACTACGAGAAGAAGTGGGTCTTCGCCAACGCCAAGTTCGACATGCACATGTTCGCGAACCTGGCCATCGACATCAAGGGGCTGCTCGTTGACATCCAGGTGATGCATGCATTGCTCTTCGAGGAGCAATCGCACGGCCTCAAGGATATTGCGGCATCGCTACTGGGCTGGAAGTGGACCGACTTCACGGACACGTTCGGCTCGATGCGCGCCGGCATCTGTGTGTGCGGCGGCAGCAAGGCCTCGCACTTCAACCAAGCTGGTATCTGCAAGAAGACTGGTTGTGCCAACTTCCAACAGGTGGGCCCGCTGGACCTACTCCGTCGCGCCGAAGCGACGAACATGAACCTGCTCATCGACTACGCGGCGAACGACGCCTACGGCACCTGGAAAATATTCGAGAGGCTACACGAGGACCTGGCAAAGGAAGAGACCTGGAGCCTGTACGACGACCGGTGGCCCTTCATCCGCAACATGCAGGATTACTTCTACAAGACCGAGATGCCGTTCACGCGCGTGCTCTACACGTGTGAGCGCAACGGGCTGCGCGTCAACAAGAAGTACCTGGAGGAGATCTCCCCCGGCATCTTGAAGGACATGGCGCGGCTGCGGTCCGACATCAACACCATCACCGGCAAGATGATGAAGACGAACGGACCGATGCTGGTCGAGTACTTCATCGACGAGTGCGGCCTCAAGCCGCTCAAGATGACCAGCGGTGGCAAGAGTGGCATCAAGAAGCCGTCCGTCGACGAGAAGTTCCTGGAGCACGTCGCCGATACCTACCCGAACAAGCCGTACGGAGAGGTCGCCAAGCTGCTCAGCGAGCACAACAAGATCGAGAAGCAGTACGGTACGTACATCGAAAAGATGCCTGGCCGCCTGGACGCCAGGGACCGTGTGCACCCTCGGCTCAACCAGGACGTCGCTCGTACCGGTCGCCTGAGCTCGAGCGACCCGAACCTGCAGAACGTCACGGGCGGCGAGAAGGACCTCTACAAGCTGCGCAACAGCTTCATCGCCCAGCAGGGCTACAAGCTCATCTGCGCGGACTACTCCCAGCTCGAGATGCGCCTCCTGGCTGCGGCTTCACAAGAGCCGGCCATGATGGACATCTTCCACAAGAATTGGGACATCCACATGGGCAACGTCTCCATCGTCTACGGCATTCCGTACGAGGACATGGTCCAGGCGAAGAAGATCGACAAGGCGGTCGAGAAGGGAGAGCTGCCTCCGGAGGCCCGGACGGACTACGTAAAGCGCTGCTTGGCGCTGCGAAACAGCATCAAGCAAATCGGCTTCGGGCTGAACTACGGCATGAAAGAGAAGGCGATGGCAGCGCGCATCGGCTGCACCGTAGAGGAAGCCGTGCAGACCATCGAAAAGTACATGGACACGTACCCAACCGTGCGGAAGTTCTTCCAGGGTGCGGCGGAAGATGCCAGGCGCACGGGCTACGCCTTCACGCTGCTGGGCCGCCGCCGCTACCTGCCCGACATCACGAACCGCGACGACTACACACGCTTCCGCGCTGAGCGCCAGGCTTCGAACATGCCCATCCAAGGCACGGCTGCCGAGGTCTGCAAGATGGCGATGATCAACATCTACGAAGACGTCGAGCTGCGCGACAAGTACGGCTACATGATGTGCCTGCAGGTGCACGACGAAATCGTCGGTGAATGCCCTGAGGAGAACGTAGCCGTCGTACTGCCACGCATCCGTGAGTGGATGGAACACCCCTTCCCCTCGGACATCGGCGTGCCGCTGACCGCCGAAATCGGTGCCGGCGACGCTTGGGGTACTGCAAAGAAAGGCTGAGGATGGCAACCAAGAAGAAAGAAGCGGTAGTGGACAGAGAAGGAGCCCGTAGGGTCTCAAAGCTCATCCACAGCGAGTTCAACAAGATGCGCGACACGCTGAAGTTATCCGTAGACGAGCGCGTCAAGCTGTACGAAGAGTTCCTGTTGGCACATCCGGACATCAAGGGGCGCAGGAAGGCGGAGAGCACGCTACGCGCCGTACTGAAGAACATCAAAAAGCACCTGCGCATGGAGATTCGCTTGGTGCTACCTGAGTTCCGTGACCTGTGCGCCGAAGTTGTGGTCGACAAAGAGTTCAAACTCATGACGATCGCAGGTCGCGTCTCCGCCAAGGGATTTGCGCGCAGGCATGGCAAGAAAAAGTGATATCGACCGCGAGGTGATCCTGGAAACGGGGCTCTCAGAGCGCACCGTCAAGCTCGTCACCCAGGTGTTCCTCAGCAAAGTGACCGAAGCCCTAGTAGCGGGACAGGCCGTGACGCTCGACAACTTCGGTCGGCTTCATCTGGCTGAGCAAGGCGGCGCCCCTCCGCCGCATGCGCGCTTCGGTACCGGAGAAAAGAACACTGAAGAGACGAGCGTACGTTTTCGAGTACACTTCACCAAAGCACCTGCCTTCAGCGAGACGTTAAGGCAGCACAACCTGGAGAAGTCACATGGAAAAGTACGCCGTAAACGAATCAGTTGATGAAGTTGCGATGGAGAAGGCTGCCTCACAAGGCTGCCCGGAATGTGGTGCCAAGTGCGAACGACATGGCAACACGATGAAGTGCCCGGTCCACGGCACTGAACCGTTCGAGAAGAAACAGGAGTAATGGCTGCAAAGAAGACGGCGAAGAAGACTGCGGCGAAGGCCAAGAACAAGCCAACGCTTCGAGTGCCTAGCACCAAGGGGGCGGCTCCCGCCCCCGCTGCGGTACCGAAGCGAGCACCAACAACCCAACATGCAGTTCGACGCACGTCGCTAGCTGGCGTGCCCGACATGACGCAGAAAGAACGCCTTGCGGCGGCCAAGGCGGCTGCCGATAAAATCAACAAGGAGTTCAAGGGCGAGATCGTGGTGGCGGCGGAAGACGCACACGGTAAGAGCTTCCTGCGTCGTCCGAGCGGCATCATGCAACTCGACATCGATACGGGCGGCGGGCTTCCTGCAGGCAGCTTCAACACCATCAGCGGCCCGAACAACGCAGGCAAGTCGACCATCCTGTACTACTACTTCGCTGAGCATCAGCGGCTCTACGGCGAAGAAGCCTACTGCGCGCTCATCCTGTCCGAAGGCAACGTCGACTACGACCAAGCGCGGCGCTGCGGTTGGGTCATCCCCTACCCGGAGGAAGTCATCGCCGGCAAGCAGCAGGCTCGCCGCGAGCTCGGTGTGCCTGACTTCACTGACGAAGAGCTGGCAGACCTGCGCCGCAGCGTCGGCGTCAACCACATCGTCTACGGACTGTCGACAGCCGAGGAGATGCTGGATGTGGCCGAGAAACTGCTCGCCACCAACCTGTACGGCATCATCGGCCTCGACTCCTACGAGGGCCTCATGCCCAACGCCGAGGCCTCGCTCGAGTCGCTGGAGGACCATCCACAGCAGGCGGCTCGCGCGACAGCCATAGGCCGATTCTTGCAGCACTACGGGCCCATCAAGCGCAACCCGTTGCACTTCACGACCTTCATCATGACCTGCCAAATCCGCTTCAACCGAAAGAAGCAGGAGGCGCAGACGTTCATGCAGAAGTACTTGAAGGACTGGGCGGAGGTGGTACCCGACGTCGTCAAACACTGGCGCACCATCGCCATCACGCTCTGGGCTTCCGGCAAGGAGAAAGAGAAGGGCGGGAAAGACGAGAAGGGCGAGAAGATGGCGGCCGAGGTCGTCGGCAAGAACGTGCACTGGGAAATTGCCAAGGGCAAGGATGGTACGCACGACAACATCATGGGCTCGACCACCTACTGGTACGACCCTCGTTGCTTCGATCTCCAGCGCACGGTCATCCAGGCTGGCTTGCGCTACGGCGTGATCCGCGAGGTCGAGGGGCTGCTCACGCTCTACAAGAACGGCGAGCCGCACGAGTACCTGGCCAACATCTCCGGACCAGAGACCTTCGTGCAGGCGCTGCTTGAAGAGCCAGAGGCGGAGTGGGATGCACGCCACACCATCCTTCACGCCATCGGCAAGGACTGCCTCTACCGATGACGTATGGCGGGCGCCGGCCGTCGGCGAAGGCAATCCGACGGCGCTCCAGGAGACAAGAGCTGGAGCTGGCAGAAGGAACGGGAGCTAGGGTCCAAAAAGGCTCTGGCTCCATCCCGCATCTCAAGGGCGACGTGCGCTTCAAGGGGAGGTTCAGAGCCGAGTGCAAACAGACGCGGCTCAAGAGCTTCTCCGTGACGCGCGCCATCCTCGACAAGATTCGCAGTGAGTGCGAATTCGATGAGGTTCCTGTACTCGACGTCGAGTTCCTGAGCCCTGTCGGCAAGACCGAGGAACGCTACATCGTCATCCCCTACAACGTGTGGCTCGAGCTACAGAAAGAATGAAATGGGCCTTGTCACCATCAGCGACCTGCTCACGCAACCGAAAGAAATGATCGCAAAGTACCGAACGTGGGCCTACGACGTCGGTGAGATGTACGACAACTTCATCAAAACCGATGAGGAGAACGTTTCGTTTGAAGTGGGTTGGCATGGTGCCAAGGCTCGCTCCGCTGGCATTCACGCCTCGGAGCTATCAGGTGAGTGCAGACGCCCCGTCTGGTACTCGTTGAAGGGCACGGAACGCAGCGACATCGATCTCGACCCGTTCTGGAAGAAGAAGTTCCGTGTCGGACACGTGTACCACGCCATGGTGCAAGAAGACTGGCGTCGAATGTGCGAGAAGAGCGACGGCATGCTCACCTTCGAGAGTGAAGTACGCATTTCACCCGAGCTGAAGGGCATGGCCGAGCAGTACGGGATCCAGTCGAGTTGCGACGGGCGTATCAACTTCCACGACTTCCCTGGCGGGCCGCCGGTCATGCGGCTTGGCATCGAGATCAAGACCGAGTCGCCCGACCAATTCAAAGACCTGAAGGAGCCAAAGCTTCAGCATCGGCGACAGACGTGCGTCTACATGCGCTGCCTCGATGTTCCGTTGATGTACACCCAGTACATCAACAAGGGCACGCAGAACATCGTGCCCTCAAAGCCGCCGTGGGTGTTCAGCTTCGACTTCAATCTCTGGAACGAAATCGAGTCGGAAGCAAAGCAGGTCATCCACCTCGCTACCATCAACGAGCTTCCTCCACGCAAAGAGGGCATTTGGTGCGAGTTCTGCGGCTACAACCAGACGTGCCAGCCCGACGCACTCGCTAAGAAGGCCAAGCGTGATGTTGGGCGCAAGCGGAGAGCAGAGCAACAGAAGCGCATCCGCACGGTTGGTGCGGGAGGTATTCGAGTACCGAAAGGAAATACATGAACGAGCCCCATGGTGGCCTACGCATCGGAGGTGTCATCTCCGGCGTTGGCGAGAGCGAAGCGCAAGAGATCCACAGCAGGTGGACGACTTACCCGCAGGTGAAGGACTACCTCGAGACGCATCTAGCGTTGACGGTGCCTCGCGAGCCTGAGTTTGCCTGCCCGCCGCTTCGCGTCGAGGACCTGACCACACCGGACAACAAGGCCTATACGGAGGCCTACGCCCAGCGCGTGGCGTGGTTCGGCTTCTTCTCCGAGCGCAAGGCAGAGCACGACGCCATCGTGCTCGAGCTCGAAGCCGAGATGGGCATCATCGAAACGCGCATGCGCAACACCATGCGCAAGAACAGCCTGAAGAAGACACGTTCAGGCGAAACCAAAGCTCCTCCGGCACAGGAGATGGAAGACTCCATCAACGCGGACACCCGCTACCTCGAACTCAAGCAAAAGCTACTCATCCAGAAGCAGGTGCTCAAACGACTCAACGCCCGCGTCGAGACCCTGGACCGTGAGATCCGGCTCACCTCGCGCCAGGTGGAGATACGCCGCCAGGAGTTCGATAACACGGGCCGTTCGCCGACGGCACGCCAGGGCCTCCCCCCGCCTGGCATGAGCTTCCGACAGGGGCAGCGTGGATGATCCAGCTGCACTTTCCCTGGCTGCCTCCTTCGGTGAACAACCTGTACCAGGACACGTTCTTCAAGGTCGGTAAAAAGCTCATGTCCAAGCGCTCGCTGACCGACGAGGGCAAACGCTTCAAGAAGGAGACGCTGGCGTACATCGTCCAGCGCTTTCAGCCGCAGCTGCTGTTCTTCAAGAAGAACGTGCCGTACGTCTTCTACTACCGGTTCAGCACCCCGGAACTGCTGAACTCCACCTGGCCAAAAAAGGCGGAGAACAGGTACAAGAAGTTTGACGCCAGTAACTTGGTCAAGGTTCTCGAGGATGTGATCGTCGACGCGAGCGGTATCGACGACTCCAACTACCTGACCGTCGTCTCCGAAAAACGAAAGGGGCCGAAGGAGGAGACGCACATCTGGATCTGGAACACCGAAGAGGAGGGATGTCCCTTCCATGAAGCAGCCTTCTCCCTTTGAGGCTTACAACCACACAGAGCTCTATCAGACGTGTCTTAGCGCGGGCATCCTCGTGCGGCCGAACGAGCCGCGGGCGGAGATGATCGCGTACCTGGAGGGAGAGGTTGCGCCACCCTCCATAACCGACGCCGACCACATCTTCAATACGTGGAGGCACGGCATCATTGGCTTCATCGAAGAATACTGGAGGCGGCTGGAGACCCAGCTGCTCTGCCCGGCCCGGCTGATGAAGCACCCTACAACACCAAACCCAAAACCCTGCTTCGGGTGTCTTGACGCCCAAGTCGTCCACTGTCTAGTAAGTAATTCCGAGAACGCCAACTTGATCGAGGCGCATCGTTTAGTGAGGAGACCGAGAACCAAATGACTGCTACCCAAATTTCCGTTTCAACCGCCCCCCGTGAAATCGAAGGCCTGAAGAAGGCTGGCCGCTTCAATCTGCGCGTGCTTGCGCAGGAGCTTGGCCTGTTCGAGAACGAAGCGGCAAAGACCGCGTTCATGTCCGCTTCCAATGACCAACAGGCGGAGACCGTCTTGAAGTACCTGCTGGAGAAGGACGGCGGCCCGAAAACCAGCGGCAAGGGTGGCGGTGGAGCAGCCTCCGGCCGCGCGCCTTCGACCAAGAACGCGGGCAAGGGTGCGGCTACCAACGGCAAGGCGACGGGCGAGCCCGCGGCTGGCTCCGGTGGTGGCGGTACGCAAGCCACTGGTGGTGCGGCTGTCGGCGCCGGCGCCGAGAAGATCTTGCAGAAACTGCAGGAGCTCATCGAGAAGGTCGACGGCTTCCAGGGCGAGATCGAGAACCTGAACAACGCCGTAACGCAACTGCAGGGCATCAGCGCGGGCACCAACCGTTTCGTGGCGCTCTCCATCGGTCTGTCGGGCCAGCTCGCTCAGCAAGTGCTGGGCGCGGGGCTCGAGCAGATCCTCGACGTCACGCTCGAGGACATGCCTGCGGTCGAGGCCGCCATGAAGCGCATGGCGCCGGTAGAAGAGGCTGATGAGGCCGAAGACGAGGGAAACGAAGAAGAGTAGCCGTCAAGACGTGGCCGGGCTGTCGGCGATTGAAGACGCATGAAGTTGTTGAAGTCAGCGAGAGCTACATCACCTCGCTCCGCTACAACGACCTGCGTAAATTCGCCGTCAGCCTCGGCGTCCTAGTACAGGACGACCCAAGTCTTGATGTGCTGCGCCAACGCATTCGGCAGTGCCGTCTCGTGTGAAGAGGCGGCACTGGCTGATGGGGCGTGCTCAACGTGCAGAAAGGTCACTATGAGTGCGTCGTGCAACGGGGAAGTTCGTAGAGAAGGTCACCAGTGGTTCTGCTTGGACTGTGGGTTCGAGAGCTCGGCTTGGAGCACAGAACACGCACCACTACAGACCAGACGTGCGCATTTCCTCTCGTCTCTGCTCGAGCTAGTTCGAGAAGCGGAAGCAGACCAACGAAGTGTGGGAGCCGCAGTAGCGGCGTAGACCACGTGGAGTAGGTGTTACTGGTACAGCCAGCAACGCCTATTCTTTAGCCCTTCTTAGGCGGTCGACGCACGCCAATTTGACTACTAGGTCCTTGCCTTACCCCAATGCGTACGGAGGCAGGACCCCTCACACCGACAAGAACTGTCGCAGGCGTGAGCGTTTGCGTGTTTGGACGATAGATGGACAAAGTACCCGTACAGACAGCCTGGCCCATCAAATTGGCTAGCAGCGGGTGCATGATGTCAGGAGAACAGCTAGCTCCTGCCATCAAGTTTGCTGTGAGCGCACCTGCACCTTGAAGCAAACCGCCAAGGGAAGAGCTGCCTGTTAGTGAGGCCGCGATGCCGGGCGCGTTGCTTAGTGTGCCTGCGCAGCTTGCGCCTGCACTCAAGTTGGATGTTGCTTGAAGGAATAGCGCTCCTGTCGCAGACAAGGACGCAGACCCATTGGTGTTCATCCCAAGCTGAACAACACCTGTCACCGCAGCAACTAGCGCCGCCCCTCCGCTTAAGGCACCCAAGATGATCCCACGGTCGAGCGTACCCGTCAGTGAAGCCCCTGCCACGCAGGCGGTTGCGATGACCGCATTCCCGATCAGGGTGGCAGTGCAATTGACCGTACTGGAGATAGAACAGCTCAGGCTACCCACTCCAGTTGGTGTCGCGCTGAGAGCTGCACCGGCCGCCAACGAGGCACCTCCGCTACGGAGGGCCTGCCCGGTGCCTGTCAGGTTAGCGCTGGCCGACGGCGACGCAGACACTGCGGCGGTACCACCCAACGCGGATACCAGCACGCCTCCTGCGCTGCAGGCGGCGCCCAACCCACCACTACCGGTCAGTGCCCCTACGCAAAGAGCGCCGGCCGTAATGAAGGACACTGTCGATGACTGGTCTACTAGCGGCCCTGAAACCACAGCACCAGCCACGCAAGAGGCGTTCAGTGATCCGAACGCTGCCACCGAGCCCGTGCTGGAGGCTCCTGCCGCCAACGTTGCGTTCAAGGCGCCCGTCCCCGTCAACCCAGCGCTGGAGGCGGCCCCGGCGGTAAGAGAGCCCACCAGAAGCTTACCCAAGGGAGCCGTCATCGATGCGGAAGCACTAGTGGAGCAAGCCAGCAGCTTGCCCAATGGAGCGTTCAGCGACGAGCTGGCGCTCAAAGAAGCAGCCAGCCCTGCGTTAGAAAGTAGCTGCGCAGAGACAGCCGCGCTGGCACTCAGCAACGCGCCCGCAGCGCCTTGCCCGGTCACAACACCGGAGCAGACAGCGCCGGCGGCGGTACTGCAGACCAAGAGGCTGCCTAGAGCACCCGTTGTCGTAGAGCCCACACCCAACGTAGCTGCCAGTGCTCCTGAGGCTACGAGCGTCCCTGCGCTCGAACCTCCCTCGAGCAGAGAGGCAGACAGCCCGCCAGTTCCCGTTACTACCGCAGAGGCGGTGGCGCCCTGTGCCAACGACGTCGCCAGGCTGCCAGCACCCACCAGGTTACCGGTGCAGGCAGCACCAGCCGATACCGATGTGGTCAGAAAGGAGCCACCCGCTAGGTTGCCGCCCAAGCTTGCACCGGCGGAAAGTGAGCTGGCAGCCGCCTGTACCCCGAGCAGCTGCCCGGAGCAGCTAGCCCCTGCGCTTACGCTACAGACCAACAGCTTACCCAGCGCAGCTGAAACGGCGCTTCCTGCCGAAATAGCTGCAGCTATTGGGTTGAGCGTGCGGAGAGAGGGAGACATAACGGCCCCCTCAGTAAGGCTGCTAGCGATCGATCCGGTACCAGTCAGCGCAGCCGTGCAACTTGCCCCTGCGGTTGTCGAGCAAACGAGTAGCTTGCCCAGAGCTGCAGTGACAGCCGCGCCCGTTGTCAGCGAGGCGGTACTGGCAGAGGTGCCCGTCAAGTTACCGGAGACCGTGCCCCCTTCCGTTAAAGAAGCAGTGAGCCCACTGGAAGGTGGAAACTGGTACGCCCAAAGACCCTCACCAGTGCTTGCGTTGTAGAGCCGGCGCGACACCGGGTCGTACACCATCCAGAACGATCCATCAGTGAACGACTTGGTGCCGACGTTGCTCCAGCCGCTTGTCGACGTCGCGGGGATGGCTTGCCTGATACAGTTACCAGGCGAGTGCAGCGCCGTGTAGATGTACGAGCCGTCGGAAACGCAGCTCAGGTAGAAGAACGAAGCGCTGGGGCCGACGTTGGTCCACGTTGCTCCACCATCGGTCGAGCGCGCAACGCCGGCGGCGCCGGAGATGTAGATGTCGCCGTTCGACGTGTAGGCGATCTGCTGACCGCCGTGATCCATGTTGTCGGTAGAGACCTGCGTCCACGACGTGCCGCCGTTGGTGGTGCGCCAGCGGCCCGCATCCTGCGAGCCATAGATCCACGTGTTGCTGTTGCCGATCCCGAAGCCCGGATGGCACAGAAAGTCGACGTCGACACCGGCGGAGCTCGTGATGCCCGGGACATTTTTGGCGGTCCAAGTGTCGCCACCATCGGTCGACTCCAGCACGCCGGGAGCTGTCTGCCCCGTCCATGGACTGTGGAATGAAACGAGTAGGTGGTCTGGATTGTTGGGGTCAGCCGCAACGTGGTAGGCGTCGCTCACGGGAGCAACGGAGAGGAAATTACCAGACTGGGCCCACGTCGCTCCGCCATCAGTCGAACGCCAAAGACCGTTCGTAGAACCACGAACGCCGTCAGCAACGAAGATTCTACCGGGCCGAGTAGGGTCAGGAATGATGATCGCAATCGGCTGCCCTGGACCTCCGATCCCAGGTCCACTGATGCGGGTCCAGCTACCGCCCGCGTTCGTTGACTTCCAAACACCGCAAGCCGTGTCTGTCGTAGTGTTGTGAATCCAGCACAGGTAGAGTGTGTTGGGAACTACAGGGTCTCGCACCATCGACTGCGTAAAAGCACCCGTCGATGGAGGTGCATGCAACTGCGTCCACGTATTGAGGGGCAGGTCTGGCCGAGCTTGCAACGTCGCACCCGCTGTCAGCGACGCGGCGACGTTAACTCGCGAAGTGAGGTTGGCGCCCAGTGTCGCGCCAGCACTAAGGTTGGCAGTACGTTGACCCGTAAGAAACGACGCGCTTAAAGACGCACCACCAGCTAGGTTGGAGAAAATCGAACCCGGCTGCGGAGTAAAGACCACCATCGCGGCCGTGCCGGAATGCGCACCTTTGGCGGCAGTCGGAGCCACGCTGCCGGGCGAAAGCGAAGTGACTGAAAAAATCTGAGCTTCGCTCGCAGTGTCGCCGCTGTTCACCCAAGTGAACGTCGGCGGAGTGATGGAGATCGGCGTGCCCGATACATTCCAGACGTCTAGGTCCCAAGCGTTGCCAACGAATGTCGCAGCCGCACCACCGCCCGGTGCGGTGACGGACCCCATCGCGAGTGAACCGGTAGTATTCGAATTTACGGAAAAACCAGCGATGGCGCTGGTGACACCGCTGCTTACGTCGCAACCGCGCGCGTAGTACGTGATCGGTTTGACATCGCCGCCCGCGCCCGTGTACGTCGGAGAGTACGTACTCGGCTCACCAGCAGCATTGGTGATGTGCTTTGCGAGAATCGTGATGAACTCACGATCGAGAGACGCATCACCGGGCGCGTCGCAAATCTTCGTGAAGCCTGCGAGCGACGCGCTCGCGTCCTTGTCGTAGAACCCGCAAAGGCAAAGGATGAGAATGTCACCATTCGCCAAACCTGTCGGCTTAGCAGGAGCAGCGCCGTAGCCTCCCCAGGTGAATCCACCAAATGAAACGGACAAGCTGCCCTCACGTCAGGGGTTTGCGCTTGCCACCAGCGCGTTGAGGCTGTGCGAGCACCTCGTCACGGGCGGCGGCGACAACGCCTTGGGGGTTGGCAGCTGAGGCGAGTGCGCCTGCAAAACCACACAGCTCCAAGAAGGCGTCGTCGGATACCGCGTGCAGGTCCTCTATGAGCTGCTCCACCTGCGTAGGATCGCGCCCTGCGAGCCAATTGGCAAACTTCTGGCGTGGGTTTGGCTGCGTTGCAGCACCCATTACCGCAGCTCCGGTTTATCTATCGCCGTGAAGCGCACGGCGGCGCGCCCAGAGGTGTCCATAGTGAGGTCGGCAGGCAGGTACCCCAAATTTTGCCGTGTGAGCTCAGACCACACTGGCATCAAACCTTCGCGCAACGCGGAGTCCGGCGGCTTGCCATTTGGAAATTCAAACTCCTGTACGTACTCCTCGATCTCGCCATCTTTGAGCGCTTGCAGCTCATGCGGAAGTACATCCAGCACCTTTGTCTCACCACTACATTTCACGTAGGGCTTGGCCGCAGGCAGCCAGAAGACGAAGGTCGCCCAGTAGCGATTCGAAATTACCCCAATGGGCTCGCCGCGGGCGTCGAGTACAGTCTGCCCTCCATCGACGTTCTCGTAGCGGTAGCCGATCCGGATGATTTTGCGGTAGCCGGGGGTGGGCATTGCTCGAAAGCTTTCGAAGAAGGGCCGCTGTACGGCGCAAGGCCGCGCGCGCAAGCGGCTACCTGCTACGCGCGGCGTAGGCCTAGGCGATCGTCACAGACAAACCAGAGGCGGCGAACTGCGGCGTGATGCCTGTCGAGACCGACAAGCTGGACGTCACTGCGCCGGCGACAATCACTTCGCCGGTGCCTGAAGTCAGCTTTCCGACAGCGCAGTGCGTCACAGTGCTGGTACCGCCAGTACAAGCTGGGAAGGTGATGGCGCCAACGTTCGTGACCACGCCCGCGGTGCTGCTCCAGCCGCCCGACGTACGCGCGACTGAGACGCGTGCGTAGGACGTGTACGCACTCTCGCTGGTGGTCTGATTGCCCGCCGTGGGGTCTGCCGTGTGCAGCGAAGCGAACAGGGCCGTGTTCGGTGAAGTGGCCGCATTGTCCGCCCAGTTGGCCCACGCGGTTGCGTTGAAGATGAGAAGGGCAAGTGCTTGCCTTGCAGCTGTTCCGAACGCCATGATTACTCGGCCTTTCGCTCACGAGCGGCCATTTCAGCAGCCGCGGTTAGGGGGAGGATGAGGTTTGCAGAAAAAGACAGCGAGACCTTGTCGACGGTCTCGACCGAAGCTCCCTTGCCCGCTTCGTAAGCTTGCTTGAATGCGGAATCGACCAGCTCCTGCTCATGCGGATCGTCGATGGAGAGATGGGCACAAGTCGCCGTGTACTCAGGCTGCGGCTTACCGAAGGCGCCGGCCTGAAACTGCTCATGCAGCGATTTCGTCAGCCAATTCTGGGCGTCGTCGACGCGGACGCCGACGGTGACGTTCTCTGACTCACCTTCCCAACCAAGCTGGGCAGCGAGCTTGATGCCAGCTCCTTGAAAGTGCTCTTGCTTGCCGGCGACTCGAATCTGGTTCGGCGGCAGCTCGGGTTTCGGCGGCGGGACTGCTTTTGCGGGCATTACTTCTGCTCCTGTACTAGGACTACCAGAACGGCTGTCGTCACTATTCCGATAGCATACCAAAGGTTTGGTTCTTTCCACAGAGGAGGGTTCCGCAGCTTCTCCTCTGCTTCAAGCCTTGCCTTTTCCGCCTGAAGTAAGCGCTGGCGCAAGTCTTCTTCGCTCTTCTTGTTTCGATCTTCCTCGATGGAACGGTACTCTTTTTCGCGCTGAATGTTGACCGCACATGCGTCTTTTGCAGCCTTCAGATCTGTGCCGTAGCGCAACTTGTACTGCTGCAACCACATAGCCCACCGCAGCGATGTATTTTCATCGAAGAGCTGCCCTGCATAAGGAGCCGACTCGCCCTTCTTGACGGCAACGATGTTGTCTTCCCCGGCAGGGAAAGTAACAATCGCAGGGACTGGTAACGGCTCTTCCGCAAGAGCCAGCGAGGGGATGAGTAATGTAGCAATGAGGGCACGGAGGTTCATGCCCTTCAGAGTACCTACTCAGCAGGCAGATTGACCAGTGCGCGGTCCACTGCGGCGTCGTACCAAGCCTCCATCCGCTTACGAAACGGCCACATCCAGAAGTAGCTGGGGCCTACGAAGTTGTCGACCATCTGCTGCTTTGCCTCGGGCCTACGTACAAGGTCAGCCCCGTTGGGCAGAAGCTCGACCGTAGCCCTTATGGTCTCCTCGTAGGCTTCCATCTCGAAGACGGCGCGAAAATACGCGAGGCCGCCTGGTAGCGGAAAGAACAAGTACAGGAACGTGAAGATCGGCATCGTGAAGAAACGCTTCTGGCGCATGTGCACACGCTCATGCCGAAGCACTATGGTGCGCACGATGTCAGAGTTGTCCCTCCAGCATTCGGGCACGTACACCACGCAGCCGATGGTGGTGATGTAGTCCGTCTGAAATGTGCGCTGCCGGCCCAGCGTGATGAAGAACAAGAAGCCGGCGATGAACTTCATCAACCAGCTGTCTTCCTTCCACACGATCTTGAACTGCGGAAATTCTTCACGAAGCTCGCACAAGATGTCGCTGTACTCACAACCTGGGCAACTGCTCATTTTGACCTAATGTCCTTGCCAACTTGCTTCAACAAGACATTGACGGCAGCCGGATCGCCTTGCACCTCAGCGAGCTGATCAAGTTGCTTCTGCGTCTCTGCGGAGACTGCGGCGCTACGCCCTGCCTCAATGCCAGAAAGTTGGGCTGCGGCAGCTTGGTCGACTGACTGCTTCTTCTGTGCGGCTTCTTCGTCGAGCTTGGATGCCACTTCGTTGTGGCCCACCAACCCTGGGCTCACGACCGTCACATTGCGCTTGGACGTCGACCGCTCCATCAAGAACAGCAGTACTCCCACAGGAAACAGCAACCACTTCCAGTTGCGCTTCAGCCACCCCCACGCTGCTTTCAACCACAACGTTGCGATCATTCGTCGTCGTCCGCAGCGTTGATCGTGAGCCCCATCTTCTGCTTCACGAGACCCTTGATCGACTGGTACAAGAAGCCGGCAAACCAACCCACGCAGCCTCCGAAGGCAATACGCCCACCCTTGTCGCCAATGCCATCGAAGAAGAATTCACTCTTCATGAGGGGGCTCAGGGCACCTAAAGCCACCGGCATTGCGGCCAAGATCACGGTGTTCCACCAGCGGGCAGCCGGCGTAAGGTAGGTCACCTTCGGGCTGTTCTCATCATGCTGCTTCTTCAGAGAAGGCCAGATGTTCTCAACGACACGACGGATGAAGAAGACCACTACGAATACGATGACCGCCAACACATAGGTGCCTGGTCGCGTCAGTAGTGCGATGATGTCGAGGTCTTGTTGAACCTGTTCCATGCTAGCTCCTTACATAGAATAGTCGGTGCGCGTCGCCAACCACGCGGTGCCTACGAACGGCGTCGAAAACGTGATGTAGGTGAACTGGTAGCTGACCACGACGGTCTCGGAGACGATGGCGCCTACGTTTAGCGGCAGCACACCATCGGAGTCTGAGAACACAAAAGTACCTGGCCAGGTCATGCTCACTGCCGGCGTACCCGACGGAATGATGATGTCCAACCGGAACTTGTCACCGGGCTCGGCGATGTAACCCTTTGTTGTATCGATTGCGAACGTGATCGGAGACGGATTCGTTGTCCAATTCGTAGTCGGACGAATGATGACGTGACCACCCGTCAGCGGGTCCCAAGATACGGAACCACCGCCGTTGGCGACAGTGAAGGTCTGCACCACCGTGCTGTTCATGCTCAACCGCTGCTTGCCGCCTGCGGTGACGATGCCACCGTCGCCGTACAAGAAACCCTTGTAGGACAGCGTGCCGTCCAAATCGAAGCCGCCCCAAGCCATGGCCTGCAGTACGAACTGATTGGTGATGCCTAGGTCTCTACGCGATAGTGCCGACATAAATGCGGCGTAGGGCACAATGGCGTTGGCGTCGTAGGCGCTATGCAGAGCACCAGGGGCTGCGACGAAGAAGTGTGGCGTTCCTTGGTTATCGGTAGCGGCACGATGAGTACCGCCGATCGATACCGTCGGCTGCAGCCAACGCAGGCGCACCGAGGCTGATGCACCAGACGGTCCGATTGGAGGATTGGCGCCAGTAAGCGCTTTCACCGTTACGCGGGTCGTGCTCAAAATAGAGTCGACGCGGTATGTACCGACGACCTGCCCCGTCGCATTGTTCGTTACCTCGATAAGATCGGAACGACGCAAACCAGTGCGGTTGCTGCCGTCTTTAACGAAGTCAGAGCCGCCTACCTGCAGCGTACGCCGGCTAGTAGAGTCAGTCAGCGCGTCCGGGTTTGCTGTCGCCACTGCGGCGGGGTTGATGCGCGTGAAAGAGTTACCGCCACCAATGCTGTTAGCAATAACCTGGCGCGGAATCATGTCGAGGAGCAACGGACCCGTTACATGCCCGGATGCCACTTCATTGGCGTCGGATGTGTTGTGGTAGGGCGATTCCTGCACGATGCCGACGTCGCCGCCGCGTGTCAGGTCGTAAGTGGTGCCACTCACCGGCGACACGCGCTTGAGGCGCATCATCGCAAAAATCGGATCCGGGTACTTGTCGACGCCTACCGTGCCGACAGTGTCGAGCAAGTACGTGGGTCCTCGGAACTCCACGGCGCCGCCGTCGCGAACGATGAAGCCGCCGTTTCCGGGCGTGTCCACAGCCAGGGCCGGAGCGCTGGTCGAAGCCAAGCGGTAGCGCCCGTCGAGACCGGTGAGCGCCAACGACGCGATGGTCGCCGTCCAGGGATCGTTCCAGGTGGTGCCTGAGACGTTGTGCAGGTCACGCAGCACGCGCTCGACCTCACCCGACACCTCTTGGGCACCGCGAATCTTGATGTTCGTGAAAGCGTCTTTGGGCAAGCTCGCCAAGTTGGTGCGCTCGCCGTAGTAGACGCGGTACGTCGTACCTGTCGGTATGGCCACGTTGAGGGCTACTGTCGGCGCTGTGAAGAAGCCCGAGCTCTGCGTACCCACCACGTTGTTAAGTGCGCCATCGTGAATGAGGGAGGCCTTCACCGTCACGCCGGCGCTGGTGATGATCTCGTTGTCGTTGTTGTCGAGAATGCTGACGAGCAGGTCACGATTCGCCTGGTTGTTGGCGATGCCGAATTCACCCACGAAGATCTGCCCCGACAATACGATGGAGCTCACCGGCGCGCCGGCGGTCACATCCGCTGTACGCGAGGTGATCGCGATGTCCCGGTGCAGCAGGTTGTCCAAGAAGTCGGTGTTCTCGGACAGTGCTTTGAATCCGCGGTTGGCATCTGCAGAAGTAGCATCTTCACCGAACGCAACAAAGTACGTGCCTTGGTTGGGGCCCGATCCCTTCTTGCTGTCTGCAAAAGCATCGGAGCCCGGATCGCCATTGAGCGACGGGCTGTTGATGTAATCGTAGCCGCCGGGAAGGCCGCCGTAATAGGTGGGTACTACTAGTCGATGAAACGCCATGGATTCAGAACCTCACCGTCCACTCGACCTCGAGCTCGAGAGCGCCGGTCTTGGAAATCGTGTCGAACGTGTCGTAAGCAACGCCCGTGTTGAAGGGCTGGCCGATCGGATTCGCAGCGGAGGTGAATAGCATCACCTCACTGAGCGGCACGGTCGTAAACGACGAGTAGCTCACTTCCGTCTGCGTGAAGAGCCGACGGAAGGTGACCTGCGTCGCCGTGTTGTGAATTGGAGGGGCCTGGATGGTACCGAGCCAGACGTCGGCCGGGTTGTATGGGTCGGTCGGCCCCGTTGTAGAGCCAGAGACGCGTACCGGGCGCTCGAGTGTCGTCACCGAGGGGTCGGTGTCTGTCTGCAGGTTCGTACCTGGATAAGCCACCGACATGGGTGCGACATTGGCTACGCCGGGGGCTACTTGTCGGGTGCCGCCGATGCCGAAGCCCATGTACTTGATGCGGTCGTTGCGCTCAGGCGTGTCCGGCCCATACGAGACGAGCGCAATGAGCGACGCCAAGTACTCGCGACCGAGGTCGATCCAGATGTTGTGGCCGTCGCGGCGTTGAACCACCTTACCCCGCTCCCTTGCGGTAATACGGAGGTTGTTCTTGACCTCGACTGTCTCTTGGAACCTCATCCTACTTCTCGCGATTCTACCATGAAGGTTAGGCCACTTTGATGAAGCAGTAGTCACCGGCCGGGATGCCGGTGTCGTACTGAAACGCAATGGCCGTTTGGAAAAGGGTGATGGACACGTAGGGCCACGTCGGCGTACGCGCGCCGCCGCTCGCGGGCCGAATGCGGCACTCGATGGTATTGCCAGAAGTAACCGCCAGCACGGCGGCTACTTGCAAGATTACGCCAGAGGGCGTGACGGTGACTGGCACCACGAGAGAATCGACACCGTTTTTCTCGATGACAATTTCATAGTCGCCTAGGTTGCCGGCACCCAAAGTACCGCTCACAACAAGGCGTAGTTGCTCGATCGAGCCGGTCACAGTCACGTTGGAGACGCCAGGTAGGCTAAGCCCTGCCGGGCCTGCCGGGACCGACACCACGCCTGTTGTCGTGAAGTGGTGTGACGGGGAATTCACCGCGTCGAACTCGAAACCACCGTCGAAGGGCACCACACCGCCTGGATGGGTGAGGCAATACGAAAAGGCGACTTCATCCTCCGGGCACAGGTAATTCTTGTCGAAGCCCCATGTCACAGCTTGCGACGTAGGATACGTAGGACCGGAGGTGCTGGGATCGAAGTCTGCGTCGTAGCGGTTGCGCGAGCCGCCACCAGCCGCGCGATAGTCGTCCCACATCGTCGACTCGCCTTTGGTGCCGTTGAAGCATGCGCCGTCATTCAAGACGAGGGTTGCCGCGTATGAGATTTCATCAGTGACGCTCACCTCCGTATCACCAACCTGTGCTCGCACAACGAAGAGCGGGTAGGTATAGTTCGGCTTCACGCGCAAGGTGAAATCACGCACGAACATCAGCGCGCTCAAATTGAACGCAGCGCTGTCGACACGCACCATGAACTTGTGGAACTTCTCGACCTCGAAGAAGACACCCTGATTCAAGATGCCCTGAAACCACTTCGGGTCCTTCACGTAGTCGACCACCTCTGCGCCCTGCACGAGCGGCGCGAATTGCTCGACGCTATCGCCGACGGCGTAGGCGACCCCAGTAGCCGGATTGATCTCAAGTGGCAGTGAATTCGGAAAGGAGTACGAGCGCACCACCGCTGTGTTGGCAGAGTCGCGTAGCAGGATACGCCCCTGCGTCGGAGAGAAGTCGGTGCGGATCTCCTCGATGGTGCCAGGTTCTTCGGCGTACGGTAGGCCCAACAAGATTTGCGCACCGACGCGCAGGTTGAACATGGTCGGGCCATTGAGGTACGAGTACCAAAGCCCGCGCACTGCCGATAGATAGTCGAGGTCCGAGTCGAGCTCGGAAAGCTGGTCCAACGTGAACCCAGCGGGGATGCCGAAGTTGGCTTCGATGGTCGGCCGGTTATCGAGATAGGTGGTCTCGGCCCACAAACGGTCGGGCGGGATCTCGCCTTCCCACACATCGCCCGGGTCACCTACTTGCCCGGAAACAAAGCGCAGCGAATTGGCGCCGCGGAACGGTTCGATGAAGAAGTCGACGTTGCGCCGCAGGAGCGAAGCGTCGTTGGTCTCGGCAATCTTCTCCTGCAGCCCAGGCACATCCTGCACCAAATCACCGATGGGCAGATGCGTACGGCGTGTGACGTAGGCCAGCTTTACCGAAGTAGAGTCTGCCGAAAAACTAGCCAACACGAATGAGGTCCCCAGCACACCCATAGTGCCAGGTACCTGCTGGCAAGCGCCGGCTACTGATGCAGGTACCAGGACTATGCCTGTGGTGGTGCTCACCTCGAACACGGCCGTGTCGTTGGCGCTGACCATGCCGTTGTAGAAATCGAGCAGGCGGCTCGACACCTGCATGGGAATACTCCACGCCGTGCCCGGAAGAAGCGGCAGGTCGGTGGCGACGATGACACGTTGGAAGCGGTAGTCATCGGCAGCGTCGTCGATGACACGTATAATTTTGTAAGCTTCCCCGCCCACTACGATGAGGTCACCTTCACTGATCCCAAGCCCGGCGAGCGTATAGTCGACCTTGAACGTGCGCGAGCTCAGACGCTGCCCGTCCGTTCCACTCGGGTAGCTGTTCAGCGTACCGATGGTGAATAGCCCGAGCGTCGTACTGGCGCCGATGGCGAACAAGAACGGGGCGTAGATACGTACCTTGAAAGTACCGCCGGGCACTGTGACCACATCCACCGCATAGCGCGGGTCCTTGGCTTGAAGTACCAACCGGATGCGTGAGGCTATTGCCTGAGGGGTGTAGGGATCTGCAGTTGGAAAAGAAACCCGAATCGGATCATGAACCGGTGACGTAATTTCCAACAGACCATTGCTAATGCCCAAGTTGCCCGACGCAGGGATCGCAGGTGAATTCAGACCGTAGTAGACCGTGCGTAGGGAGGTGAGCTGCGGCAGAGGCTCCGGCAACTTCAAGTCGTAGTGCAACCAGCGGCGTTGGAAGGTGCGCTGAATGTCGCGCAAGCTCTTCGAGTAGTCGACCTGCCAGAGCGTGAGGAGCTCAGCAGCTGCTACTTGAGCCATACCCTCCCACATCGTCTGAATGCGCTCAGGGTCTTCAACGAGCTTCCAGAAGTCGCTCATGTGCTGCCACACGAAGCCGAGGTCTGGAATGATGCCCTTTGGAACCGAGCTCTCGAGCACGTTGATGATGGTCACCGCCGGCGAGCTCAGGTACTGCCCGTCGAACACAACCAGGTCGAAGCGATAGATGCCAGGCACGTCCGGAAAGAACGAGGGTGTGACGGAAGTCGGATTGGTAATTGCGCGCTGACGCAGCAACTTGAAAAAGACGTTCACCAAATTGTCCGCCAGAACGTTGTCGCTGAGCTCGACGTAGAAGCCGGTACCGTCCACGCCGGTGCTGGCAACGGAATAGGCATTGCCGCCGAATAGGAGCACGTCACCAACCTGAATCGGGTCGTCGACATCCAGGCTGCCCAGTTGCGCCGAGTAGAACTTGAAGGCCGTGCCATCCGGAACGGGCTGCGGAACAGTGAACCCGTCGCTTCCTTCGAACGAGTACGCGCTCGAGATAGGAGCGTCGATCAAGCGCCAGCTGTACGTGATGTTGCCGCCTTCTGGGTCAAAGCTGGCCGAGCCATCTAGTAGGCCCAACGTGCAGGTACGCATCGACTGGTCACGCCCAGCGTCGGCACGCGGCGGGATGTTCGGCATGACCAAGCCCGTGCCCATGCACAGTTGGTCAAATAGAACGGAAGTTGCGCGAGAAGCAGTGCCCCGCACGCTAACTCGAGCTCCGTCACCAACAGACGGTCCGGTAGGAATCGAAGGCAGGATGGCGATGAGCTGGTGGCCGGTGTAAGGCAGGTCCGCGCTCTTCGTTGCGAAGATGTACGTGGTCGAAGTGCTGGCGTCGACAGCGATACGAAAGGTGTATTGAATGCCCTCTTGAATGAGGCTGGCTGTACCCGGGATGATTTGCAGCGGGCCGTTCAGGATGAGGTCACCGCCACCGCTAAGACGCACCGCTCCTGTGTAGGCAAGACCTGACTGTGAGACGAAGAGACCGCCCGATACCCCACTCTGATCTTGGCAGCCAAAGTAGACGTGTGCGTGCACCAAGTCGGCGAGGTCGGGAGGCAGGCTCGAAAATGTGGCGATGCACTGCAGAGTGAATGAGGCAGGCACGGCAGACGACACAACCAGCAAAGCGTCGTCCGTAGGATCGCTGCCGCCACTCTTGGCACGAAGGTCGTCCCCCTCGATGCTAAACTGGCTACCCGCATCCACCACCGTCACGCTTGGCGACAACAGGATCTGGCCCATCGACGTGGCGTCGTCGAAGAAGCAGAACAAGTCGAAGCCGACAGGAGGATCTGGCGGTGGCGTGAAGCTCTGCGGTAGCAGAAATCCACCCCACGGTGTGAAGCCCCAGCCAGTACCCCAACCACCGCTCATGTAGCACCCCGCAGGCAGTAAGAAAACAGGTCGCGGCGCATGGTCGGAACCCTATTATAGGCCAAGGCGGTTGGGCAACCGCCGAACGACCACGCGCCGCGTGTGGGCTCAGCCGTCGCTGGCTTGTACTGCCTTAGGCTCGGGCCACTGCCATGCGTCTGGGAGGTGTCCCCAATGGTGCTTCGCTGGCTCGAGCGAGTACGGCACATTCGTCTTGGAGTGGTACTGGCCTTCGATGTCGCCGAAGAACACGCGCAGGTCCAGCCGCGGCGGCTCGGACTTCTTGTCCTTCTCGACGGGGTAGACCTTCTCGACCAAGGCCGGGAAGGGCCCTCGGTAAGGGTTACCCTCGGCGTAATAGACGACCTTCGCGTCTTTCTCCAAAGTCGGTGTCTTCGGCATCTGCGTCACCTTTCAGTTTGCGGGGGCTTCGTCTGCTTTCGGAGCTTCTGGCGTCGGCGTCGACTCGTCGGGTGCCATACTTTTCGTAGGAGATGGCACCACCTCCGCTGCCTCCAAGATGGCGTCGATGTGAGGCAAGTACATGCGCTTCGGCACGATCTGATCCGTCGGGATGCCATTCCGGAAAATTTGATTCGAAGGCATCTGGAACTGCTCACTGTTCACGTACGACTGCACTAACTCGCAGAGCTCCGTAGGCCACGCCACAATGGCAGCTGGATCTCTCTCTGCCTTCTCGACTGCGTCGATGAGCTTACCGCCCTTACGAGCGCCAGACACGCTGGCGAATTGTGGCATGCGGTCGATGATGTGCTCGACCGTCATCTTAAACGACCACCCGAAGTTCAAAGGCTCGGGGATCTTGAAGTACAGTGTATCGCTCTTCTTTGACATGAGACTCCTGCTTGGGGGCTGGGGCGCCCTTACAGCTATGAGTACCTTGTAGATGAACTTCCTTCAAGCCCCAGGGTGATTGTAGGGGCTCACCTTCACGTTACGGCCGATTTTCACGTTACGGCCGAAGCGTACCGGCGCCGCCTGGTCAGGTACTACTGTCGTCTCCATCGGCATGTAGCCGAGCTCTACTTGCTCACCATCCCGTAGAAATTCAACGTTACGTAGGTTGACCGAAATCTCCATGGCTTACCTTTTGATGAAATCGAGTGAGCCAGCCACTAAGTACGTGCTGGTTATGTTGGTACAATGAAGCACAACTATACAAGCGTCGGATTGTATCGGCTCGAAGAAGCAACCTAGGTGCTTCACCATGTCGTAGGGCATCCCCTCGTCGTTGAGTTCGAACCACGGCAGTGCGGCTAGCGGCCTGAACAAAGTAACGCCAAACGCCCCCGCGGTGCCTGTGGAGGCAGCAAGCGTAACGCTCTCCACTGACCGCACGCCGACGTCGCCGGCTTGTAGGGGCACTAGCTGCACTTGAGAAGCTTGCCGATCATTTGTTCCGCCAAACGTCACGGCGGGGCTAGTGCGGCCGGCCACTCCTGCGCTGTTGGTATAGCTCACCGTTGCAGTAGTGGCTGTTGTACCAACCGCCGTCGTGATCTCTAGCGAGGCCATCACGCCGACGCCGCTGGTGTAGCGAGTCAACGCGGCTGTCGGAAGGTTCGTCGTCTGCGCCGTCGTAACCGTGCCGCTCAATCCACCTTGGTGACTCAAACGATCGGCGATGATGAACGAACCACCACCACCTCTTCCTATAGCAATAGTCTTGATCCAAGCCGTCAACCCGGGCGGCCAGCCCAACAAGCTGCCTAACGTTGAAGCATCAGGCGCCGCAGCTGTTGTCGGTGCTGCTGCATTGAAAGGACTACTAGTCCATCTTGAGTAGAGACGGGCCGATGTAGTCGTAAGCGCCGCCTTGAGGTATGACGCGCGCGCGTACGGCTTTGCACTCTTGAACGCAGCATAGGTTGCGATGGCCATGTCACGGCGCCTTGATCAATTCGATCGTGGAGGAGTTTAGCCAAAGGGCTGTCGTGTGCGAACAGTGCATGACAGCGAGGCAAGCGTCTTGCTGAACCTTTTCGAAAAAGCAGCCAAGGTCCCGTACCATGTCTAGCCGTGGCGACGAGCAGATGTCCGGAGACGTAACTGCCAACAGTGGTTTCCACAATGTGATGCCACTTACGCCAACAGTACCTGTAGTACCAGCGAAGGTTGCGCTCTCCACCGAACGCACGCCCACATCGCCAGCTTGTAAGGGCAGGGGGATGACCATGTTACCGGTACGATCATTTGTTCCACCAACCGTCACGGCGGGGCTAGTACGACCAGCTGCGCCCGCGCTGTTGGTATAACTCACCGTAAGCGTGGTGGCAGTCGTACCAATCGAACCGTAGATGTCGTACATCATCAGCACGCCGACGCCGCTGGTGTAGCGAGTCAACGCGGGCGTCGGCAAATTTGTCGTTTGCGTCGTCGTAACTGTTGCGTCGAGCCCTACCGTCTGCACCAACCGATCGTAAACAAGTACAACACCACCTGCGGCGTGGCTCCCAATGTACCTCGAGATGTAGGTGGCAAGTCCAGTAGGCGTGCCTCTCAAGACGCCAGCGTTCGAGGCATCGAGAGCGCCCGTAGTAGAAACGCCTGCAAACGGAGCTAACGCCCAGCGATCCCACACACGGCCGGCTATTGTCGTTATGTTGTTCTTCCCTAGCGAAACGCGTGCGTACGGTTTTGCACTTCGGTAGGCAGCGTAGGTAGTAATGGCCATGGCTCAGCGCTCCACGCTGCCGTAGCTGCCTCGAACGAAGTTGATGGTTGAACCTGTTGGAATGCAGAGAATGCTCAGGCAGGCATCAGTAAGCAGCTCGATGTCCTCAGTCGCCATCCATCGACAGCTTGAACCGAAGCCGCTGGCGTCGACGGTTCCTACATCTACTTCCACAAGCGGTCGCAAAAGAGTAACGCCCCAATTCCCAACGGTGCCGGTGGTTGCCGTGAGCTTGGCGTCGACGAGCTGTGTGACACTGTTGGCACCCGTTGCCGTGTTGTACGGGATGATCGCGCAGTTACCAGCGAACCGACAGTTGGCGCCTCCTATAGCAGCGGCACCACTAGCCCTCGACGTGCCGCCGGAGTCCAAGTAGTTGCAGGAAACGGTCGTCACCGTCGCGCCGATCGAAGAGTAAACCTCAGCGACCATGATTGTGCCTTCGCTGGCAGAACCAGTGTAGCGGGTGACAGCTCCGTTGATGGTGTTGGTAGCAGTACTCGTACCACTGAAACCACTGATGTCACCTAGTCGATCGCAGAGCAAGATTCGCATCGCAGACCAAGCCGAGCCGAACATGGAGCGAAGCCAGCGCTGGCGCCCTGCCCCAGGATTAGTCATGCGGAACGCGCCATCAGTGGCGCGCGTTGGGTTCCTCCACGTACCGCCGGGGGCCGCCCCGGGGCCAGGTAGGCCGTCGTGCGCCCAGAGCGACTGCGCTACAGCTACCTGCCACGTAACTGCAGCGCCGCCAATGGTCGGGTATTTCCACCAGTGAAACTCCTCGGGTGTGCCGCCGTTGCCTCCAGTGAAGCGGTTCACCAGTTCACTAACACTTGCGATGCTGGTCATGCTTCCACCATGGCAAAGCCCATACCGAATCTATTCACAGCTACGGTGTGGGGAATGATCATCAAGGCCAAACATGCGCCCGCTTTGATCTCGGGCATCGACTCGAGGTAAGTGCGGATACCGCCGCCGCCGACCTGCGCAACGTTGAGCATCGCTAGCGGCCGCACGATGGTGATGCCGAAATCTCCGGCCGTGCCGGTGGTAGCGGCGAGCGTCACATCAGTCACGCTGCGCACGCCCGAGTCGCCGGCTGCAAGCGCGATGGGGAACATGCGGCACTGCTCGGCGAATGCGGCGCCGCCGATGACGGTCGTCGCGGCAGGGGACGCCGCGGCGTTACCGTCCTGATCGACATAGTTCATCGAGATTGTGGTCGCGGTCGCGCCAAGAGGTGAGTAAATCTCGACCCATGCTTGGTTGTTCCACGCCTCGGCGCCCGTGTAGCGCGTGATAGCGCCGCCCACCGTCTGCGCTGTAGTGACCGTACCGCTGAGCCCACTGATGTGCAGCAGCCGGTCGTAGAGCAGCACCGAGCACTGCGCGTTGGTCAGCCAATTGACCATCGCATGCAGCCACTTCTGCCGCCCGCCCGTAGGGTCCACTTGCCTGAGCCCACCCGCCGTTGTGTTGTCAGGCACAGCCGCAGTACCGCCCGGCGCAACGCCGGCGCTCGGCTGACCGTCGAACGTCCACAATGAGTAGTCGCGATTCTGCAAGAACGTGATGGCAGTTCCTGCAACGCGGTCCCACTTGTGCATCCAGATACGATCGCCGGCGACAGCACCTCCATCTGTGGTCAGGTTGATCAATGAATCCAGGTCGGCAATTGCACCCACTGGTCGTCTCCTTCTACTTCGCCAGGTTCGCGGGCAGTGATCTTGGTAGGTTCATGACGAGACCCATGCCCGCCTAGTCTACACACAACCACGGGCCAGTGCCTCAAACACTTCGAGGTCCGTAGGCGCAGGTACATGCCGCAAGGGAAGTAGCCCCTCCCTCGAACAAGCCTCGAAAGGCTGCTGCCCGTAGAAGTCAGCAGCACCAAATCCAAAGCGGATGATCACCTGGGCGCCTGGTATGGCGCGGTCTCGTCGATTCCCACGGCGGTCGTAGCAGTAATGAAAAGGAGATCCTGACCACAAGCGGGCCCCTCGGGCACGCATAGCGGCGCACCAACCAACGTCGTCGTCAGGGCGCGTAGGAAACTCAACTACGTCAGTGGACGCACCTGCAAGGCTCCCCCCGGTTAAACTGAAAGAGTCGGCCCAGCAGTGCTCCTTGCCTTTGGAGAAACGCCACAGACCATCGTCGAACATCACAAAAGACCAAGGCTTACCTACGGCAACTGCCCCTGAGGAGCTGAGAGCGTGCTCTACATCCGAAAGATAGTCGGCGCCGTAATAGTCGTCGTCATCGAACATGGCCCACGCGCCGCCACCGTTGGCACGCAGCCAAGTTAGGCCTGCGTTTCTAGCAGCGGCTTGGTGAGCAACTGCGCTCGATACGACAGTAACACCCTCCCTTGCGGCAAAGCTACCTAGTGCGGCTCCGTTCTCCACCACTACAAGATGATGCTTTACCTTCTGCCGAACTGAGTTCGCAAGTAGGTTGGCGGCGAACTCAGGGCGTGCATGCGGCGCTATCACCGTGATCATGCGTCGGTATCGCCGTCCACCGATATTACGGCAAAGCAGATCATGTCACGCGTGCTCGCGTCTGCAGTCAACCGAAGCACGTTGGTAGTTACATCCAGACCCCACAACGGCCCTTCGTTGACCGTGTTGTCCACAGCACCAATCAGTGCAACAAAACTTCCACTTCTGATTGCGGAGAAACCAGAGGCGCTTAGGACAACGCTGGCCCTTGCTTCCAGCACGTAGGTGTAGTTACTACCAGCGGATTCGCGTGCAATAGCTTTGATGGTGATCAGCGCAACACCAGCGGCGAATGCAGCGGCACTGATGTCCGACGCCGAAAGAGTCACGACGACAGAAACACCAGCCGCTACCGTGACCGTTTGACTGCCCTGCTTTGAAATGCCAACGAGCTTTCTCGCACGTGAAGTGCCACTGCCGTGCGCGACGATGGTGGTCTCAACGCCGCCTTCACTCATTGACGCAAAACCCAAAGTCGACGAGTTGTAAAGGATGGAGCCTCCGGCAGGCTTAGCCGTAGGAGCAGTAGTAGCGTCAGCCCAGAAAGCCACCTTGTCCCCAGTACCGGCTTGCATCTGCGTCGTCGAGATGTTGGAGCCCAGTAGGATAGAAAGGATTTCGCGGTTGGTGGCTAACACCGCGATCTCCAAATAGGCGCTGCCATCACCCACAGATACGCTCGCGCCCAGCAGCTCCGTGCTGTAAACAGAGTTGCCAAATGTAAGTAGGTCGTTGGAAGTAACACCCCAGCGAATGAGACCAGCGTTGGTGGCGTTCAAAGAATCGCGACCAGTGAGCACGGTCGCGCCGTGGTACATGCGCAGGTTGCCTGAGGTAGGCAGCGGATTGACGCCTGGCATGGAAAGAAAGATGTCCGAGCCAATACGTAGTAGGAAATCTCCACGTGCAGTCGAAGTCCCGCCAGTACCAGAACGGATGTCCATCCCGCCGCCGGTGCCGTTTGTACTGTTGCCAGCACGGATAGCTACGGGCCCGCCGATAGTAGCTCCCGTGCCCGTTACATCCTGCCCAATGAGGGACAGGGTCTTGCCCGTGACAGCAGCGGTGCTGTCGAGCTCGTACTGAATCGTACCGCTCGCGACTGCTACGTCGAAGCGAACTGTCGCAAGACGCCACTCGAAAACGGTGTCGGTGACCTGCACACGGTCGGTGCCTGCTGGGCGTAGTAGAACGTTCTGCGCGTTGAGCAAAACCGAACAATCGGAGCTGTTGCCCAAAATGATCTGATCGGTCGACCCCGTCGTAAGCATATCGAGATCAGCCGTATTCGCGTTGTTGCGACCTCGAATGATCCCGCCGTTGGAGAGACGAATATTACCCGCTGAGGCGGGGTTGGTACCAATGCTGAGCGCGGTTGGAAGGGTCACCAGATTGGTGGCGACCGTCAATTGCGCAACAGAGGCGATCGAAACAGTGACCGGACCAGTTGTGGCGCCTACGGCAATGGTGTCGCCGTTGAGTACGGTAGCTACTCCAGTAGCTGTGCTCCCTAGCACCAGCGTGTTGGCGGTGTTGCCCCACTGAATGATCGAACGGTTCAGAGTACCGCCCGAATCGAACCCGTTCATCGTGAAGCCGTGGGGCACACGAAAGTTACCGGAGCTGGCTGGCGTAGTACCAAGCAGCAGACTGCCGGTTGTAATGATGTTCTGCGCAACGAAGTTCGGCACCACAAAGGAGCCAGCTAGCTGATTCGAAACGGCGTCGGTGTCTGACAGATCGATGGCACCCCAACCCACTACGCCGGCGAGTCGGCGAAGGATCTGCCCATCCGCCGTAGAAGAGATGTCGGCGTAAGGGCCGCCCGTGGCTGCCGAACGACCGATCACTGAAGCAGCGGTACCGTTTGCGAGCTTGGCAAGCGTCACGCTGCTGTTGCTCAAGCCACCGGTGGCAATGGTGCTGAAGACCAGAGCGGTACCTGCGCTGTTCACTACCAATACTTGATCGGCCGCGCCGGTGATGGCAGCCATCGCACCAGCCGTCGAGGCGCTGCGCCCGAGCACCGAAAGACCTGCTAGATTCGCCAGATTGGCAAATGGGAGCAAACCCGTTACCGCATCCGCATCCGCAAGGTCTACGGCACCCCACGCAGGCACGTTGCCCGTCGTATTGATGAGCACCTGACCAACAGCAGTGCCTCCTGCGATAGAACCAGCGGCTACCGTCGCCCACGTGAGGGCACCTGCAACCCGCTGCAAAATCTGCCCATCCGCTGTAGCTGCGATGGAAGCTTGCACACCAACGGTGCCCGCAGCTCTTCCGAACACGGAAGTAGCACTGCCGTCTGCAATGTTGCTGAACGGAAGAAGGCCTGATACCGCATCCGTGTCGGCTAGATCTATGGCGCCGAACGCGATGACACCAGCGGCCCCGCGTCGCAAAACCTGACCATCGGCAGTGGATGCGATGTCGGCGTAGGCACCAATAGTTGCAGCTGAGCGCCCTAGAACGGAGGACGCTGTCGCGTTGGCAAGTTTGGCGAGAGTAACCGCACTGTTGGCAAGGCCAGCTGTCTGCACTTGCCCGAAAGCGAGCGAAGTACCTGCCGTGTTTACAGCTAGTACTTGGTCAGCGGTGCCGGTGATCGCGGCCATTACACCGAGCGTTGCGGCAGCACGTCCCAGCACCGAGAGGCCGGTGAGGCTAGCCAAATTGGCTAGTGGCAGGAGGCCGGTAACTGCGTCAGTGTCAGCTAGGTCGACAGCTCCGAAAGCAAGAGCCCCTCCTGCACGCCGCAAAACCTGACCGTCAGCAGAACTAGCAATTGACGCCATAACGCCGATGCTGTTTGCACTACGACCAAACAACGAAGCAGCCGAACCGTTCGCGATGTTCGCAAACGGCAGCAGACCTGTGACCTTAGTCGTGGACAGATCGACGGCGCCGACTGCGAGCTCATTCCCAGTGATACCGCCAGTCGAAACCTTCAGTCCAGAAACAGAGGACGACAGCGTTGCGCCGTCGTGCATGATGCTGAGGACGTTGCCGACCTTCTGAAGACCATTGCCTGCCGAGATAGTGCTCGAACCGAAGTCCTGCACCGTTAGGTTGTTGGTACCAACGACGGCTGAACCCGTGTCGCTGGTAACGAGGAATTCACGATCGGCGAACGTACCCTCTTCGACGATGAAGTAGGCACCCGACACATCCATGCCGGTGTTGAAGTCGCTAGGTCGCGTCCAAGCACCGGCATGAGCTACCCAGATGCCATTTTCTTTGGGGTCGGTCTGCCCGCCCAAGCCAGTGCGGTCTCCGTCGTTGAGGCTACCGAGACCACCAAACGCGCCGAGACCGCTGAGTGTGACGTTGGTGTTCGAATAAGCACGAACGTTACCCTTCGGGTCGAGCCCATTGATGAGCGATTGGACCTGCCCCAGGTTCACCGCATCGCTAGCAGCCACGCCGTTGGCGAGCGAGGTGATCTTGAAACCACCCATGCTCTGACTGCCGGTAAAGGCAACCGTGCCATCCTTCTTGATGAAGGCGCCGAGGGAGAGGCCGCTGTCCTTGATCGAGGTACCAGACGTGCCGTTCCATGTCACGATGTTGTCAGCGACAACAGCCGCTCCGGGACCACTTACGTCACCTGCACCGCCACCGCTCGGCGGCGCGCCTGCCCAACGACCGCTAACCACGGTGAGCACGTCACCAGGATTGGAGGGAGCTGGCGGCATGTGCTTCGCCAGCAATTCGCTCAATAAGCCGTCGAGGCCGGTACCGTGCCAACCGAAGTCCTGCCCATCGAAGTTCATCTCGTTGGGCTTGGCAGTCGGGTCGCCCGTGCGCGGGTCAGGCAGTGGCAGCGGCCAGACCATGGAGGGTGGTACGAGTGCGCCGTTGAGCTCACGAACCGAGAAATTGCGGATGTCGATGCTGGTCGGATCGCCAGCCCGATTGGGGACATCCCACACCTTCAAGACGATGCGAAAACTACGGCGTACGTCGGGCGTGAAGCTAGCCGCCGGCGTGGAGCTGGCGTTGTTGAAAGCGAGCGTGGCGATGGCGACCGCGCTCGTGGGGTCCGCGTACGCAACGTCGATTTGCCACGACTGGACGCCGCTGTTGTTGACGTTCGAGATGTTGACGGCGGTGCTCAAAACACCGACGAGCGCGCGTCCATCCCCACCAACAGTGACGCCCTGTGTGAACTTCAAAAGCGCGCTTGCGGGCATTTTTCTCCAGTGCCGAGTATATCAACCTGCTCCCAGCATCCCCAAAGCTGGACCGTTGCGTCAGAGGCCGGCCGCACGTACGCTTGACACCGTGAGCAAAGGCATTCCGGTGCACTTCCAGCTGTTAGATCCCGAAGTCGCTCGCAAAGCAGTGGAGGGGCACGAGGACATCCTCGCCGGCGAGACCAAGAAAGCCGAGGCGCTCTATCGCCAGCACAAGCGTTGCCCCAACGGCTGCGGCGACACGATGGAGAAAAGCCACGGCGGTATTGAGTTTGCCTTCTCCGACAAGAGCTGGCTCATCCCCCGCTGCTTGATGAAGTGCCACGCATGTGGTTGCTGTCTCAACCCGTTCGACGGGATGCTTGTCGAACCTGGCAACAAGGACGTGGCCAAGATCGGTCACATCCCTATCCTCAACCCGAACGACGGTTGATGTTCAGCACATCGGCCACGAAGGCAGCTAGGCGGCCTGTGTTGAGCGCATTTTGCGAGCGCTGCGCCTGTACTGTGCGGTCGTAGTTGTGCACGATGGCAATGAGGTCGACCGGGTTCACGACACTGGTGGCTCCACGCTGGTACGCGATGCCGTTCAAGTCACTCACTTCGAGGAAGTCGGAGGGGAAGAGGCTACGGATGTAGTTCTCCATGTCCGTTGTCACGAGCGCAGCACTTGAGCCACCCACGTACTCGAAATCGAAGCGCACGAAGTGCGGGATGAGGTGGCGCGCCAATGGGTTCGAGCAGACCACGCGCTCGGTTTCGCCGAGCATGAAGCTCTGCACATCCGAAACGATGGTCGCGCGCTCGTACGTCACCTCGATGTTCTGCCCGGTGATCTGCGTTGCATTGGCCGGACTGTCGGCAGTCCCGACTTCCAGAATGGAGCGCGAGATGTGCAACGTCGGCTTCTCGGTCATCGAGAAGGTGAGGTTCGGGTTGTCGTTCGACAGGTAGTAGCCGTCGCTGCGATAGCCCTCGGCAGTTAGCTGCTGATCGCTCGAGATGTTGAAGTGGTCACCCGTACCCTCACTCACTAGCTCGACGTCGAAGTAGTAGAGCCCGGCCTCGGCCGTGTTGGCACTCATCTGCGTAGAGCTGATGCGCTGCGTGGAAGGACGGCGGATCTCGAATCCCTCTTGCTGTTCGAGCGCAGGCATAGAAGCAGGAAAGGGTTTGTCAGAACTAATCGTGAGCGTGGTCGTCGACACGAAAATGATGGAGTAGGTGCCAGCATGTGCCGCTGTGTTGTTGGTGTCGGTCGCCGTGTTCAGTCCGAGCAGCGTGTTGGCCGAACCTGTAGAGCGCACGATGATGGACACATCGCTCTCGAATTCGATCTGGTTCGAGCCATTGATGCGCGCGATGGTCTTGCCGACAGCGCTGTTGATTTGAGCGGCCACGCCCGCCCGACTCACGTCGGTGGGGAAGCCCATGAGGTCGCTGGCCAAGATCACCGTCTGGTCGGCACCACCGTCGAGGCTGAGCACCACCGACTTGAGCGCCAAGTTCACAACGGGGTCGGCCAGAGCGACGGTGCCTGCAATCGGCACGTACTTGATGACCAGCTCGTCGCCAGGGACGATGCCGCTTAGGATGAAGTCCTGCGAGATGGAGCTGAACGTGGTGCCGCCGCCCGTGCTTTGCCCGTCCTTAGGCAAGACCGTCGACGGCGCCGCCGGGATCTTCAAAGAGTCCAGCGTGGGGTCTGGGAAGTAACGGACGAGCGAGCCGTCGGCCAACGTCGCCGAGAAGAACGAGGTGCGGTTGAATTCGATGCTGGTGGGCTCGAGGAAGTAGCAGCGCGCGCTGCCAATAGAACGGGCGCCGACCTGCAGGTGCCGACGCACTTCCGGAGCGAACGAGGCCAGCTCATCGCGGATGGGCACAGCGCCAGACAGCAGTGCGGTGTTGGCCGAGTCGCCGAAGAACGTCGAGCCAAAGTGTAGGTTGCCGTAGAAGCCGATTTGGTTGCCGTCGAGAGCTTGCGCGACGTCCAGGTCGTCCTGATTGATGGCCGGCGACACGCTGCTCCAGCCGCCCAGGCCGTCGACCGCCGCCGATCGGATGTCCGAGCTCGTACGGGCTTGGGTGTCGCCGAAGAGCCCAGTCATCGCCGTACCGCTGAGCACGCGCGTGAGCGGGTCGAGAGGTACGATACCCACACGGTCGCCGGCGGCGTCCGGCACCACCACCGCCAGTACGGTGTTCGGTCCTAGGAAACCTGACGCGGCCGCGTTGATTTCGGCCACCGCTTGAGCAGCTGTCTTGTTGCCGGCCGTAAACGCAAACGACACCGTCGGGTAACCAGTGATGTGGCTGTCAAACGTGATGTTGAGCGTGAGTCCGCCGATGATGAAGTTCCCGAGCGGCGTAGGCTGAGAGACGATTCCCAAAACAGCATCTGTCACATCGACCTTCACTCCACGCCCAGGGTTCTCGAAGGCGCGGCTCTGAATGTCGACAGGTCGCGCGTACGGAATGGTCGAGCCCACCGGCTGGCCCGAGGTGTCGAGCAGCTCGATCTTCGTGATGCGCACGAGCGGCAGCTGGATGCCGCCGGTCGTGTTGGGCTTGAAGATGCTGTAGTTGAGCCCACTCGCCGAAGCAGTCAGGTCGCGGTCGACCTGCACCGAATTGAAAGCAGGCAGCGCCTTCACCGTGAAATCGCCAGCATCGAGGCCGTCGAAGATGCGCACGGTGTCGCCAACGCTCACGCCGAGCGCAGAGAAGTCCACGCTGCCTGCCGTCGAAAGCACATCGGTGTGCTGCACCGACTGCAGGTCGGCGCCAGAAACGCGCGTGTCTTTGGGGTCGGTCAAGTCGACGTCGATGATGTCGACCAAGCGCCAGCGGAAGCTGCCAGCGACCACGGGCGTCGCCGTATCGAGCGTGAGGATGGGCGACGATGCCGTCACCTGCAACACGTTCAAGACGCGGTAGTTGCCAGCGTTGGGGCCGTCGAGGATCTGCAGTGTGAAGCCGAACTGTTTGGCCTCGGAGAGCGCAATGTAGGTCTCGTCGTCGATGGCGTACGTGGTGCCGAGCACCAAGTCGTTGAGCGTGACCAGCCCCGCACCCGTGTGCTCGAGGTCGACGCCGCTCGCCGCCGGCGCTGCGTCGGTGAGGTTTTCGATGACCAGAGAGGCTTCATCGAAATCCGAGCCGCGCACGCTGGCGTCGTAGAGCCCGCCGACGTGGACCTCGTTGTCCGGGATCGTGACCGTCCCCTCGGCCGAGTCGGGGAAGAGAATTCCACCTGGGATGGAACTGAGGGTGAGCTCCTCCTTCCGCAGCGACCACGGCCGGCCGGTGTAGAAAGGCGCCAAGACCTGGTCCTCGACCTCCACCGTGTCGGGCGCGAGCACGCGGCTAACGCGTAGATCGCGCACCAGCGGCGGGCCGGCGAAGGCGTGGAAGACGGTCAGGACGAAGCTGCCGGGGCTCAGGGGGTCGACCAGCGCGGTGAAATCGACACCGGCGTCCAGGACCGTGAAGCGACGCGTCGTAGGCCGGCCGGTGCCATCGACGGCCGTGCTGCCCTGCATGCCTCCGGCGAGCACGGCGCCGAGCCCGCCGCCGCGAAGCACGTCGCGCTGCATCTCCGGGTCGCCGAAGCCCACCACGGCCAGGCGCGTGACCTCGGGGAAGGCCTTGGGGATGCGCGCACCGATGCCGCGCAGCGTAACCATGGAACGCTCTGTGAGCTCCTGCTCCGTACGGTCGACGAAATCGACGGCCGTCTCCTCGTCCTGACCGGTGCGGAAGCGGCGCAGGTTGGTGACCTTGGCCGTGCCCTCCAGATTTGCGACGTTGAGGATTTCGTTCGGGCCGATGTTGTATGAGACGCCGGCGGCCTCGGCGATGCAGTTGACGTCGAAGTAGTAGAGGCTGCCCTCCACGTTGAGCAGCATCTCGTCGACGGTGATGTCCTGCTTGCCGTCAGGGAAGTAGTGCAGGCCGGTCTTCGACGTGAAGAAGTTGCTCGGCGTGATGGTCACCGTGCGCGGTTGCGCAAAGTACACGCGAGTGATGCCACGTGCGAAGTCACCACGTTCTCGGTTGCTGAATAGGTTGGCGCCGAGTGCTTCCGCTTCTTCCGTCGTCAGCGTCGTAGGGTCCTTGAACGACAAGCTGCCGCGAATACGGAAGACCTCTCGTACGAAGGGGTCCCAAAGCAGCGTCGCCGGCTTGATGAGCAAGTCGGTGATGGCGTCACCCTCGTCACTGGCGAGCTCGGGGAAGGCTTGCTTGATGCGGTCGTTGAGGAACACGGCCAGGTCGACCGAGAAGGGGTCGGTGCCCAGGCGGCGCAGGATCGGCTGAATTACCTGCGTATCCGCCGGCGAGCCCGGCGTGATGTCCATGTTCTCGTCGAAGGCACGAAAGCGTTCTTGGATGAAGATCTGAAGGTCACGTACGGCCATTTGCTAAACCTCGAGCCTCGCCACCGCAGAGCGCCCCGCCTGCGACACCACTTCGATGGAAGCGATGAGCGCGGTCTCGTTCTTGTTGAAGCCGGCCGAGACCACGCGCGCCGTCAGCATGCGCTCGTCGGGCGGGATGCTCTGGTTGCGGCTCTGAATCTGGATGACCTGGCGTACGGTGTTGTCGACGCTCACGATGAAGTCGCCGACGATGTCCGTGCCGTCTTCGACGCTCACGCTCTGGCCAAGGTGGACGAGCGCTCCACCGCCGAGCTTCGGTGCGAAGATGTCGGTGCCGGGCGTTTGGAAGAGGATGCGCAGGAAGAGCTGCAGCAGACGTAGGATGCCGCGTACCTTGCTGGGCGTACGTCCGATACGGAAGCGGATGACGCTGCGAGGCGTGACGGTGAGCTTCTTGCTCAACACCGAAATCGACGAGATCGTCGAATCCTTTAGCGCCTGCGGCACCTCGGCAATGAGCCGGTTCTTCGTGACGATGATGAACGAAGGTGAGGGCACTTCGTTCATCAGAACTTCATCGACTGAACGGAAGTCGTCGCCGATGACTTCCAGTGTACGCACCGGCAACCCAGGGACAGGGCGAGCCAGGCTCACCTTCACCGTCTCCTGCGGGAACGCGATCTGAAAGTCGACAGCCACAGCTCATCGTACCATTCCGTTGAGGGGCTAAAAAAGAAGAAGCCCCGGTGTGAACGGGGCTTCTCCAGCGTCGCGTGGCGTCAGGGGAACGTGTCTCGTGCACGTTCATCCTTGCCTACGTCGATCCATCCGTCAAGCAGGCATCGAAAGGCCCTTGGAAGCCAGGGCGGCCTGCAGTGCGGGCCAGGTGAACTGGTCCACCTGCCCATCCTGCGCGGACAGCGGCACGATGCCGCTGGTTTGCTCGAGCGTGAGTACCGCCTCGGTCGTCTTCTTGCCGTATTTGCCGTCGTCCTTCGCCGGTCCGAGGTCGTAACCCAACGCCAGCAGCGCGCGCTGCAGCCGCGCCGTGGTGATGCCCGCGGGAATTCCCGTGCGCTCGGTCCACGCCTGCAGGTCGGCCGACATGTCCGGCAGGTTCATGCCGTACAGGTTCTCGAGCACCGGGCGGATGGCCTCGTAGCGGTGCGGGTAGATCGCCACGCCTGGCCCGAACGTCATCTCGCGCAGGATGGCGACAGCCCAGTCCGAGCTCCATGCCGAGATGTGCGGGTTCTGCGTGACAGCCGTCTGCAGCGACTTGTTGGCCCAGGTCGGGTTGTTCGCCGCGAACGACAGGTACGCAGCCATGAGCCCGAGCGCCAGGTCGGTACTGGGCATCGCTCCGAACACGCTCTTCGCAAACGGCAGCATGAAGCCGCCGAGGCGCTTCGCTGTGTACTCGTTCTGAATGCGGCGCGCTTCTGCGTTCTCCCACACCGTCGAGATGGCGGCTGCCCAACGCTTTCCGTAGAGTGACGTCTCCGGCGTCCACGAACCCTGCGTGCCGTCGCCGTGGATGTAGAAGAGCTGGTTCTGCTCTACGAGCGAGTCGACTTCACCGCGCCCGTCTTTGAACTTGAAGCGGTAGCGCGCCTTCTCATTCTTCTCGAACTTGAGTCCGAATTCCGCACCCAGGTCATCGACGCCTTTGATGATGTCCTCGTCGTACTCGCACACAGCGCCGAGCATGTCGCTCACCGAGTACTGATTGCGCTCGCACCACTGGATGAGCCCACTGGTCCAACCGCAGATGTCGTAGCCATTCCAGGCGTCGTAGTGCCCGCCCTCTGTCGCGGTGATGACGGCCAGCTGCCGATCCGCTTCATTCGGACTGCTCGGCAGCACGTAGCCAAATTTGCCTTTGTAGTAGGGCCCTTCGAACTGACGATATTTCCCCCAACCGATTTCACTTACTGCGACCATGACGCCTCCACAGTAGTCGAATTCTTAGTAGCCTTCTTGGATGGATACACGCACCTGAATCCTTGCGGTAGCGCGTAAACGCTGGCGTCGAAACCGTCAGCCATCTTCTGAATGAGGTCGCAGCGCGTCTTCGCTTCGTCGTCGATGAAGTACTTCCCGGTCTTGGCCAGGAAGGGGCAGCGCCCTTGACGGTAGGCGGTGAACCACACACCGACGGGCGCGTCGGTACCGTCCTTCTGCCTGCACTCGTTCTTCCAATGAGCAAGCACGCCGTACGAGAGCCGGATGTTCGTCGCCGGATCGCGCAGCTGCTTCTCAGTCAGCTTGTCCTTCTTACGGCCCTCGGCGGTAGCCCAGTCGCGCCCGGGGAAGAGCTCCTGGATTTCCTTCCACGGTGGCAGGTGCTTGGTGTTGCCTTTGTTCAGCTGCTGCGGGCCAACAGCGCGGCACTCCATGTGCCAAACCGGTGTGTAGCCAGCCGGCCACTGCAGGCGCGGCACATGCAAGTACGCATGTTCGTTGTGGCAGTCACCATCGGCGGGCGGTAGCCGAAAGCGTGACTCACGGTAGGTCACCGCGGACAGAATGAGGACATCCGTCTGGCTGTCGTAGAGCAGACCGGGGGCGGCGTTGCCGTAGTGCAGCTCGACGGTCGAAGCGATGTCGTCGTTGAATTTTTTCTTCAGCTCTTCGTGACGCGCAACGTTCGGCGCCTCGCGCAAGATGAAGCCCAAGATGGTAGCGGTCAGTACTTGTAGAAAAGTCATCACTCCTCCATGTCCAAACAGCAGCGAAACCCTGTCTCATAGTAGTGCCAATCCGGTACGTGCTTCGTAATCACGTAGGAACACGAAGAGCGCGCATCGGCCCAGTAACCACCAACGAGGCACCAACCTTCAACCCCCGCGTCGCAGCGCACCCACTCCTCTGCGTTGCCCACCATGTCGTACGCACCTGCTGAGCTCACGCACTCAGCGGAAGAACCGGACGGTGCGCTCTGGTCCAGGCGCGCGAGCTCTTTCGCGTTACGCTGCGCCACCTTGGCTGCATTCACATCGCGCCACTGCTTGTCCGTGTTGCACTTACCGGACTGCGGTTTCTTCCCACCGTAGGGTAGGTTTGAGCCTTCAGGGCCACGGCAGGCCGCCATCCATTCCTTGCGGGTGCATGTACGCTTGCCTTGCACCCCACAGAGCGTTGCAGCATCGTAGACAGGTCCGAGCTCCTCGGACATGCCGCTCATGGCCAAGTGTGGTTTCTGCCCCTGCACGTTAGGATATTCATAGCGATCGATGCAAACACCGGGGCGCGCGACGACCATGTCGTCGGGACACTGCGCCTTCTGTGTCGACGCCAGTGATAGGCCGGCACAGATAAGTAACAGTACTTTTCGCAAATCTCCTCCGCACTTCGCCGTAGCGAAGTCTTCAGGGGAGCTTCATCACTTGCGACGCTACTGCGTCGGAGATGAACTCCCGTTGAGCCTATGCCGTTCGAGCTCTTCCGTGCGCTCTTCGATGTCGGTGAAACCGTCATCGAGCTTGGCAACCTGATCCCGCAGGTCACGGAAGCCTTCGTTCACCTGGCGCTTCATCTCCGCGAAACCCTTATCCATGGTCTGCATCATCGCGGTCATGCGCTCGCTCAGCTCGAATTGACGTGTCGAGATATGTGACAAGATGCGGACCTTCGCATCCGGGTGATCGGCGAGCTCCGTGATGAGCCGTTTGTGCTCTGCGTCCAAATCCCGCTCGACAGGAGCGGAAGGGGGAGGGGTCACGGTTTCTCTGTCGACCATCGGGCCATTATGCATGAAGAGCCTCCTCGCACAAAAGCCAGATGGGGTTCCAGCGTGATCGTACGCCTCTCTTATTCCGGAGAAACTGGCGTATTCACATCCCGGCTTGGGTCGGCGAGCAAGAAGTTCTCTGGCGGGATGTCCCGGATTTGGGCCAGCGCGTTCAAGAGGTCGCTCTCGATTTTGTTCACACGCTCGAGCTCGTTGGGACGGGTCACGGTACCCTGGCCCTCAATGCGCTCGATCTGCTGGTCGGCCAACTCTTCGTAAGTGAGGGCGTAAAAACTTTCCGTGGTTTGCCGCCCGAGCACCGCCCCAACAGAGTTGTTCAAGACGCGGCGCAGCTCGAAGTTGAGGTCGAGCGACGGCGCTTCTTGATTGGCTTGTTGGGACGGTGAGTCTACGGAAGGCATGCTACGAGTCTACCAACACCTGCATCCCGTAAATCGGAACGTTCTGCACCTTGACGTGCGTTTCGATGGTGACCCCTTCGGCTGCCCAGCTATCGGCGTGCTGCTCCACCGCAGAGAGCTCGACCGAGCACTTGCGCCCGCCTGGGTACACCGCGAAGTATTCCACCGTGCGGGACAGGATGAAGTCACTTGCTTGCATTTGACTGCTCTTCGAACTGTTTCCACGCCATGGATGGAACCGGGCCCTCCGCCGCCGCGCCAACGTAGTGACCTTTGCGCTCGTACGTGGTGTGACCAGGCGAACGGCCTACTAGCGTGTGAAAGCGAATCTGGCAGAAACGCATGCCAGGGTAGACGACGAGCTGGTGCGTCACGACCACCTCGAGCGTGTACTGACCGTTGAAGCCAGGATCGCCGTAGCCGGCGGTGACGTGCGCCGTCATGAAGAGCCGCCCGAGCGAGCTCTTACCGTCGAGCACGGGCACGAACTTCTTCGTGTGGATGCGCTCGGCCGTGTGCATGAGGTATCCAATCCCGGGGCGCAAAAGCCAGCCTTGCTGCGGCATGTCGAACGTGATTACTTCGTTCTTCTCTTTGCAGCTGAGGATGCCAGGCGGGTGCGGCCACATCATGTCGCTGAGACACGCACGGCTGTAGTCCAGCGCATCGCCGTTCGCGTTGCGGTGGATGCCTTGCTCGTCTGGCATCCACGCCTGCCCGCCGACCGAGAAGTACACCGCCTTCCGGTACACGGCGACCTTCGGACCCAACGTCAAATCGAGCGACGCTGGGTTGAGGTGCTCCTCCGGGGGCTCGGGCACCACCTCGATGGCGCCACTTTGCAGCTCCTGCCAGATCTCGTACCCCGACAGGATGCCCTGCTCGCAGTTTTCGATCACGAGCCAGCCTCGGCCACAGCGTGCGCGTTGGTCGGATTCTTCGTCCAATCGCGTTGGCGCACCTTAGACCAGACGCCGTCGATGATGTCCAAGAAGTTCTTCTGGTGGTAACGGCAAATCATTTCGAGGTGCGCGAGGATGGCGCGGCAGGTATCGTCGATCTTCCGCAGATGCTCAGCCGGCGTACCACGGATACCTTGCTCCATCTTGAGTTGGTGATGGGCCAGTAAGCGGGCGTGAGGCGTCAAGTCGTGCCAATTCTGACGAGTGCGATCATCGAGGAAGCCGCGCTCCCCCCAAAGATCGGCGAGGCTCTTCCCGCGCTTGCCCAGGTAATCGAGCATGTAGATGCCGATGTCGCCAACGGCGTCGAACACCTCAGCATAAAGCCGAGCGTTGTCGGCTTCGGTGATTTCTTTGTCCAGTGCCTGCGTGGTGAACAGAGGGTCCGCCGGTGTAGTTTTGCGAACGTTCGATTCTTCTTTGAGCTTCCACGCAGCGTCGAACTCCAGGAGCTCTTCGATCATACCCATAAGCGGGTACCGCTCGTGCTGCTTGCCGAAGTTCTTCTCCGACCATGCGATTTGTTCTGCCTGAATTGCGACTAGGTCAACCATGTTAGTTAGCTTCCTTCTCGGGTACCGGAGTATGCGGAACCGACCCCGGTATGTGAATGATGGTGCGCTGTTGGATTACGACGAGGGCGTTGTCTGGTGTGCGCGAGAGAAAACTCGATACTATGAAACCCTCCTTAGTGTTTTTGTTCAGAATCTCTTCGAGCTCGGCGGCGAACTTCTTTGAGTCGTCGCTCACGACCGCGTTCACACGCCATTCGATCTCAGCTTGGTGCATAACCGTTCCCTGCGGGATGTCTTTTTCCATGTGGCCTTTCATGAGCATCAGGTCTCGTCCTCGATGGGGTCCGGTGTAGCGCTAGTTGCTAACACATCTTCCATTTTGCTGCTCAAAACATCCCAATACCAGCGCACAGCCATTCGTACCTGACCTGCACTGAAGCTGATCTCGTAGCGCTTCTTCTCCGCCACGTCTTGCACGTAGGGGTTTAGCCGAAGTTGGCTTTCGATGACCTCTCCCAGCACTCTGATGAATCTAACGGACTTAGCAACTACAGCCTCCGCCTTCTTGGCACGAGAGTCAGCTTCATCCGCACGCGTGCGCTCTGCGGCAAGGCCTTCCTCGTAATCCTTCTCACGAGAGGCAGCCGCCCCCGGCGTAGTAATACTACTCACATAGGCGTTGAACTCAGTGTTCGCCTGCGTGTTGCTGCGAAGCACCTGCAACAAGGCTGGGTAGTTGCTCAGCTGAGGCTTCGCCATGACCTATCGGTTTTCTTCATCGTCGGCCTTATTCCTCTCGTACTTCTGTTTTGAGTTGAGGTAGCCAGCGATGATCACGAGCACAATCATCCCACCGATGACAGCTAAGAACAGCAGTGCGAAGGCACGCTGCAACCACAACAGGAATTCCCACATTACAACTCCGAGGGGCTAAGCAAGATGCCCGTAACGGGCGTCTTGCAATTCACCTGGCTGCTTTCATCAGCTTTGCCAAGCCTTCCACAACAGCGTAGACCATGCCCCAGCTGGCGAGGCCGAAGACATCGCGTGGGGCCATGCGCATGTTCTGCGGTGTAATCCACAAAATCGCACGACCACGCGGATGCTCGGCCTGCCACTGCACGACGTGATCTGGTTTGTCGTCGCACAAGAAGTCACCATCTATCGCATGCTTCTCGGCAGTGCTGACTACCTTCTTTCCCAACTCTTCACCGAAGTACTTCTGCAGCCAGTGCATGCGATCGTAGCCCCAGGTAGGACTCGTCTTGAGAGGCGAGGTCACGAAGAGCACGTCGGCAATCTCCATGATCTTCCTCACACCATCGACGGCACCTGGCAACGGCGCCAGATTCTGTGCGAAGCCGGGTTGGTTGATAAGCATGTAGACCTCGTCGTCTTCCTCCTCGGTGAGTCCGAGTGACTTCGATAGGTCCCAGTCCGTGAAGACATGGTCGGGCTTCAACTGGCGAACGCCGCTAGCATTGACGGCAGCGATGAAGCCTTGCTTGTAGTTGGCCAAAACATCGTCGACATCACACAAGAACCTCGGCCGGTTTCTAAAAGGTGATGTCGCCATCGTCTCCGCCTTCACCATCTTCTCCTTCTTTCCGTTTAACCACCGGAAGCTTACTGCCTGGCGGTGGGTAGTCATCCGAGTACGGATTCAATGTGATGAACACTTCATCGTTCCAGTGAAGAACGATGCCGGGGTTCAGTTTGATGTTGAGCTGACCGAACTCGTTCTCGAACGCCACGCCCGCTTGAGCTCGATCCTTGGTGTTCTTCTTGTCAGTGATCTTCAGCCAGTACTTGGGTCGGTTGCCTTTGGCCATCAGCCATCCTCAGCAAAGAAGATGGGACTGATTTTCCACCCGTCGATGAGCTCGAGCGAACGCAGCTTACCTAGGCCGTTGGCTACGCTGCTGCTCGTAGGGCTGTACCCAGCGTGCTCGGCGACGTACTCCTTGGAGATGGAGTCGTACTTGCCGTGCGCGTCGTAGAAGACCTGCAGCATCTCACGTGAAGCCTTGTCGAGCTTGCTCTTCCACCACTCGAGAAGACCTGGCCCGGTTGGGAGCGTCTCGGTGGCAGGGTACAGCGAAGCACCTTTGCTCGTGATGGCGATGGCGTCACCAGGGCCTTCTGCAAGGCCTTGTGACCGCAGCTGCCCCAGCGCGTTGGCCATACTGCTGCTCTTCACCGAATAGCCCGTCATGATGGCCAAGTACGTCATCGACACGGCCTTCGGGGCCACGATGGAGAGTACATTCATGATGGCGCGTGCTGGCTTGCTGAGCTTGGCTCCGTCCACCGAGGCGTTGTGCATGGTCGACGGCCCTCGCTTCCTTGCAGCTTCGTCAGCCAAGTCCTTGATCGACTTACCGGCTTGGAAGGGTGACTTCTTAGGCACTGGCGGCAGTAGTGCGTCTACGCCCTTGCCCTTTTCCGGAACTGGCTTTTGTGTGGCGGCAGCGACTGTACGCTCGTTTGACAAGACGATTTCGTGAAGCAGCATGACTTGCTTCTCGACCGTGGCCGTCACCTTACGCAGGCTCTCGATGTCCTTAGCCACGCGATCCATATTCGGCAGCTTGAGCTTCACGTCCTTGGCAGGAACAACCTTCGTTGGTTTGCGCTCGAGCTGTTTCTCAGCCAGGTGGAGGTCGGATTTGAGTTGAGCAATCTGCTTACGCAGTAGAACCGGGTTCTCCTGCGCCGCTTTGTCGATGGTCTCTTGAATGCGGCCCTTGAGCTTACCGACGTCCACGTCACGCAGCGTAGCCACCGGCCGGCCTCGCTTGCCCTTCGGCGTAGCGCCGCTATCGAAGGTCTGGCTCAGGTTGAACTTGAACCGCTTGAACTCCTTCAGCAGGTGCGGCGACCAGATCCAGGCCTCGCCGTCTTCGAGCGAGGCCAGGGACTCAAGCATGCTGTCGTCGACCGCGTGGTACTTCACCCACTCCGAGACAGCCTTGATGTCCTGAGGCCCGGTCGTGCGCAGCACGAACAAGTTCTCGACCTGCGTGAGCACGTCCTTGTTCACCACCGCCGAGCGCTGGGTGATGATGGTCATGCCCAGGCCACGAGAGCGCCCACGCCGCACGATGTTCTCCCAAGCGCGCTTCAGGTGGAGCTCGTCCCGCATCGGCTTCTGCGGGATGTAGTCGTCCGCCTCTTCGAGGAAGAGGTGCAGCGGCTCGGTGTTGCGCTTGAACAGGCGCATCGCGAACTTGAGCAGGAAGTACTTCTTGTCGGCCTCCGTGTTGAACTCGGTGAGGTCGAGGACGCAAGCCAGGCGCTGGTCGACGATGACATCCGCCACGAGCTCGCCAGACTCCCGGGTGAGCGGCACATCGCCGTGCTTGCCGCCGAAGATGAAGACGTCGAGACCGCCGCGTTTGGAACCGTCACGGCCAGCACGCAAGCCGTACCAGGACCCGACCGGGTCGACGGCGACGAACGGGTAGCCGGCGTGGAACATCTGCTCGGCCATGAGGCGCGAAGCGTTCGTCTTGCCGGCGCCGCGGACGGCAAGAACGCCACCCGTGCTGGTGACGTAGCTAGTCGGTAGCGACAGGCTTCGCGACAGATGTAGTTGGTTGGTCATTTCTATTCCATTCTGTGGGCGGGTACCCACCCAGCTTGAGCCAGCCGTCGAGGTCGTCGAACTTGTCCATCAAATCAAGAACTGCTTGCTCTTGCGCGGTCACCATCTTCTTATCGCGCAGAGGCTGAAGCTTCGTCAGCAGCTCACGTATTTCAGCCAAGGCGGTGTCCGGGTCCATTAGGCTTCGGCCATGGCAAGGGTTTGCTGCAGCGGCGCGACGAGCTTGAAGCCTTTGCACGTCTTGCCGCAGAAGCGCTTGAGTGCAATGGACGAACGGCTGCCTGTGGTCAAGCTTTCGACCAGCACCTTCTCAGCTCCGACGGCCACCACGCGCACTTGGCGCGCTTGCCCGTCATAGACGTCACGGGGGTCGAGCGACTCCCAAATCTGGTTGACGGCGACGCCGTACATGTTCGACGTCTCGTTCGCCGGCTTGAAGCTGCGAGGTAGACCGTTAGCGCTTCTTCTTGGTGTGAACTCGGCGCGTAGCGCGCTCACCAGATTTTTCGTCGCCTCCTTGGACAAGCGAAAGCCTTCGCCCAGGCGGCGTAGTTTGATCACGTTTCCCATTTGAGTCCTCGATGTAATCGCGAGCGAGCAGCGACTTGGCGCTGAGCTCGCTGGCAGTAACGATGCGTATGTGTGGCATGGCCTTCCTTCGTGGCTTGTACCGGTCTCAGACTCCGGTTTGCCGAAGGTACTCGGCCAGGCATTCAATGCAAGTGTGCTGGTTGTGAGAAGGCTGCAGGGAGGGCTGCAGGTCCCATCCTTGCTTCACCAGGCCGCAGAGCGATCTAGTGGTGATACCACCGCCAAGCTTCTGGCCTTGCTCGTCCAACCTTCGGATGTGCCAGGGCGAGGTGCTGGTGGCGTGGACGGACTCGCAGTAGCTGTACCCGAAGCTGTTGGTAGGAGCGGGGGTGGGCTTGGAGCTCGTCAGGTACTTTGCTCTTTCGTTCTTGCGAGAGGGCTTCATCTTTTTTGGTTGGGGGTTTGATCTATGCGCGCGTGCGCGAGGGGGGAGTGAAGAGAAAAAAAAGAAGAGGAGAGAGATAGACGAGAGAAAGAGAAACAAACCAGCCTAAAACCCTCTCCAACCCCATACTGAACACTCATACCACCATGGATTCTGGTTTTGTGACAAAGAACCCTGGCTCCAAAGAATCAGGGTGCCTGGCCCCTTTCCTGCAATTGCAAGTGATGCACGCACTCATCAAATTGGAAAGGTCGTCGGTACCTCCAAGCACCCGCGGTACGAAGTGGTCGATGGTCATCGTCTTCGGCGTAAGCGGGTCGGCGCAGTAAGCGCAGATACCACCGTCACGTTCCAGCAGTTGTGCTCGAAGCCTCTCCCGCTGCTTCCTGACCGCCGCTGCATTGCAACTCCTGCAAAACCGCCCCTTGTGGATCGGGACTGTGCACCACTCACAAACCTCCCGCCTGGGAAGCACCGGCACTGGCGGATGCGCGCAGCGCCGGCAAAGCTTGGCCGATACCCCCCGCCCAAGAATCCGCTCACCGCATTTCTTGCAGAAGCGGTTGACGAGCAGCTCGGGCAGCGCCTGGTAGCTGCGAATCTTCATGACCCCTACTCACCACGGAGGGCTGAAGATTCCAAGACGATCTGCATCGCCTGGCTTCATCACGGTGACGAGATCACCGACACGCGGGTAAGGCCTCCGCCTGGCCATTTCGTTGGTCCACTGACCCCAGGGCGTAAAGCTTTCGATCTCCGGCTCGTAGAAGTCCCAGTCGGTACCGTCCTTAGCGGCGACGCGCCCCATCGACACGAACAGCGTCCAGCACTTCTGCCCTGGCAAGAGCTCGACCCGGTGGTACGAGTTGCGCTTCAGGTAGTTCACGTTCCCTGGCAGGAAGAGCCTAGACGTAGCCAGGTCGTGCGTGAAGCTCCAGCGGTGCTCGAGGTAGCCGCCAACGAGGATGAGGCTGAAGGCGCGCTGCCAGGGATGGTTGTGGTACGCCCGGTCGTCGTCACCCCGAAAGAAGTAGTGCAGGTACGGCCGTGGCGTAAACCTGGTTAGGGCGGCGTACGCTGGCGGCACGCCGAGGCCGCGCAGCTGCCCCTCGATGTCCTCGCGCGCCGGCGTCAGGTACACCCGCATCAGGTAGGGATCGGCCAGCACCTTCTCGTTGGTCGTGATGATGCGGGTCTGCTCGAAGGGGCTGGCTTCTGCCAGGTCCCACAAATTCTCTTCCATGGCGCCGAAGGGACGCAGGCGCCGTTCCTCGGCGCGGCAGTCGATCACGAAACGACGAACATCTTCACGGCTATGATTTTCCATTCAGCTCCTCTGCAAACCCAACCAGCTCCTGGCCGACTTCACGCAGGCGGGACTGCGCGCGTTTGAGCTTGGCCTCGAGCTCGGGCGCAGCCTGTTTCAATAGTGCAGCTTTCCAGCGCACCAGCACACCCTCGATGACACGTTGCTGTTCTGCTTCATCGTCAGGGGTCTGGCGCATGTATCCATGGACCACGACCGACAAATCGAACGCACCGGCGTTCTCGATGTCGTACTCCTCCAACTTCCTTCGCGCTTTGCTGCTCATGAGTTCCTCCTCGCGGTATAGGCGGCTGCCCGCTCCAGGTTTTCGTCTAGCGTGGCGCGCAAATCTGCGGCAGCCTTTTGGACGCCTGGGTCCTTGTGCGGCTTCAAGTTGCCGATCAGGTCGTTCAGGGCCGCTGCTTCATCGAGCGAAAGGGTCACGGAGATGAACACCTGGGAGTAGGGAACGATACGACCGATCATGGTTGCTTCAAGTAGTACCAGTTCTTCATAGTGAAGTCCTCTGCGTTGCTCTTATGCCCGATGAACTTGCCCGCTTGCGCGAAAGTTCAGCATGGATTCGGGGATAAGAAAGCTAGAAGGAAAAGGGCTACACCAGGCCCAAGGAGAGAATCATGGAAAAAGCTGAACTGATCGAGAGCATCAAGACCAATACGCGTGCCCTCACCGACATGCTGAACCGTTCTACCGAACTGGCGGTAAGCAAAGTCGCTGATGACTCGGCAACCATCGAGAACCTGGACATGATGAACATGGCCCTCGAGCAGTTGAGAATCGCTGCTGAGCAACTCGAAATTGGAGCCAGCCGCCTCCATGAGATCGAGGAGAAGGTAGCGTGAGCGACCCGTTCAATGTGGCACGGGAGCGCCTGTGTCAGCTCGTCGGTAATCGGTTGGCCGAAAAGCTCATCGAAGATAACAAGAAGGCCGCCGCGGTGTACGCCAAGAACATCTCGGATGTCACTGTGAAGGCCTTTCAGGACCGTTACTCGCTGACAGCGGATGAGCTCACCGAACCCCGCTTCAACTTAGTGCGTGATGAAGCGGTCGAATTGCTGAAGAGCTGCATCAGCGTCTTCATCTCTTGTGAGGTACTGAACCTCAGCTGCGTGTTGCACAACGCGCTGGAAGTCTCCATGGCTGCGTTCGTCAGTCATGCTGTCGGGCACTACGAGGTCGAGCAGAAGAAACGCCGAATCGAGAGCATCGTGGAAGCTCTCATCGACAACGAGCCAGACGAGAACGACATCCACCACGCCGCCAAGGCGCACAGCTCAGGCAACTGAGCTACCTCGAAGAGCCGCCCTCGGGCTCTTTTCTAGCCCTCAGATCGCCCAGGTCCTCGACCATCACGTAGCGTGTCGATTCTCGACGGTCCGGGGCCAGGACGGAAGGTGGTGGCTCGCTCTGCTTCTGGAGCACTTCGAGACGCACGCGGTGCATCCGGAAATCTTGCGCGGCCGCGCGCATGCTTTCACAGAGCTCCTCGGCTTTCTTCAACGTGTCGATGAGCTCAGCCAGGTCGCGGCGCGAGATGTGCACCGCCAGTATCTCTTTGTCGTTCGTCGAACCGCTCACGGCTACATGATAGCCTCGAGAGCATGAAGAAACCGAGCTGGCTCCAACCCCTGGATCTGATTCCGTTGCTCATCCCTGTCATCGCGGCAGCGTATGCCTTCATCCATGGCTACGAAGCTGTGCACCACACGCAAGCCGGCGTCATGTTGGTAGCAGTCCCTGTTTTGATGTGGCTGCTCTGGGGTCGCGTGATGTACTACCGGAAGAAATTCCTCGACAGCTGCACCTGGTTTCCGCAGTACAAATTCATGGTAGCTCCCGATCCCAACCTACCGACCAACGAGCAGTACCTACTACCTTCCGAGCAAGAATTCGACGCTGCCGTGGCTAGTACGGTACGGGATTGGGTTCCATTTCATCCTGCAGCTGACCGCCTCATGAAAAGCGGTGTGAAGTGGCTCACGTTCCGTAGGAATTTGAATGAGGTGCCGCTCACACCAAAAGTCGGTTTGGTGAAGGGTCTCACCACAGGCTGGGGTACTGAAATCTTCGTCGACTTTGACAGCCGTCTGGAAACGCTCGAGAGGACTGCGTTCGAGCATGAGCTCGGCCACGTCATCCACGGCCTCGCCACCGGCGGTTGGGACCAGGAAGAGCACCACGCCTTTGCCAAGAAGAATCACCTCCGATGAACGTCGAGCTCCTCCTGGAAGTGTTGCTCAACCTGCTCGTCGCCGGCGGGGCCGCGTACTTGTACTTCGACAACGCTCGCCAGAAATTGCGCTACCTGCGCAGCTGGTTGACGACGCGCGCCTGACGCGCTTCCATCGTCCTTGCCCCTGCCTCAGCGTTGACTCGGGTGAAGGGCCTTTGACCATGTTCGATTACATATCCGTGGTGCCAAAGCCGACCACGCCGGTGACGCCGGCAAGGAGAGCTCATGCACCACAAACGAAAGCGACCTAAGAATCGGCGAGCGGGCTGCCTGTACTGCAAGGCCCACAAAGGCAACGGCATCAAAGGCGCGTTCCGCTCGCAGACCTACCAAGAGCAGCGTGCGCTGGTGGCCGACAAAGAGTTCGGCTTAAGCAGCCGCCCGCGCTGACTGAAAGGCAAGAGGGAGCTCGCGCAGCAATGCGTTGGCTCCCGTGCCTACGATAGCCACTGCTGTCACCGCGTTAGCCAGGTCCGGCTCCTGGAAGCGCTCGACGACGCAGCGCCTATCCTCCGCCTTGTCCGCCAACGCCAGTAGCGCCGCCTCGTCCGGCACGTGCTTCACCACGACGTTGTTCGATTTCCTGTGCCAAATCGAAGATAGGTCGGGGCCTTCGATCACCCATTGCACGGCGGCGTGGACGGCTTGCGCCATTTGCAAGCCAGGGTCGAGATCTGCGCGCACGACGATGAACAGCTTCAGCATTTTCAGAGTCCTTTCGGGGATAAGAGAGTGGAGAAGGAGAAGTGCATGACCATCAAATCGATATCCGTTGAGCAAGCCAAGCCTTTGTCCAAATCGCAGCTAGAGTGCGTAGGGCGCTTCAACCTGAGATTGCTGGCTGATGAACTCGGAATGCTTGCCAACAAGGAGGCCTCAAGATCGTTCCTCTGCTGTTCGAACGCTGAGCAGGTGGATTTGGTGTACGCAAAGATGCACGACTTGGACCTAACGTCTCCCTTCGACAGGAGCACGACTATCGACATCCGCATCAAATCCGCCAAAGACGCCCTTGCGTCTTCGCTCATCGCGCTACGACATGCCCACGTCCGTGAGCTAACTGAAGAGGTGCGGAGGCGGGTGGAGGAAGAACTATGCGGCGCCTGAAAGTAGACATCGACCTCGACAGCGGCTTCGTCGTTATGAAGATGCCGGTACGTGACTTCGAACAGATCGCCACCGCGGCTTGTTGCCATTGCTACGACAGAAGACGTGTGGCCGAAGCAGACGAGAGAGCTGGGGCCTCGAGAGAAGAAACAAAGAATTACTACAACGGGCTCCTGCACTTCGTGAAGGGAGTAGAGAAGCTCATCGAAATGCAAGAACGCCCATGGAAGTACGAAGATCCCATCCCGCTCATCACGCGAGACGCGAAGACGAGGCGCGCCGAAGTTGAGCAGGATCGATACGAGCGGCAGCTGCTCGATCGAATCGTTGAAGAGGCGCGCCTTGCACCAAGAAAGAAGGAGGATTGAATGGGAGATCGACAAGTTGAAATGGCCAAGCTGATTAGTGAGGCTAGCCTGCTGAATCCAGAACAGCTTGCAGGACTTGGAAGATACCAACTGCGCATCATTGCCGCCGAATTGAATTTGATGAGCACAGAGGAAGAACGCCTCCACTACATAAAGAAACCCGTGGGCGAGCAAGCCTTGTACCTGCACCAAATGCTCAGAGAGTTGCCAGGAGCAAAGTGGCCTGAGCTCCCGTTCGATGAGGAGTTCTTGCGCATCGTCCTTCTGGAGGCCCGCGTCATGGGAAAAGACGTTACCGTCGAGCCGTACAAGACTTGGAACAACGAGCTCGCGTGGAGGCGCACCGACAAATACATGGCCGGCGGTACCGAGGGGACGATGAACATAGAGCAGGTCTATGAGTTGCAGGCCACCATTGTTCGCATGAACCAAGCCTTCTCGAATCAGAAAGGCCTGATGGCCATGCACGTACGCAAGCACCTCTGCTCGCACAAGGACGCGGCGAGTAACACCAAAGCTATCGGAACTGGCCAAGGTGCGGACATCTGCCCTGCGTGCGGAGCGCAGCTCGGCTGAGAGGAGGCCTGAATGTGGTGGCGCAGAAACCGTTACGTTGTACTCACGCTCGTGCTGCTGATCCCGGTAAACATCATCTGGATGTGGCCAGTCTGGTGGCGTGGCTTGTTCATCACGGCCATCTCCAGCGCGGTGATGCTCGGAGTCGATGCTTGGGCCTACCGCGACGTTGACTGACAACTTACGAAGAAGCGGCCCTCGCGCTTTTTCGTAGCTCTCTGCGCACCCCGCTGGATTCGAACCAGCGACCTCCGAGATCTTCAGTCCCGATGCTCTGCCAACTGAGCTAGGGGTGCATGTGACGGCGGCGGCAAGGACAAGTCCGAGCACGGCCCGCCGTCGGTGGGGTGCGGTGGAATCGAACCACCTCGATCCGGGCTTGCGGCCCGCGCGCTGCCATTCACCCCAGAAATACAAAAACCCCGCTAGGCAAATTGCCCGCAGGGTTCGAAAGACACTGGCCACGCCCGAAGGCTGTCGGTCAAAGCTTCATTGCCCAGCCATCATATCCAACCCCGTGGCGCCGTCAAGAGCCTCCCTGCTGGTCCAGCGGGCGGATGACCAGGACGGCCGCCTCCAGCGCCTGGCGCGCGGCTTCCTTGGCCGCCTCCTCGGTCTCCTTCAGGCCAGCGCCGAGCGGCGCCGTACCGTTCCACGCGCCCCATTGGTAGGCGGGGCCGTCGACGGCCTTCTCGACCTTGGCCAGGAGCATGGTGCCTTTCACGCGCCCGACCCAGCATGGAGTCTCGGTCCACTCAAGCCTGCGGGGGAATTCGATGAGCTTGCCGGTCATCCCCAAGAGCCTACCGCCGGCTTCGCGCGCCCACAAGTTCATCACCGTTTCGGGGATAAGAATGACGGAGGACACCCATGGCCGAAGCATCTGTTGAAGTGGATGAAGCTGCCCTACGCGCGGCCATTCGCGTATGGATTTACACGCCGATCATCCGTCTGCACACCGTCGCTGGAGAACGACAAGACCTCTATCTGAAGCTCGTCGCACATGCGGCGCAGCTTCCGTACGAAAAGGTCGTGGAGCTCTGGCATGCGCGCAACCGCGGCATCGTAGACGCTCGCCGCCAATTGAAGCGCATGATCTTCGCCAAGCTGATGAACGACCCGCCGTCCATCCTTCGGGTTCACGATGAAGTCGTGGTTCATGAAGCCTCGCCTGTAGAATCAGAGGATGTTGCCGAAGAACAAGGTCATGAAGATCGTCCCCGGTGAAGCTTACATGCGTCGCAGGGACAAGAAAGTCGTGGTAGTCGATCGCGTCACCGGTCAGGGGGTGGAATACCACCTCAAGTCCGACACTGCTGAAGCCAAGTTCAAGATCTCGCTGGACGGTTTCCGCAAAGGCATCCGCCCACTCACAGCAGAGGAGAAGCAACGTGAAAATACTACTGCTGGCTCTGTTGCCGCTGCTGTTCCAAGCGAACAGTGATCGGTGCAGGGCCAAAGAATTTCGATGTGAAATGCGCTGCAACGAAGATACCAAGGGCGGGACGATGTCCCGTCTCAAATGTTATGAGAGGTGCCGTGAAGACGAGACAGCCTGCCGTAAGTACGGCGACGACGAGCCCTAAGAAAAAGATGGTGCAGCAGGAGCTACCCTTTGAAGAGCCGCTGCAGCCAGGATGGCAGGGCAAGCGTTACTTGCTCTGCTCCGACGGAATCTGGCACCTGGTGCTTTTCATCCACGACGCGGAAATGGCAGACACCCAGTGCTGCGCCGACGTGCACGTACAGCTTCCGCCGCCGAGCGGATCACGCGAGCCAATGTGCGAAACGTGCGTGCAGCTCCACTTTGCTCCCAAGAAGTAGTCAACTAGCGTGGCGTATGCGGTGGATGGTGCCAGCTCGGCGCGAGGAGCGGAGCTTGGTGTACACCTCCATGTCGGTGTGCGCCCCGCGCGCTCTCCTCATGAGCTCGTCGTGTGCCAGGCGCAGACCGGTACCGACGGCGAAAACCTCCTGGTCGATGTGCGGAATTTGCTCATACAAAAGCTCCACACTGAGGCGATTGCACGCGAGGAAGCCTTGTACCATGCGCGCAAGCAGTGGTTCGTCATCTATCGTCACTTCGAGCTCGCCGGCGTCCTTGTCCAGCGCGTCCACTACATCTTTGAGCTGTCCGAGTAGCAGCGCGGTGTGCTCGCATCGTTCTGAAAAATTCATCTACTGGTGTTCCTTCTGCCTGAGGCGCGACACGGTAGGCAAGGATTGAACCAATGAAGGAGACGAGCTCCAACAAGTACCAGTTGCTGTCAGATGGACAGCGCGTTTGGGTGAACGGACTGCAGGGGGAGTCAGTCGCCCGCCTATCGCGGTTCGGCTCGGTTGTGATGATCGACATACACCAGCCGCTCTGCGCGCAAAAGACAAATGGCGAGTGCCTCGACTGCAGGCACGACCTGCAGGGGTATGAGGCGTGGTTGTACTTCATCTCGTCACTCAAACGAAACTTCAACATCGATGTCGACGAAGCACATCGACCCAAATGGGCCAGCTAACGGAGAAGGAAATGGAAGAGACGTTCGACCTAGGAAAAGCAACGGAGCAGACTCGTGAACTCACTGCGCTACTGTCACTCATGAAGCGTCAGCGCAAAAAGAGCAAACCCATCGAGACGGTGCTGGAAGCCCTAAACAAACTGGGGTCCCGCCGCCCAACGAAGCAACGTTTCAGCGTTCACTTCGACCGCGACCGCAGCAAGTTCATCGTGTACACAGCACACGAGGAGACCGTGCTGCCACTCGTACTGCACCACACTGCAGAAGAGATCTACTGCAAGCCCACCAAGGAGAAGCTCAAGTGAAGTACTTTGCCAGCAAAGAAAGCAGCGTGCTGCTAGTAGCACTTATAGTTGGCTGCAGCGCGGCCGAGCCGCCCACATCCACGTCTACGCGCCCGACGCCGACCGAAGCTCACGTAGCAGACGTTGAAGTACAGGAAACACCAGAACCGCCGACGGTAGATCGCCTGCATGTGGAGTGGACGGTCGACGAGCAATTCACGTCAGACGAATTAGACGCCATACTGGTTGCCGGTGAGGACTGGGCTACAGTCACTGAAGGACGTGTCGGTCTGACCTTCAAGGTAGCGGCTGTTGAAGTCGGTACACCATGGACCATTGCCAGGACCGATATACCGAACGCCAATGGCCGGACCAGCATCTTCGATACCGGCACGTTCATCGAGATCGATGCCAACAACTTCGAGAACACCACGTGCGTAGGACAAGTCTGGTACGTAGCTGCGCATGAGCTCGGACACTCGCTCGGTATCCTGACGCACGGACCAACCGGTGTAATGAAGACAGGTGCAGGTGCTGCTAATTGTGCCGTGACGTTCACTCATAGCGACATAGACTTGTTCAACGCAGCCAACCCAAACTGAAGAGCTACATGACCATACGCTATGTAAAAGGCGATGTGACCAAGCCCGAGGATACGGGTGGCATTCGTGTCATCGCCCACTCTTGCAATGACGTGGGCGGTTGGGGTCCAGAAGGGGGCAGCGTTGCCGATGCTATCGGCAAGCGTTGGCCAGAGGCGAGGAGCGAGTACAAGTCGCAATTCCTAGAAGGCACTGGCTTGAAGCTCGGCGAGGTGCAGCTAGTCGACGTCGGCGACAAGCTGTGGGTCGCCAACTGCATCGCCCAGCGTGGCTACCGCCGCCCCGGCAATCTGCAGCCGTTCAAGTACGAGGCCTTCGAAACCTGCATGGGGTTTCTGGTGAAGAGCTTCGTCGGCCGCAACGCCAGCATTCACATGCCGCGCGTGGGCACCAAACTTGGCGGCGCTGATTGGCACGCCATCGAATACATCATTGAAAGAACGCTCGGCGAAGCCGAGCTTAACGTCACGGTGTACGACCTATGAACGACTGGAAGAAGTGCGTGGTCTGCGGAGAAGAGATCATCCCTCCCAGCCACTTGGAAGTACAAGATGTGCCTCGGCACTACCACATTCACTGCGCCGAGCAAGCGAAGCAGCTGGCGGTGGTGTGGCGCGGCTTGGTGCTGCAAGGCACTGACGAAGACCTTTGCTGGGCACACGACAAGAGCGAAGAGACCGGGCTCTACCTGGGCGTTGCGTTCGAAGACGAGCGCGGGTTCTTCTCGGCTACCATCGCGGTCCATGGCGTCGAGAGCGAAGGCGAAGGTGCCACCGCGATCGAGGCGCTGGACAGCGCGTACATAGACCTGCAGCAAGAGACGCTGCGCATCACAGCCGAAGTCTGGCAGCTAGGACAGCGTTGATGCTCACCCTGTCACCCAAGCACGGAGTGAATCCGTCTGTCGGCCTTTGCTTTTTCTGCCAGAAGGCGAAAGAGGTGTTGCTGTTCGGCAGGATGAAAGGAGACGAGCAGGCACCACGTGAGGTGGTTGCCAACATGGAGCCTTGCGACGAGTGCGCGGGCTTGATGAAGCAAGGCATCATCCTCATCAGCGTCGACCCCGCGCAGTCCGAAGACAAGACTAATCCGTGGCGCAGTGGTGGCTGGTGCGTGGTGCGTGCCGAAGCACTCGAACGTTGGAAAGAAGCGGGCATGGACGCCGCGGTGGTGGACTCCATGCTGGATCACCGCTTCGGCTTCATCGAGGATCAGGTCTGGGATCTCATCGGTCTGCCGCGTGCTGAAGCACCGTCGACGGAAGAGGCCCCAGCCTGAGCTCGAGGGAAAGGGGCCTGCGCCCTTTCTTTAGCCCCGCGACGTTGCCGCCAGCTTCAATCGCCGGAACTCGGCCGCGCGCTCCACGATGAGCCGCGCCTGGCTCAAGTTGAAGGGCTTGGGCAAGAAGGCGAAAGCGCCCATTTGGCGTGCCCGGTCGGCCTCCGTGTCAAAACCGGAGGTCATGACGACCTCGATGATCGGGAAGTGCTTCCGAACGTGCTCGAGCAACGTGTAGCCGTTCTTTGGCATCGAGATGTCCGCCACGACGACCTCGATCGTAGGGTCCCCTTCCAGCAGTGCAGCTGCGCCCAGACCGGACAGCGCATGGCTTACAGCCATCCCTGCACTTTCGAAGATCCGTACGAACGCCCGGCACAGCTCCGGGTTGTCGTCCACCACCAGCACGCGTATCGGCGCCCCCTCTTTCTGGTCCATGCTTGCCCCCTTCAAATCCTCCAAAAGCCGTTTGGACGTCAGATCGTCCCGTAGCTGCCCTAGGTCCTTGCGCCAAAGCTGGCGTAGCGTCAGATCCCGCGCGTCGAGTTCCTCCCGCAAGCCCTCCCGTAGGCGCTGGGCGGTCTTTCCGGCCACAGCCTCGGCGAGCTCGAGCTCGGCCGATCCTTCAGTTTCCATAGTAAAAAGTTTACAAGACACCGCCGCGAAACCCCAAACCCACAGGGTTGCGGTGGGTTACGAGAGCGTGATGGCGCTCGACGGATCGCCGAGAAGAATCCAGCGGGGGGTGCCGTTGGCCTTAACGTCCATCGCCTTCCATCGGTAGGTCCGCGCCGTACCTGGCGGCGTACTGGTTGCCAGCACGCCATCGCCTCCCGTGATGCCAATGCCGGTCCAGGTATCGCCGACGTGTGTGTTGGCCACGGTCAGGACGAACTCCTGCCCAATGAACAGGATGTTCGGCAACGTGATGCTTGGGGCACCGCTGTTGACGTAGAAGCTCTGCGCTCGGTAACCCGTTGCGCAAGTGAGAACCGACGTAGAGACACTGGAAGCAATTGGGTTGGAGAGGGTGAGCTCCGACCCCAACGCCAAATACCCGACACCGACCATGGTGTACGGATTGACGACGTCGAACTGGCTGCCCCTCTCCGTAATCAGCACGCCGCTTGTTGCAGCAATACAGGCACCACTACTGAAAGCACCTCTGAAAAGGTTGTCATTCAGCTGGTGACCGCCCGTGGAGTTGAGATTGATGATGTTGGCGCTGCCGCCGTGTGCCGTTACATCGAAGAAGTTGTTGTTGGCGTACAGAGCCCCCTGATCGATGTCGACGAGGTTGTGCGTGAACACGGACGGCATGGTCAAGGTGCTGTGGGACAGACGCAGCGCAGACGACGCAGCTAAGCTGAGGAGCAGGTCAGCATCGCCTTTGGCGCGTAGGTAGCAACGTTCGAACACGAAGTCGGACCCCGTGCCCGTGTTGTTCAAGATCCTGCCATTCAGATTGTCGTCGTAGGAAGGCGCATTCCAAGAACAATTGCGGTAGTGCACACGAACGCCAGCGCTGCAGTCGATTGCGTAGCCCGTATTACCAACCAACCCACCGAAGATGATGTTCTCGACCAGCGTGTAATCGATGCGCGAGCTGCCAGAGACCCAATCGTGATGGTTGCGCGTCGCGTGGTTGTTACGCCAAAAAGTTGCGTCTGGCACCCCATGCCAACTCACGTTGGGCTGCATGTGGATGATCTGGTCCGTGCGGTATTGCGTAGGGCCGAGAAACACCTTACCGCCGCTCACGTTGGCCATAGCGTCGTGCGCCGCCTGGAAGGCAACTGAGTCATCCACCGACGGACTGCCCTTGGCTCCGAAGTACTCGGGGGTTATCCATCCATCGCCACGAAGGCCTTTCCTGAAGCGAACGTTCCTGTTGAACTCGGTCATAGGGCTAAGAAAAAGTCTACCACGGGCTGCCTCGTATGAAGCAGCCCGTGCCAGTCCCTACTTGGAGCTCCGACGCTTCAGCTCCCGCAGGCGCTCCCGCTCCGAATTGAATGATCTCGCCGACGTGCCAAAGCAGAGCACCGTCTCGTCGAACGTAGGCTCTCCGCCATTGGCCGGTGGGTTGTCTCCCGGCTGTACGCCCAGGAGCGCAGCATCGATCGCCGAGAAGTTGGGCTTGGCGCCGTTCGAGCTCACCCAGTGCACACCTTCCTTGGGCGTGTTCTTCGGACTGCGGGTGATTTCATCCAGCAGGTCATTGAGCCGCCGTTGCTGGTCCTGCGTGATGTACGATGGGATGGCAAAGCTCACCTCGATGGCCAGCACTTCCACATCATTGTCGGCAGGATCTTCACACCTGTCGTTGAGGTCGATTTCCTTGATTTCGTAGTCCATGTATTTCCTCGCCTCGGCGGTGGGCCAACATTTGCAGCAGCACCGCTTGGTGAATTCTATTGGGATCGATGGTCTTGGAGATGAGGTCGTGCAGGTAGTCCTTCCCTTTACGGCCAGCACCGATGATGCCGTGGTGTTCGAGTAGCCGCACCGCACTGTCCTTCCAAAGCAGGCTCGCAACCGCCCGGGAGGTCGTGGTGGTGTTCAACTGCGGTACACGTACTTCCCGAACGGCGTGGTCTTCGTACACGTAGATGCCCCAGAACCCAGGTACGCGGCGCTTCACGCTGACCAGGTGCTTTGGCGTCACGATGACCGATAGCTGGTCCATGAGCTGCCCGTAGAGCTTCACCTGGATCTTCGACAGGCGCTCCAGCCCATTGGTGTCGCCGTCGCTCTTGATCTCAAAGCAGCGCAGCAGGCTGTTGACCACCACGACGTCGCAACGTCCTTCCTTGGTGCCCACACGAAAGCAGAGCTCGTCGATGCGCACACTGTCTGGTTCTTGCATCACCGTGCTTTCGAGAAAGCTATGGATCGACGAGCGCATGTGCTTGTCGAGGAGATTCTTCGTCGGGCTCATGTAGGCCATGCGGCAATACTACCCGTAGATCGGGGATAAGATAGGTAGAGGTGGAACATGAAATTCCAAGAGTTTGTCGGTGCTGCGGAGGTTCATCTACGAATGGCCGGGTGGTTGATGCACGGGCACAATGGGGTGTGGCGCAAGTACAAGAAAGCAGGTGTTTCAGACGTACAACCGCTACCTGCCGCGCTCATCAAGGAACTCGAGACCGACGGCGCTTTTGAGCCGACGGTCGAGGCTTACTTGACGAACAACGGCTGGCGACGGAGCAGTAGTGGAGTATCAGGCGGGTGGCCTATGTTCAGCAAGAATGGGAAGTTCCGAAACTTGCCCATCGCAATGCTTCAACAGCTACGCGATGACCGCATAGACCGGGCTGCGGTCGTCCCTCCTACAACGCCCAGCGAGATGAAGAACCTTCTCGATGTGCGTGCTGTGCGAAATAGCCCGCCTCCAAGTGGGACCGCTGACACCGCGATCTCGCGGAGGTAGCGGTAGAGAAAAGGCCCGTCAGGACCTTTTCTCTAGCCCCCAGAGCAAGAGCTTTCTCACCAAGAGTGCCGTGCACAGCGTACACAATACGAACTTGGCGATGGTGAAAGCTGCCAACGTGATCTCTTCCATGTCGAGCTGCCAGCGTAGCCCATCACTAGCAACTCGCTAGCCGACAGCTTCAACACCTTCCTGAATTCGAACATCCAGACGGTCCACCGATTCTGCAGCTGATCGTTGAACGGCGAGGCATCCATGTGCCTCCAGATGAAGTACCAGCGTCGAACCCACCAATGTGCACCACAGAGGCAAGAGCGCACAGCGATACCCTGCCACCAATCACTGAAGGCGACTGCTATGACGCTGCTGAGCAACAGAGTCAACGCAACTACAAGCAGCATCAGTACCTCCCTAGTTCATCCATCTGCGTTTGAAAGCGCTGGGCACGCCCGCCGTAGTACATAAGAAAAACTCGGAAGAGACGGCGCTCCCTCGCAAAGTTGAACCGAGGGATGATGGCAGGCAGGCTGATGATGATCACGGCGTTGTATCCTCCAACAACTCGACGGGAATCCAATCGGTGCCATTGTCCTTCAACTGCACTTTGCTCTCGTTGGAGGCAGCGACAGCCGCTACTACGAAGTCCTTCTCTGTATTGTAACCGAGCTCGCGTGCCTCTTCCCTGAAGCGCACCTTCTGCCCCGTGTACAACAAAGACATGCCGGGCAGCAACGTAGGTAGGCCAACAACTGGTTTGCTACCTTCCGTAGGAGTTAGGGTCAGCTCTTCGTTCTTGTAACCTTTGAAGAACTGCACGCCGATGGATTCAACCGGCCCCGATGCCTGAAAGGTGAGGCCGCAGCCCTGACAGGCGTGATCCCTGTGCGGTTTGGTAGCAAGCCTGCCCTCGTCGACGTGCTGCAAGTGGCAACGCGGGCAAATGATGAGCAGCTCAAGTGGAGGCGTCGGCTTCTCGAGCTCGGCCTCGATGCGCTGGATGTGCGCGGTGACGTCATTCTTCATCTCCTGATCGGAGATGGTGTTACGCCAGCGCTTTGCGGCGTTGATGAGCCACACAACCTCTTCGTCACTCAGCATCGCTAGGCTTCCTTTGAGGCACCGGCGGCTGCTTCACGTGCCCGCGCGTGCGCCGCACGTCACGGATGGTGTAACCCTGATCGTGCGCCGCACGGATGCAATCATCCATGTCCTCGTACTCGGCCGACACGATGCGCGGGTTCGCAACCTCGTGGAAGTACCAACCCTGGCGCTCCCAGAAGATGTCGACTTTGACACCGGTTTTGGTCGACTCCGTTCGGAGTCGTTCCAGAAGCCCCAGCGCGTCGTCCAATACCTGCATCGCCTGCAGAACCGTCACGGGCGAAAGGTCCGGGTTGATCAGCTTGGCACGGATGCCAAAGCGAGTGATAGCGTCGCTGAGCTTCTGCGCGGCCGTCGCTTGATCGTACGTGATGTCTGTCATTCTCTTGGGCTCCAATCCTTGCAGTCGTAAACGACCACGCGCAGGTCATAGCCGTGGTCTCTCTTGAAATCGCGTACGAGCCAGACGTCACCCATCGTGGAGGCGCCGGTCACGCGGAAACGTTTGCCCTCGTAGGTACAGAAGAGCTTCCGTTCCTTGATGAAAGGTTCGAAGGATGCCTTCTGCCATGCGGGTAGCCGGAAGTGCATGAACATCCAGCGGGCGTAGGCGTCCTGTGTCGGGTCGTCGATGAAACTGTCGACGTGAACTCGCTCTACCTCGTTTAAGAGGCTCGAGATGTGCGTTTCACCCTTCATCACCGGCCGCACATATACCAGCCTTCTTCTCCACTTCGCGAGCCGCGTCCATGAGCCTGCGGTAACCAGGCCCGTTGAAAACGGAGCTCGACGCTAGTCGGCGCAAGTGGTGCGCCACCGTATGTGCGATGAGAGGCTGCACCGACGAGGTGACGTCGATCTTCTTGCCCACCACCTTCCGCACTTCGGGCCCGGCGCCGCCGAGCTTCTGAGAGACCGGTACGAAGTAGAACTTACCCGTTGTTTGGCTGAACAGGACTTGGTTCCGCTCCATCCCGAGCCACGCGCCCATTCCGCTTACGGCTTGGTCGGGGTGCGGCTGCTTCTGCTTTTGGCTTCTCCGCATTCTCTTCTTCAGGCTCAAGTCGGGCCCCGCAGAAGGGGCACCATTTGCAGAGGCCGTAGACCGTGTTCTTGAATTCGCTCTTGAAGCCATACTTGCTCTCGTCGCCTTTCTTGGCCTTGGGGAAGTAAATGACCACCGCCGTACGCACCTGCAACCGGCCACCCTTCGGCATGAACAACTGACCGGTTTGAATGCCGATGCGCTGGTTGTCGCTAGCACGACCGCAGGCGAGCTCCATCGCCGGGCAGCAGAACTTGAACTTCTTAGACATAGAGCGGTTCCTTGTGCACTATGGCCGCGGCCAAGGCCTCATCGAAGGCCTCGAACAAGATGGTGATGATCTCGATGCCCATGTTGGTCTCCGAGGCATTGCCGAGACCGCGGCGGTCGAGCTCATCGAAGATCTGGCGCTGCGTCATGCCGCATTTGTCGAGCGCCTCGTACATGTCGTCCTCGGTCGCATGCGGAGGCAACCGCTCACGTACCGCGTCTTCGTAAAGTTGGATGATGTCGCTGTCCTCAGGATTGTGGTTTTTCATCAGGTGTTCCCCTCAGGCTTCTTATCCCCCAGCAGCTCGAGCAGTTTCTCCGGGGAGCTAGGAGGAAGGCCCCCAAGGGAGGCCAGTTCCCGTTGCCCCTTCTCCCAGGCGCGCGCGGCTGCGGCGCCCGGGTCAGGAGCTTCTACGAAAGCGATGACGCCTGGTGTGGAATCGAGCGCGATGAGCTCGAAGCACCATTCCATGGGCTCGACTTTGAACGTGTACTTCGCACCGTCTTTGTCGATGCGCACCGCGAACATCGCGGGCCTTGTCGGTGCACGTGGCTCGAAGCCAGGGCAGTCGGTGCAACCTTCAGCAAGACACGGCCTGTTACGCAGCGTGAAATGCGACCCCTCCTCATGGACGCAGTGCTTACATAGCAATGTCGGCTCCCCACTCGAAGTACTCGTTGGCGCGATGAATGGCCGCGTATTCCTCCGGCAGCAACCGCCGCTGGATGGGGTAGGTATGGCCGTACACGATCAGGCTGTTCCACTTGGCGGGAACGAGAGCGAGCACCTCACGCTGGCTCAAGTACTGAAACATCTCGACGCTGCCGCAAGCAGTACCGTCGAAGTTCGAACCCAAGTAGATGATGGTACGCGCCCCACGGAGCAGGTCGACAATGCGGCGCTGCCCGTGAACCTCCGGCCAGGACACGAAGGCCACATCGATGAAGTGGCCGTGGCGTGCGTACTCCTCGAAGTACTCACCCACGAGTGTGATGCTCGGGTGCGGAGTAAAGACCATGTGGTGGCTGTACATCTTGTCGATGGCAGTCACCGTATGCGCGCCCAGCTCCTGCAGCTTCTTGGCCAGCGCCAGCTGCCCTGCCCCGATGTCGTGGACGTTGTAGCCCATCACGAACCTGCGGAGCACCGCTTCTTGTTCGTCGTTGAGCTTCCCGTGGGAGATGAAGTTCATGAGAGTACCGTCTGGGTTGTACATAGGCATGAAGCCGTAGCACCAGCAAGGGTTGTCGGGATCGTGCGCGTAGGCACAGGCATCGTTGCGAAGGAGAGTCTTGGCGGTATGGTCGACGCGCAGGTCGCCACACACGCAGCGATCAATTTGCGACTGTGACAATGTACGGTAGCCTTTTCTTCATGAAGGAATATCTCTCCAAGGCCTGGCCCGTTCTTCTCTTCGGGCTCGTCATCATCGTCGGGTTGGAGATGGCGGTAACAGCCCACCAGTGCGCGTACACCGGTGGGCATTGGTATGTGTTCTGGTGCTCGCCGTAGCTTCAGCCTTCCGGAACCTTGGCATCCACGCCCTCTTTCACTTTGTAGTTTCGTAACAGCACGCGCCCTTCTTCGGGCCCCTTCCAGAAGCCTTCGATACGAATCTGCTTGCGGAGCGAGCGACCAGCACCGTGCGCTTGGTTGCGCCAATGCCCGCGCACGAAGTGCTGTACGGTCAGCGGCCCACCACCCGTACGCCTCTTGCCTTTGATGTAGTCGAGCAGGTGCTGCCGCAGGTCGATTTGCACCGGCGCGCTGAGCATGAAGCGGCTCACCGAGAAGTCGGGTACATCTGACTCGCGCTTCGGTTTCTTCGTGTTGGCTGCTTTGTCCTTGAACGACTGCCGCTTGTACTCATCGGGATTCGACAAGGCCAAGCAGGCGCCCTTCACGAGCAACCTCATCGCGTGGATGATGGCCACGGCCGCAGGCTCGGCCTGGACCTTCTTGTCACCCAGCAGCGCTGCGAACAGCTCCTCACTGAGCGGGCCTTGAATCTCGCCGTCGCCGCCCACCAAGAACTCGATGTCCGTACCACGCACCCACATGCGCGTGTACGTCACCGCACCCTCAGGCTCACCGAACAAACCCGGCGGGATCACGAGGCTCCAGGCTTTCCATGGCGCCAGCACTTCGATGTCGTCTGGTACGTCGGTGAGAGCCAACGTGGCGGCGAGCTTGTGCCCAACCTCCAGCTTGGGAAAGCCAGCAGCGAGCCAGTCGTGGCCAAAGTCCTGCAGCTGGCCGGAGAACGGCTTCCCGCGCAGTACGCCGTTCATCTTCTCGAGCAGCTTTCGCACCTCTGGCGTCTTGTGCGAGTAGTAGCCGATGAGCGAACTGATGAGCTCGTTCACGCGCGTCGGCTCGAGGTCTGTGGCGAAGGAGTAGACCGGGTCGAACACGTAGGCTGCCGCCATCAGCAGCACCTCGACGTTCGTTGCGCTGGCACCGCCTGGAGGCACCGGCGCCTTGCGCGCTCGCTGCCGAACCTCTTCCCACTTCGTGTTGAAGCCCGGCAATAGCTTGGTGAGCTCGGCGTCCAGCCTGTCTCGCTCCTCCTCGTCACGAGCGAGCGTGTCGCGTAGTTCGATGAGGTCTTCGTTCTCGCGATGTATCTGCTCGAGTATCTCTTTGGCCTGAGCCGGTGGGTAGCCGTCTAATGCCTTGAGCAGCTGCTTCGATACATCGGAAATCCGCTCTCTGTCGTCGCCAAGCTTCGCACGCTCAGCACGTATCTGCGCCAGCCGATCGACGATGGAGGACTCCTCCTTCTTGAGGTCCGCCATGCCCTGCTCCGGTGTCCTGTCGCCCAGCCACTTCTTCAGATTGTACGTGCCGTTCAGAAGAGGCCTGTCCGCCAGCAAGTGGCCTCCGATGGATTCAAGCAGCGGGCTGCGTCCGTGAAGGCGAAGACGGCTGCCTGTGCCCGCGTCTTGTGCGTCGAGATGGATCTGCAACGTACCGTTGTGGCCCCTAGCCATGAACAGCACCCGCACGGCTCCGCTGGGCGTCGGCGCCAAGCAGCGGGCGATAAGGCTCTCACGCGGTACCTCAGGCAGCGCCGGTTCGCCAGCTACATTGCTTGCACCGATGTCGGCCAAGAACTTCCGTAGCTCGCTCTTTGCGACAACGGAGTAGTGCATCGACTGCGGTGGTAGCCCGAGCACCACCACCGAGTCCTGCATGCTTTCGTGCGTCTCACCTTTCGCCCGCAGCTGAATCGCGATCTCCCGCGACGCAGCGGTCAGTCTATCCATCAACTCTGGCGGAAGGTCGATCTCCGAGTCGTTGCGGAACAACGTCTCACTCACGAGCAATCTTCTTCCCAACTAGGAGAAGACCAAGCGCCGCGATCGTCGATACCAGGACGAGGGTCGAAGCGCGTCGGCTTTAGCACCGGAGGCAGGTACACCTTGCGCTTGGTGAAAACCAGGCTTCCCTGCACCGTGCGCTCAGTGCCCTGCTCAGCTTCGGCCTTGAGCTCGCATTCGCCGCACACCAGACCTTCGTCCCTGCCGAACGACAGGTTGGTCTTCAAGCTGCAACCGCAGCCAGAGCAGACCGGATTCAGTGGAGGGATGACGATGTCGTCCGCAGGCTTTTGCATAGCCTCGGAGACTCGTTGCTGCTGCTCTTTGTCCGCAGCAACCTGCCTTGCGATCTCCGCCTGCAGAGCCTCTTGCTTCTTCAGCATCACATCTTCCTCACCAGCATGGGCGAAGACCTCGGCGCGCGTGAAGATGTGGCTGCACTCCAACGCGTCCTTGGAGTCCTCACCGTCGTAGCGCAGCCAGCGGCTGCGTTCTCCACGGCCTTTCATACGGTACGCCATACGGCTTGCGTTAGGGTCAGCCATCCAGGTGCAGCCGCTGACCGCATCCGTATTCTTGCGCACGAACATGAACGTACGCGGGGACGCCACAATGTTGGCGCGTTTGCCGATGTGCGTGATGCTCAAGAACTGGCTCATGACGCTGAGCATCATGCCGCCATGCGCTTCGAGGACCTGCTCGCGACTCTCCGCGTCGACGTTGTTGCTATTGGTGATGTACCGCACCATGTAGGCGTGCGGTGAATCATCCAGCCACGTTGAAGGAAGCCCGGTGTTGGGCTCGCCGTTGTTCATGCGCAGGTAGATCTCCAGCGCTTCCCTAACCGAGTCAGCCAGGTTGTTGTAGTTCCAGTTCTGATACTGGAACCAGCGGTGACGTACGGTACCGTCCTGCAGCTTGATAGTGAGGCAGTAGTCGTAGTGAAAGCCGCCGCTGGACTGTTCCTTGCGTTCGCACAGCGACAGGACCTCTGCGAAGTGCTGCAACAGGTCCTTCACCCATTGCTGCTTCGACCAGTGCTCGGGCCTGCCCTTATTGGTGTTGGTTGCGTAGGTCATGAAACTCCTTCTGGCTTCGTACGAAGCCTCTCAGTGTCTCTTATCCCTGGCAGCTGAACCAATCTGCGAGCTTGTAGCCAAGGGTTTCGAGTACGACGTTGTCGTCGGTGCGCAACTGGGCAAAACGCTGGAACCGCTTAGTGAGCTCGGACGACACCGTCTTTCTGGACAGTGCTGTCGCCTGCTCTCCGGCCCGGGTGATCACACTGCGATCGCGCAAAGACCATAGGTCAAGAGTAGCCCCCGCGATGTGCTCAACTACAAGCGCGTCGAACTCGAGCGACTCACGTGTAACCCCGCTGAAGATTCTGATCGCGTCACTCACTTCATCAGACAAGTGTAGCGGCAGGTCCGCTGGGGCTCGTCGCGTATCCAAGGTGAGCCAGTGCGCGGCTTCATGGAGGAAGTACTCCGTGCGTGCGAACTCGAGTCTGTTAACAATGAGCTCGTCGAAGTCGAGTGAATACTTGTTGTAGAGGCCGACCGCGATCTTCTCGCACGTGTCCCAAGCCTTCAGCCGCATCATTCTGGAAGTCTGTTTAGCTGCCATCCTGTCTCTTATTCCCTGAGGAAGTACAAGCATGTCACGTCGAGGGACAATCTGCGACTTGTACGCAAGATGAACCACCCCTAGGCTAAAAAGATGGTCATCGCCTGGTTCCCCATCCTCGTCGCCGTCATCGGTATCCTGCTCTGGTTCATCTCCGCGAACGGCAAGGTCCAGGAAGCAGGCCGCATCATGTTCTTCTGCGGCCTGCTCGCTCTGTGCTTCGCGCTGTCGCGCGATACCGTCCGCCTACTCTGAGCTCGGTTCGACCCGGCTCATCACCAAGGCGACAGCCTTGTCGATGTCCCACTCGTAGCGAGCGCGCGTCTGCTTATTGAGCCGCACACGCCAGAGGTGGCCGATGTTGTGGTGGTCCAGCTTGTTCCTGATGTCACTGGGCATGTCCTGCGCCTTCACATCGCGAGGCGACGTCTTGGGCGAGAACTTGATGATCTCGATGCCTGTGGGCAGAGCCTGCACGCGCTCCCACATCGAGTTGTAGTCGATGCCCTCAACGATAGCCGTCGGGTCCACGAATATGGGCGATGTGGGAGACACCTCTTCCACGAGGTTCATACTCCACTCGTAAGCAGAATCGGAGTGCTTGGCGTACTGTCCGTCAAGTGGATACAGGAAGCTCTTCGTATCGTGGATACGCAGACAGGCCATCAGTAGATTGGCGCTGTTTTCGGCGAAGCATACGTACTTGTGGCCAGCTCGGTCCCTATAGAAGCTTCCAAGCTGTAGATGTAGCTGGGGGAGGATAGTAGCTCTCGACACCGTAAATCTCCTTGTTCATACGAAGGCCTTCAACCACACGCAGCTCGAAGACCAACTCTTCGCAGAGCCGCTCGCACTCGTCGAGCTCCAGCGTCACGGTGTGGCAGGCACAGCACGCACCAGGGTCCTTGCGTTCGATGTAGCGGGCAAGGACCTTGACGTACTTGGGGCTCAAGAAGCCCGAACAGCTCCGACACACGTAGATGATCGGAGCGTTATCGTAACCGGCTACCTCGGCATATCCCGCAGGTAGCCTTTCCACCATGCCCATAGCAAGAGCAGGGCGGCCAGGGTGTACAGCACGCCAACCTTCGTCACCAACCACTCCTGGTCGTTCATCCATGCGGGCCTCAGCAACTTCATCATCGACGGTTATTATCGCGTGCCCTGATGGCTACATCCAAGCAGGCGCTGAGCGCGAGGATCTCGGAGCGATTCATGTCCCCGATGGAGTCGAAGGGGCGCGCCATGTTGTTGAGCTTTGGCAGTATCTCGGTATGGTAGAGCTCCATGTTCAACCGCTGTTGCTCGTGCTTGTCCACTTCTGTCGGAGCCGGATCTGCCCCTTTGGTACCGCCAGGCATGAGCCGCTCCATGTCTTGATTGAACTCTTGAAGTGCCTGCCCGACTTCTTTGTGCTCGCCGTCGACCTTCTCCATGAACAGGAGCACCATGTTGACCAGCGAGCCGAGCGTTTGCATGCCCTGCTCGATTTTGCCGATAGCCACGTGCGATGGCATGTCGGCCAACGGCGTGGGGCCTCGCAGACTGGGGTCGATGACGTGCTTCTTGAACTCTTCGAATTCCGTGCGCGCATGACGAAGCCAGTCTTCGCCCTCCATGTCGGGCGCATCGTCGAGCTCCTGCTTCACCTCTTCGGTGCTGCGCCCTTCCAGTGGTACGGAGAGTGTGGCGATCCAACCACGAATGGCTGAACGCGAGAACCCGCGATTGCGGTTGACCAGGTCCTGCATGTACCCGAGCGCGTAGCTCAACCGGCGCGTCGTGTCTTTGCTGAGCTCCTGATAGTCCCTGTACTGCTTGGTATCCACCAATGTCTTGCCGTTGAGCAGCCCTTCGACCGTTTTGATGAACGCGGTTAGGTAACGCGGCGGTACCTCATGCAGGAAGGCGGTGCTGCTGTCTCGATTCTTTTCCCAAAGGTCGTCGAGCTTGGTCAGCAGCTCTTGGTCACCGCTGTACTTGAGCAGCTCATCGTTGAAAGTTCTAGGCATTACTTCATCCTTGCGCGGGCTGCGCCCACGCGGGCATTGAGGATCCGGACGGCGTCGCGGAACTCACCGCGCATAGTGACGCCCTCAGTGGACGACAAAGGCCAGCCGGCGGCTTCGATGAATTCGAGCACCTTCTGCGCCGCGTCGACCAGGTCCTTTTGCTGTTTCTCTTCGTCCTCATCGGGTAGCAGCTGCCCGAAGCCCATGGAGGCTACGGTCTTGAGCGTTTCACGCCGTTTGGCGTACAACTCACTATTGCGCAGGTGCGCCGGCACGTCGGCAATTTCCATGAACTCGGTCGCTGCGTTCATCACCGCCTGCAGCCGATCTCCCATAGCTTCACGATTCATCCACGTTCTCCTTCGCCAGTCATCCACGTAAGCCCGCAGTCAGGGCACGTGTACATGAGGCAGATGTTGGACCAAGGCGGGCCTCTCCTTTTGCATTCGGAGCACGGCCCGCTCTTCATCCTACGGTGCGTACAGGTAAGGCCGCGCAGCACGAGCAGCGCAGCATGTAGTTTCACGCTCACGACAGGTTCTCGGTGAACACGCACCTCGTGAAGGCCAGCACTTGGCCGTGTACGAGCTGCCAATCCATGAGGAACCCGCGCTCCTTCCAGAAGTCGGTGACGAGCTCGATGACGTCGGGGCGCAAGTCACCGTTGGGCAGGCGCGCACAGTCCTGCACGAAGCGCACGAACTCTGTCCGATGCCTGCCCATGCGGCGAGCGTGCAGTGGCGCCTCGAGCGGCACGTGCGGCTCGCCCATCAGCCTCAGTGCGTCTCCCCAGAGGATTCGGTATCCGGGTTGTCCCGATCGATGCGCATGTACTCCCGAACACCGTCCATCCACCACACGTACCACGTGCTTCCTTCGACTCGAGCCTTTTCCACGATGCTTTCCCATGACTCACCATCCCAGAGCTGGCTGATCGCAGCCATGCTCGTCTTGTCCTGGCTCTCGATAGTTGCGTTGATCCAGGTGCTGAGCGAGAAGCTGTAGTACTCCTCGTCCTGACTTTCCAGCTGGATGATACTACCGTTTGGGAACTGTTCGTTTAGCGGCATCGACATGCGGCTTCTCCTTGGACGCACCTTTCACCGAGCTGCGCACCAGCACGAACTCACGCATCCCCGGTGTGGTTGGAGGCACCTCTTCAAAGCGCAGGCCCTTCTTTCTACTTGCCATCGAACCTCCTCGGCAGGCGCTGGCGGTACTTTAGCTGCAGCACCAACACCACCCAGTAAAAGTTGCCGCCTACGAGCAGCAACCCTGCTCCAAACGAGAACCACTGCCCGAGACTCGGGTAGTAGAAGATGTTCCAAAGACCCCACGCTGTGAAGAAGGCGGTGGTGGGCCAATAGACTCCCTTGACTTCGCGCTCTTCCAGCAATTGGAAGTAGTTGCGCCAAGTGAAGTAGGCACCAACCAACTCGAAGAGCGCGTTCACGATGTCATTCCAACTCATCGGTTCTCCAGTTACTTGTGGGCGATGTAGCCGCTGAAGGCGTCACTCGGCCCCGTCTACTTCTGGTTTTCCGTCGTATCTGACCCATGCGATAGCCTCCGGTTTGACGCACACGACCTTGTCGATAAAGAGCAGCGGGTAGTTGCCGTCTGTACGACAGCGAGCAAAGAGCCGGTTACGCCGCTCCTGCACCAGCTGCCTGTAACCTTCTTCGGCAAGTGCTACGGCCTTCCCGCGCTCAGCCTCCTGTGCGGACTTGTCTTTCTCGGCGGTACGCTCGATCTTCGCTAGGGCCCAGTATCGGCGGAACACGACGGTAGCTCCGATCACCACACTGAAGACGACGAACAACCAAACCCAAAGAGGGATGCCTGGTTCCTTGATGTAGCGCCGTTGCATGCGGTTGAGCTCTTGTTGGTTCATGTAGCAAAGTTCTCCTTGGGGCATGAAGGACGCTCGAATTCGCTGGGCGTGCAGTAGAAGCAGCCAGCGTCGAAGGCGCCGTCGCAGGCACAACCGTGCTCGGCGATCTTGCAGTTGTTGCACTTCCCACAGACGCCCTTGAGCGCGCGGCTCGTGCAGGTGCAGACAGCATAGTCCTCACGCTCTTCTTCGGTCATCTTGAAGGCGACCGTGCGCGGCATGTTTTCTGGCAGCGTGTAGTACAGCTTACCGCCACAAAGGGCGCAGTGTTTGGTCAGGTCCATCATGGTTTCCTCATCGTTCGAAGCAACTTGGCGAAGTCTCCGCAGGTGTAACGATACTTCTCGACGATGGCTGCTTCATTCATCTCTGCGATCAGCAGCTCATCTGGGCTTGGAACAAGGTCGCGTAGTTTCGGGTGTAGGTAGATGGCTTGCTCAGCATTTGCCATGCTGCCGTACTTCTCGAACTCTTTGGATTCGTGCTTGATGCCAACCATGTAAGCCAACATCCGCAAGTTGAATCTCCCGAGATTCGCAAGCTTATCAACCGAGAGCTTCTTGAGCTCTACAACCGGCACCTTCCTAACATCGGCTATACTTAGCGGCTTCTTACCGAAGGCCATTCAAGCATGCACTTCCTGCAGCTGCCTGCGCAGCACACGGCGGTCGACCTCGGTGAGCTCGCCGAGCTTCAACGTACGCTTCGGGCCGCCACCACGCTTCGCCAGGTTGATGAGGAAGCGGATGATGTAGAAGAACATGTAGCCGCACATCAAGATGGTGCTCAGCGCCATGGTCTTCGCACTGTGCTCATCCCCCTTGTGGTCCAGGAAGCTGTACCAGCTGTAGGCATAGGCGCCCCAGAGTACGGAGAAGACGCGCCGGCTCGCACCCGTCAACGAGCAGATGCGGAGCCCACGCCAGTACGACCACATGAGGAAGAGTGCCAAGCCCAGCGCGATCAGCACCCTACCCAACAACATGGCGCTCCAGCCAGTTGGTCACGAGCGGTAGAAGCTCGTCGACCTCGGCGCCCTCACATACCGGCGAGTAGGTGCCGAGGTCTATGCAGATTTGCTCTGGCGTCTGGTTCATCAGATCGACAGGGCCGTCGTTTTCGACACTGTTATCGAGCTCTGCGTCGATCAGTTCTTGTGTGATTCCCATGCGGGACTGCTCCTTCGAGCCTCTTATGCCCTAAAAAAGAAGGCCCTAGCACTGTTAGGTGCCAAGGCCTTTCTAGCTGAGGCGGTGCCTGCTCTACGCTTCTTCGACCAACACGTCGCAGAAGCCGTTGCCAAGTGCTGTCTTGTAGACCATGCGGGCGAAGCCCTCTTCCGAAGGGCGTAGCACGCCTTCGTACTCGCCGGTGGACTTGATGCCGTACGGAGCTAGATGATGGACCAGCTCGTTGCGGGGCATAGTCAGCAGCCCGCTGTCGAGGACAATGATCGCCGTAGGACGTTTGGTGTCCTGCAGCAAGTCGTTGGCGGTATCGAGATTCTTCGTGAGAAGTTCTTCGAGTTGCGCGGACAAACCACCGTGGCTGTCGTTTTTGAACAAAGCAGCGAGTTTCATTCGGATACTTCTTTCTTGGTGATGAGCTTCTCGACGGTCTCACGATTGCGGTGAGCATCGCAGAGGTAAAAATGTCGGTGGTTGCCCAGGAACGCAACGCCGGCCGTGAACTCCTTGCAACCATCGGCCTTGCAGCGATGAAGTTGGTCGGGTTCGGCCGGCGCCTCATGGAGCCGCAGCTGGTGATCGAGCTCGTACTGCCGGTAGCAGGCCTCGGCCTCCGCCGCAGTGGCGTGCCCATCCGAATGGAACTTGTCCTTGAACGGGCGCTTCTCTTCGATGTCGCGCTCGAGCGACTCCTTCAGGTTCTTGTCCCACGCGGCAGTGCCGTAGTCGGACATCTCCTTCCAGCCAGCACAGTAGCCAATGGGGTGCGGCTGCGTACTGCCGGTGGAGGAGGTGTAGTCGTAGCGTTGGTCAGACTTGCGCTGCAGAGCTTGGTAGTACGTGGTCATGGGGTCTGATTGTAACCTCCACCACGCACAGAGCTCCAGCCGCGCTAACCATCGCTCTCCATCCTACCTTCTACCGGCAGAAGAACACCCACGCCACAAGAAGGGCACTCGCCCTTGCGCTTGATGGCATGGCGCTGCGTCTGTCCCTGCCAACCGCAACCGTCGACGCGCTCGCCGTTGGGCTTGACCGTCTTGCAGCGCACCAGGATTTGGCCTTCAGCCAGGGCTGCCTGGCCCAAAGCTTGTGCGCTGAGCGAGTACGCAGTCCAGCTCTGCTTGTCCTTGGAGTAGATGGTGATCTGGATGCCGTTGCCGCTGAGGTAGGGCTCGACGGTGACTCTGCGCCCGTCGGGCAAGTCCGCTGTTGCACCAACCTGGCGCATGGAGAGCGTGTTTTCAGTCACCAGCGCTTCAACGTGAAGCGTCGTCGTCCGTTCCGGTCTCTTGCTGCTTTCGTTCATTGATCCTCACCGGCATGGGGTCGTATCGGCATCTTGCACATTGATGATGGCAGAGGGGACGTGACGCATGCCGACGGCTGTGCCGCCAGCGATGTAGTGAAGAACGATCTTGGTGCCGTCCTTGAGCCAGGCACAGGTGAAGCTGTCGTCACGGACTTGACCCACTACTCTTGCGACACAGCCGGATTCGTGGCGATCCCGCTTGACCTTCTCGAGAGCCCAGGCTTCTTCGAAGGAGTTCCAAGCCTCTAGTAGGTCGCTGGCATTCTCGCGACTTTCACCAGCCTCCTCTTCGTCGAGCAGGTGCTCGGCCTCGCCCACCTCAGCCGCGGACAGAAGATCGGCAACCGCGCTCTTTACGCAGATGCCGAGCCGCTTGATGACCTCTTCCATCACGCATCCTTCTGAGGCTTGGGCTCGTTGGCGCACAAGTGCGGGTGGCTCTTGCAGCTCTCGCAGAAGGCGATGCGCACGATGTGCCCTGTGGGCGTGCCCAAGAAATGGTCGCGCTTGCGGTACCAACCCTCGTACGCTGCTTCATTGGGGCAACCAGGGAACTCGCACGGGATGACCGGCGGAGCAACGACGGGAGCGCGCGTGTTCCACTTGCGAATCGCCTCACGCTTGAGCTGCTGAAGCTGCTCGTCGCTTTGACCACCTAGAAAGGGCGGACCGCCTGCACCTCCATCTGGCCCCATCATGCCGCAGCCATCGCCATTGCAAATGACGAAGCCTCCGTCATCGTCGTACTCGATTTCGTTGCTGCCGCAGAATGGGCAGGGAAGTAGCGAGGGTACGCTCATCGAGGTTTGATTCCTGACCGGTCAAGGTCGATGGCCAAGTTGCGTAGGTGCCCACGCAAGTTGCGCAGCGCAGCCTTGAAGCTGGACGAGGTGAGGCCGGGATTCACGTTGCAGCTGCTGAACAGCGCAACAGCCAGCCACTTGTGCGGGCCCTGCATGCCCAAGTTGATGGTGAAGCGGCCGTTGCTCCCGCTGTAGAACGGGGCTTCATACTCCTCGCGGCGCCTGAGGATCATCCCGAACGTGCGGATATTCTCCGGCAGCTCGAGCTTCTTGATGAGCTCTGCGTCGGTGGGCTCTTTGCTCATGAAGCTGCTGCTTTCTCACGCCAGAAGGGTGCGTAGGCGAAGGGGACGTCGAGCCACTGCTCATGGTCGATGTCGTCCTTGAATGGCGTGTACGTGTGCTTGTGCTTTTCGATGAGCTCGCGAGCCAGCGGGCTGTCTTTGACGTACAGGTCCGACTCGTGATGGTCGAGCGTGAAGCCCTCTTTGACGAGCTCGTCGTAGAGCTCGTCGGATTCCGGGCGCTTGCCGTTGTTGATCACGAAGCTACTTCTCCTTCCACGAGGTCGAGCATGTAGTCGCAGACGTTGGCTGGGCGCAGTTGACCAGGTGGAGGGGCCGTGGAGCAGCGGTACTGCGCCCAACCACCAGGCATGCCGCCTTTGTCACCTTGCTGGCGAGTGTGGTCGACGTAGCGAGCAATGGGTGCGCCGCACTGCGGGCACACGCCGTTGTAGAGCAGCTTGTACTCCTCGATGAAGCCGTCGATTTGCCTGTCGATCTCGGCCGTTGGGATGCCCATCTGCTTGTAGCGCTCGATGGCGTCCGCGTAGAACTCGCGCTTCGTACGCGATTCGAGAGCTTTATTCATCTTCGCTCACCTCATGAAGAACAGGTCGACCCTGCGGTTTTGGTACATCCACACCTCGACATGCTTGGCGTCTCTCGACCCCGAGTACTCCCACGCCCTAGCAACTTGCGCCCTGGTTTTGACGGGGCGCAGGCCAGCTTTGTGCAGCTGCTGCCAGACCTCCAGCACGTCGATCTTGGCTGTGCTGTTAGGGAAGAGCACCAAATCGAGGTCGTTGCTCGACTGGCCCTTGATAAGTACGCTGCCGATGAGCCCTACGTGAAAACCAACAGGTGCCAGTGCTTCCTCGAGCACACGCGCGAGTATCAAGGCGCCCGTCAACGTCCATGCCGTGGTTGACTCACTCACTGTACTTACCCTCGTCGCCGTCGTCATCGCCTATGGGGTTTTCGAAGCCGTACTTGACGGCCACGGCCTTGAACAGCGGCAGGCCGTACTGCGCGTAGTCCTCGAAGCTCTGCAGCTCATCATCGAGGACCCACATCCACATCTTCACGCAGCTGTACATGAGCGACGACGAGATGCCGCGCTGGTTGAGCGCCTTCTCGAAGCCAAACTCTACATCCTGAGCGAGCTGCTTCTTCACCTCTTCTTCGGTGAAGTCGCGCACCTCCCACTCGGCGCCCTCTTTGAGCTCCATACCGAACTTGCCCAAGTCGGACTCGGGGAAGAACTGAGCGAGCCGTGAGAAGTCGCGACCATCAATCGCGTTCGACTTCAGCTTCTCTTCTGCAATTGCTTCCAAGACCTGTTCACGTGTCTTCATTGTCATCTTCCTGCTCGAGCACCCATGGCTCAAACATCACGTAGTAGATGCAGCGCAGCGCCTGCACCAGTTGATACACGCACCATGTGCCAAGGCCCGACCAGAACAGCTTGTCCAGCTGGGTCACACGTCGACTTCGCCTTCGTCGACCGATGCAAAGGTTGTCGTTGCTAGCCACACCCTGACTTGAATGGCCAAGTTCTCTAGCGCATCGGCCTTGGTGCGTCCCGGGTAGCCGAAGATGCGCATGCCACTCGGGGAGAGCCAACTGGCGGTGTACGGCTTCTCCGGGTGATAATCGACACCCTTAGCTTCTGCTTTGTCAGCATCGACCTTCGTGACCGTTGCCGTGACCTTCACGGTAACTCCTGCCAACGCTTGCGCATGTGGTCGATGACGTCGGGAGGCACGCTGTGGATAGATTCGAACGGCCCCTTCGCTTCCACGATGTGAAACGGGAAGCCCAGCTCCATGTAGGGCCTGAGCTCTTCAAGGAGCACGAACGTGTTGGTGACCACCACGCGCTTGCCGTTGTTGAGCATGACGCGTGTTGTATTCGCGCACCAAGAATGGGCTGCGAGAGCGCTCGTGGTCCGGTACACGTACCTGCCGCGCTCCATGTGGAACATGTCCGCTTCGAGGTGCATGTCGAAGTACCCGCGCTCCAGCAGGGACTTGGCCATGGTCGACTTGCCAGCACCGGGTAAGCCCCTGATGAGCAACAGCTGGGCTTGGCGCACGTCTTCCGACGGTGCCTCGAGGCACCACATCGAGCACCACCAACGCCTCGTACCTGCGTGATTGTCGTTGTGGCCTATTGGGCTGCGGTCGGTCTTCTCCACACCGCAGACCTCACAGAACTCTCGATCAAGTAGTGCCATCGCCCACCTCGTGCTGACGGCACAGCTTCCCCATGCAGGAGCTGCAGAGCCCCATGTCGACTGCGTAAGAGCCAGTCACATCGAGGGCTGCCGAGCAAGAAGAGCAGGGGCTGGGCCGCGCCAGCCGGCGGTAGATCAACACCAGGAGTGCCGTTAGTAACGCTGCGATGATGTATTTCATGGTCGTTGGTCCTCGTAGTTCAAAGGTTTTCGCCTGGGCTCGCCACATCGGGAGCCATGGGAATGTCAGGTTGCATGGGTGAATCAGCGTCGTCGCTCGAGAACTCGAAGTCCTTGTCGTCAGGCTGCGCGCCGATGAGCTTCTGCCCGGCGGTGTCGCGCCTGTTGAACTTCCTGATGGGCAGGTCTTCGCGTGCAAGGTCACGCATGCCGCTCATCAGCGTGCCCGAGTAACTCACGCCGTCTACGTTGAGATTGAAGAAAGTGCTGAACTGACCTTCGAGCAAAAGGTCGATGGCCCTGTCAGCTCCCTTTTGCCTGAAAGTCGACAGCATTACGTCCACAGGCTCGACCGCGGGCGCTTCATACAGGTCGAACACGGCGCCGAGCTCGGTGAGCGAAGCGGCCATATCCTCGAGCAGGTTCGTTGCATCGTTGATCATGGAAGGCGTGGGGTTGGCGTTGGTCACGATGGGGTTGAGCGCGCGCGCCAGGTTTCTGAAGAAGAGCTCTTGCTGCGGCGACTGACCGAGCCAGGTGGTTGAACCGTCCTTGAGCTCGGTGTAGTTGGCCACCTGCGCGATGCGGATGCGCCCGAAGGGATTGGGCACGCCGAAGTCGAAGGTGAGGCTGAACGTCGAGGCGACAGCTGCGCTCAGCTCGAGCACCTGCAACGTGCTGTCGATGGAGACGACCTCTTGCTCGACGTCCACCACGTTGTAGCTGCCCACATAGAACTGCACGAGGTCGCCCACCGTCACGCCCGCTGGGAACGTGTCGAAGCGGATGAACTTCGTGAAGCCCTTGATGGGCACACCCACGTCGATAGGGTCCAGGAAGTAATCGGCGCCATGGCTCGTGCCTGCGTTGTCGACCGTGATCGCAGAAACCAGCGTGGTGTCACGCGAGACGAAGCTCACGTCTTCGGAGCCGAACTCCACGTTGAACCCAATGCTCTTATTCCCGTCTTTGAAGACGGGTAGCGAGCTCTCGATGACGAGCTCGAACGAGGCCGTGGTCTTCACCAACTGGTCCTCACCAATGTAGTAGTGTCCTTGGTTGGGCCCGTCGCTGATGATCAGCACGTCGCCAAAGCCGAAAGTCACGTCTGGTCCCACCTCGATGGAGATGGCGCCGTCGGTGACAGGCACGGGGAATGTAACGCCCAACACACCAGACGCGATGGTGTTGATGCTGCCTTCTACTCCGATGTCAGTTGGAGTAAGGCTTGAGCGAATCACCACGCGATCTCCCAGCTGCACAGAATCAGGAACGGCGACCGCTAGTGCGATGTTGGTTCCGCCCGTACCTAGAAGGCCGTCGCAGACCAGCTTACTCAGCACCACGCGCGTCGGGTCCGTAGGCTCGGAGCGCGCGCTACCGACGTACTCGAAGGGGTGAAACACCACCTTGGCGCTCAAGGCAGCAGTCGAGCCCGTGATGTTGTCGACCACGGCCTGGGCTGATACTGGGCGGCTCCGCACCTCGATGCCAGGGAAGAAGCCCAGGATGGCGTGGGTCAGGTCCTGCACCCCGTCGGTGCGTGGCAGCCGAATAGCCCTCCGCTGGACCACGCTGCCGAGTTCGTCCGTGTCCACGAGCTGCAGGGCGCGCGCGGCAGGCCCCGTTTCGATGGAGTCGTCGCTCGCAGGCACAACAGGCGCCACGCCGGCGGTATCCACGTACTGGCCCAGAGGGTCGACCGCCGTGATGCCCCACGTCGTACCAGCGTTGGTCCCTGCCACCACATCGAGGTCGTCGCCCACTACAACGCCCAGCGCGTTCAGATCGCCGGCCAAGATGGTGAAGCGTGCGTTGTTGCCACCCAGGCTCGTCGTGGTGACGGGCCCGCTGTAGCGCAAGGGCACGAAGCGCTTCTGCATACGTAGCGATGAAGCACCCAGGCCTGCGTTCACCTCGGTCACGATCTGCTGGGCAGAACGTGTACCGATGGTGAGGGGAATGTCGAAAGTTGCGCCGCCCGTGTCGAGCTGCCCGAACACGATGCGCATGGCGTTGCTGTCTGCCGTGATGGCGAAGGGCTCCTGCAGCGTGCCCAAGAGCTCAGCCACGTACGACAGGGGCAACGGGAAGTCGAAGGGCGTCCCGCCGTCCAAGGTGAAGCGGATGAGCTGATTGGCAGCCAGGATGGGGTAGGGGCCCGAGCTCGAGCTCTCACGCACCGCTGGCACGGCCAGGTGCTGGGTGTCGGCGTAGGCCGTGGCCAAGCCCGAGGTGGTGATGAACTCGCTCGGAGCCGTGGCCGCCCCGTACTTCGTGACCAGCGGGCGCTGGGTGAGCAGGTCCAGCGTGACCGCGCGCAGGTTGTCGAGGCGGCTGTTCTCGTCCAGCGCCGCCAGGTCGTTGTAGTGGCTGTCGAGCACGTCGCGCGCGCGGCTGATGACACCCTGGGCAGCGATGCGGGGCAGGTTCAAGCTCGCAAAGTCGTCGATGGCGCCCGCCAGCAGCTTCACCCGCCTGATGAGCTCGTTCTGCTGGTCCACCAGCTGGCGCACGAGCCCTGGGATCTTCCCCCGGGCCCCACTCGGCGTGTCCACGATGGTAGCCGAGCCGTCGGCACCCGTCTTCCTGATATTCGAGCCCGTGGCACCGAGGAAGCCGTCGAGGTTCTGGACGTAGCGTCGGTACGCTGGGACCTTGCTGATGTCGCTGAAGCCTTGGTCACGGGATGAAACAGCGGCTTCGAGCTCCTCCAGGGCGCTGCGTGCGTTGGCAAGCAGGCTGATGTCAGTGATAGGGGTCGTGAGCCTATCGGTAGCCTCCACTGCGTCGATGAGGCTTGCGATGGTTTGAGCCTGTGAATCAAGGGCATCCTGCAGCCTCTTCACCCCGAGCTTGAGCACATAGAAGGGGGCGTTGAAGTACAGGATGAAGCACCCTGCGGCGGCCTCTTGGATGTCGCTGAAGGATACGTCAATCTTCCTTTCCCCGAGAATACCCGTTGGATGTCGAACACTTGACCGTACAATCTTCTCGACGGCGTCCTGCACTTCTTGGTCGGTGTAGTTGCTCATTTGCTGGGGTCTTTCTCGAGGCTGAAGCGTGCGGTAGGCACCTTGTACTTACCAAAAACGTCTGGGTGAAATTGGTTGGGCTGCAACCCACTTTGCAGGGCATTCTCCATGTCCTGCGCCATCTCGTCCTCGTAGGCTTTGGTCTTGATGCAGCGGACGCAGCTGACCAGGGTGTGGTCGGTGGTGCTTCGCATGAACCCGCGGTCTCGAGTCGCACCACAGACCGCGGCATTGTCCCCGTGTTTGAACCTCCAATGCATCACGTGGCTCATGTAGTGGGGTCTTTCTCAGGCATATCGATGCCGCTGAAGTATCTACGGATGGCCACGTCCAGGTCGAGGAAGGGGCCGTGATTTTCGCCCTGTTCGCCCAGCTCTTCCCACCAGACGATGATGGCGTACTCGGTGGTCTTCAGGAGGTGGCCACGCCACTCGAGGCGCCAGCCATGGGCGCGGGTGAGGTGAAGCTGCTGGTTGCGGGCGCCGATGCACCATGTAGCGGCTGCCTCGACATCGGGGAAGAGCAGGACGGTGTGCTCGACGCGTACGGCGCGCCAGGCTTTGGGCTCACCGGTCTCGGTCAGGGTGAAGACAGTTGTGCCGGGCACCAGGTCGATGATCTCCCAGTAATTGCCACGTGTGGGTTGGATGATGGCGCTCATGTACTTGCCTTTGCTGCTGCGCGTAGGAGCTCCACTTCACGGGGCGTGAAGGGGCCGTTGCCCGAGTGTTTGATGCAGGTTTCTACGGCCGTGACCAGGCTTTCCTCTTCGCCATGGACCAGGAGCTGCTTGGCCACATTGAGCTCGTGCTGTAGGAGGGAGGGGAGGGGTTGGGCAGGTGCTGTTCGCGGGCGCCGAAAAGTCATGTAGGGGGTGCTTTCCCTGAGCCTCGGCACCTAGCGCAGACGCCGTTGAACTGGGAGGGTATCGGACTTCTTGAGCCTGAGCCATGGCAGCTTTCGCACAGCTTGGGCTGGGTCAGGATGCGCATGACTTCTTGGTAGGTTTTGTCCTGCACAGCGAGGACGGGGTGCTCATGCTGGTCGAGGATGTAGACGATGTCGAACAGCTGCTTGGTGGTGAAGGGGGCCTTGGCTTGGAGCACGGTGGCCAGGGTGGTGAGGAAGTCGGGATGAACGCTGTTGGCTGGCGCCGAAGGTTCATTTTCTGGGTGGAGCGGGGTGCTCATGTATTGGTGACTTTCGTTGGGGTCTGAGGCAGAGAGAACACGAGGGAGCCAGGCTGGATGTGCTTACCGTCGACGGCGAGCTTAGCCGAAGAAGTGAGCTCGGTGCGCAGCCTGTGTTGGAGGATGAGCCAGCTGTGGCGCTCGGTGGCGTGATTGGGGAATTTGTCGAGGGTGAAGGCAGGTAGGCGGTGCGGGATCATGTTGGTCGAGCCTTCCTTGGCAGGTTCACCACTTTTTTGAGCGCGAGGGCTAGGCTGTTGTTTCGGAAAGTAGATGGCATCCTAAAATCTGTCAGCTTGGGCGCATCAGGGGTCAGAGCATCTTCCATCTTCTGAGCGATTCGGTCCTCGTGCGTGATGTTGGGTGTGAAGGGTTTCCCGTCGTAGGTGCGGCACACACCTTCGTGGCTGTGTTCCAAGTAGCAGCGTTTTTTGTAATTTGGCAGCACGAGCCTGTTCATACAACGCATGGCTTCAACCTAGTTTTGGCAGCAGCGCGATGCACGCAGGGCACGAGACGTTCTCGTCGTCGAAGGTGTAGAGCGGGGTCTTGTCGGAGAGGGGCGTGCCCTTCGACCAGTCAGCTCGGTACACGCCTTCAGGCAAGCCCTCTGGCTGCGCGTAGACGTAGTACTCCTTGTTCTGACAGAGGATGGTTACGTAGGGCTGCGAGGAGCTGTGGCAGGCGTGAACGACTTGCTCGGTGTTCATGTGGTTGCTGCTTTCTGTAGTGCATGTTCCATGATTTCAGCGCGCTCGTCTCGGTACCGAGCAGTGCGCATGCAGCTCTTGCACGTCACCCAGTCGGCAAGCGAGGTCCACTGCACACGGCCTTCAGGGTCTTTGGTATTGCATACCTGCATGCGCTTACCGCAAGCTGTGGTGCGGTTCATGCCAAGGAAGAGGTGGACAGACATAGCTTCACGATCTTTTCGGTCAGCTCGTCGGTAAAGGCCCTGAAGCTGGCGACGGTACTGGGCGTGGTGAGCGACTCTTCCATCCGCTGGGCTTGGCACTCATCTGAGATCAGGCAGGCTTCGCAGTCCACGATGTCCAAGCTGCTAGAGAGGCGCGCGTCGTCGGGCAATTCACGTACCAGCTTGCCGCAGCCTGTACGAAACGGCATGTGCTGCTTGGGCGTGGGGAGCCAGTAATGAATCACGATGAGCTGGTCGTTTTCGTCGACGTTCATGTGGTGCCTATCAGTAGCTGCCGTTGTGCGGATGGATTCCACTTCATGTGCTGCCCGGGCGGGAGGGTGAACTGCAGGATGATGAAGCCGTCAGCGCGCTTGACCATGTACTTGCGGTTCGCAAAGGACTCGTTGTACACGGTGAACTCTTCGATGCGCTCGCCAGCCGCCCACACGCGGTACACGCTTCCCGTCTCATCGACCAGCGTGGCAGCAGGGGCTTGGAGCGCTTCCTCCATCGCCTGTGCCTTACACTCGTCGGACCTGAGGCAGGCGGGGCAGTCCACTTCCTTGAGCTTGCTGGTGAGCGAAGCGGGCTGCCGTAAGTCGTAGAAGCCAAGGCCGCAGGCTGTGTGCACGGGCCCACGCCTTTCGACGTAGTAGTGGTGCGCGGTAGGGAGCACACGAGTAGTGAATGAGCGGGCTGCCTCCGCAATCTTTTCTTTTAGCTCAGCGCTCATACATGTCCGTACCGAACATCGACACGACGCCCTCGGTTGCTTGCCGGATGTTCGATTTGATGAGGGCACGCTCCATGCCCGTGGCCAGGTACTCGTCCGAGCACAGGCAGCCAGGGCACGTTACTTCCTTGAGGCTGTTGGTGCCGCATACGCCGGGTTCAGTGCCCAGGGGTTGGCCGCAGGCTGGGATGTAGTTGGCACCGCGGGTGACATAGCAGACGGGCATGCGTACCTCCTGCAGCATTACGTAATCTCCAGCTTCTTCAGGTACTCGGCAGAGACCATGAGCTTGCTGAATTCCTTCTCGAGAAGTTCATTTGGATACAGTACATTCATGAAATCACCTGCCTCCACACCACGGTTGACGAAGTCAGGCTCGCGCAGCGAATCCTCCATGGATTGAGCCAAGGCATCGAGGTACTGGGCGGACTCGAGGCAGCTCTCGCAGTTGATGCGCTCGACCCAGCGCGTGGCGTACATATCGTGGGTGATGCGCACGCCACATCCCGTACGCTTGCTGTCACCGTTCTTGGCGAAGTGGGAGGTGCCCTCGAACTTCATGGACCACCACCTTCCGCTGTGATCGCCAGCTTGCGTACGACACCATCCGAGCTCATCACGCAGATTTCGTCTGTAGTCGTGTCCATCCACAGAAAGCAACCGCTGACAGGTGCAGTGGTTGGGGCGCCCGGCAGCCAGGTATTCGAGCTCGCGGGCAGCGGGATGGTAGGCGCGCTCTTGCCGGAGATGGTGAACACATCCGTGCGCAGCGCATCTTCCATGGACTGCGCGACGCCTTCGAGGCACGTGACACAATCCACCTCGTAGGGTGCGCTGCTGCAGAAGTCAGCCTTCACCTGACTCAAGCCGCAGAAGGTGCGCGCTCTACCTGGAGGGACGTAGCAAGTAATCATGGGCTCCTAGTAGGGTTGGAAGTCGCGCTTACGCTTGGGTGCACTCTTCAGCGTCTTGAAGTAGGTCTCGAGCGTGAGTCGATACGCATCGAGTTGTTCGAGCCCTTCGAAGTACCACCAGTAGGCCTTGTACTCGTAGAGCACCCAGTAGGGCGGGTTCTTGTGCTCGTAGCTGACCATGGTCTGCGTCTTGGTGCGCATGCCATCAGGAAATGGGGTGAACGAGAGCACGGCAATGGACATGGCCTTGGTACGCCACACGCGGTACTGCTGGTTGGCCAGAACGGCGCCGTGCGTGCCGCGTGTGGTGTAAGGCTTGCCTTTGCCGAAGGTCAGCGCGTCCTCCATGGCTTGCGCGATTTCATCTTCGGTCAGCTCTTCCATGGTCAATCCCAGTAGTAGAGTACAAGCTCGCTGGTGTGGCGTCCTTCGTGACCGAATGGGAGCTCGCAGAAGACGGTCTGCCCTTTGTTCGTGAAGTGCATGTGCTTGCAGCGCAAGTCACGGGCTGGAGTGCCTCCGAGTGCCTGCTCGAGGCGGTCTAGGGCTAGCTCTTCGTTGATCTTACGAGCCCTGCGCTCCTCGAGCTTCTTGCGCCTCCGCGCCTCGCGCTTGAAGCTGCGCGCGGTAGCCATCTACACCCCGAGCTTGAGCCTGGCTTCTTTGATGGACTCGAGCGAGATCCACGCAGGCTTACGGTACCGTGCAGTGGCAATGTCATTGCAGAACTTATGCCAAGCCTCGGTCAAGATCTTGTGCTCCGTACGTTGCTCCAAGCTGAGCCACACGGTGCCGCGGCCTTCGGCTTGCAGCGTCTCGAGGTCGAAGCGCCCTCTTGGTGCGATGAAGCGCGAGTTCTCGTAGTTGTACTCCACCCACTTGCGCCCAATCTTGGTGATCACGTACTCGGTAGGCTTGCCACGGTCGAAGTCGTGCTCGACGAAGACATGCTGCCCTACCTTCAGGTTGTGCTTGTTCATGATGCCCACTCGAAGGCGATGCCTTCACGCTCACACATTTCAGAGAACATTCGGCGCACGGCGATACATTGCCGGTCACCAGGTTTGAGTGCCTTGCGGCACACGTCGGGGCGCTTTTCGTAGATGGAGCAACTCACTTGGCTACCGATGGAGCCACGCAGCGAGACGCACCTGCAGTCCTCACAGCCTTTGAGCGGGCCCGTCTTGTTGACCGTTGGCCGTGTACGTATCTCGCTGCGAATGACGTGCAGCTTCACGTAACGTTTGCCCAGAAGCTCTTCATCTTTGGGCGTGAGGTTGACGTAGGTGTCCTCCCAGGTAAGGGAGGTACAACAGATGCCGCACTTGCGGCAGTCAGGCTTGCGCATGATCACTCCAAGTGGTGAGGCCCCACGTGCTTGTAGCGCCTGAGTTCCTGCGGGGTAGCGCCAGTGAGGCGGCGCTTGGTCGCACCGGCGCTGCGCTCGCTGCGTGCCTTGTCACGGCGCCATTCTTCAGCCTCGGCTTCGGTAGCCACGTACTGCGTGGAGCCCCACGAAGGGATGTTGATTGTCCACACGGCCACTTCATGAGGGTCGTGCTGCCTTTCAGGATCGAGGTCTGCGTCTTCCTTGACCAAACCTTCGGCGATTTCGATGAGAGCTACCTCGCCGTCGGCAAAGGGCTCCACAGTGACGCTGGTCGAGCTGAACTTGGGCGCGCGCCAGCGCGGACAGTCTGCACCGTCCACACGGCTCATGTACGGATGAAAGACAGGGAAGGGCGGCGTGATGCCGTCATGCTTGCGCGCCCAGTTGAGCAGGATGCGCACAGCACGGATGAGCTTCTGTTCATGGGGGTTCATACGAGGGATCACTCCAGGAAATGACGGCCAGCGATGGTGTGACGCACATGTGATCAGTGCCTCGGTGGCCGCGCTTGAGGGTGCAGCGGTGCCCTTCGGATACCGACTGGCACTGGGCGGTGGCGATGGCCGCTTCGAGTCTGTCGAGCGGCGCTTCGTACTTCAGGTATTGCTGACGAGCGTGGCGCTTCTTGCGAAGCTCACGCTTCTGTTTTCGGTTTGCCAGTTGAGATGACCTCCAACTCCTGTTCTCCGGCGAACTTGTGCTGAAGCAGCGTTGGGTTGTGGTCAGGTACGTGCTGAAGATCTTCAGGCAGGTCTTCTATAGCTAGGGTAGGCTTCCACACGAAGATGAGCGTATCGGCCTGTGCGTTGTAGTGGGTCTCTACGAGTTCGCAAAGGTACAGCTTGTCCCTGTTGTCCCTCACCACCGGAGACTCGATCTTGTACCCAATCTTCTTCGGGTCGGGGTAGGCGTAGTTGCCGTCCTTGCTGTGCGCACACGACCAGTCGCCGAGTGCCATCTGCACTTCGGCTATTGAGCGGGGCAGCGTCGTAACGATGTAGTTCATTCTCCAAGACATGGGATCCTCACACGGGTTTGGTTTCGCTCACGATGACGGTGGGTGGGAAAAGGTCGAGCAGGTTGTACTTCTCAGCCAAGGTGTAGCTGTTTGCCTTTCGAAACTTCTGCTCTTCGCGAGCTCGTTTAGCTCGGATGTCACGCATGGCGTCCTTCAAGCTGAGCGGACCACGCAACGATTCTTCCATGCTCTGCGCCGCACGCGCTTCATCAACTACTTGCTGTAGTTCTACTGGGAGCTGTGGTTGCTTAGCAGTCATCGATAGGGGCGAACAAGCTGGCGCGAGGCTCTGGTCTGAAGCGGTATTTGGGCTCTAACCCAATCGACTCCCGCAGCCTATTGAATTCCATGATGAGGTCGTCGAGTGCTTTCTCGGAGTCGAAGTTGGGGTCATCCAAGAAGCGGTAGATGGGGAACGGCAGGAACAGCTGCAGCCACGGTCGCGTCTCGTTGAGGCGCAGGTACAGCGCATCGTCGTACATGTTCATGATGCGCGCGATGTCGGCTGCGTTGAAGAAGAAATAGGTTGGGCGTTGCCAATCACCCAGGTACTGCGCTGTCCACGTACGAGCCTGTGCCTGCCCTTTATCCCACGCATAGAAGGGCACCAGCACCTTCTCCATGCGGTCTGCCAGCAGATCCTCGAATGGAAAGATGAGCTGGTACATCAGTACGGCCTCAGCTTTTTGGGAGCAACTTCACGCCGACTACGCGCGTCGTCCTCGCGCTCGAGACCAGGGAAGAACCACAAGTCTAGCTCGACTTCCATGTAGTCCCAGCCGTTTGTCTTTTCTCGGCGTACCTCAACCTCCACCATGGCCGTGTTCGGGTAACGAAAGCGAACCTCTACAGTCGACCCGAACAGACCCTTGTGCTTGCTCTGGACTTTGTACTCGCTCCAGTCTGTCCAGCCACCGAGCAGCGCCAGCTCCATGCGCTCGGCCATCAAGTCTTCAACGTCTTCGATGATGGCAGCGAGGTTGTCGAGCTTCTTCAAAATGCACTCATCCTGATCTTGGTTGGTTTGCCATTTGCCAGCCTGCCCTCGTACGCCTCACGCACCAGCTTTTCCTTCTCGATGCCGGGGAAGAACCATTGGTGGCGTCGTGGGCTGTACAGGCGTGAGTACTCGTCGTTGCCGGTGCCCCAAATGAGCGGGTCCTGTTCAGGCGGTTTCTTCTTGGGCACGTCGACCTTGAAGAAGCGCACCTCGATGCAAGGATTACCTGTGGCGTAGGTTCGAAAGCGCACCGCACACTTCTGCCCAACGCGGGCTAGTCTCTCCTCTCCAAAATCCACGTGGTGGTCTGAGCGCAGCGTGTACACGTGCCAACCGTTGGTGAAGAGCGATTCGGTGTGTGCCTCGGGCTTGATGATGCTGTCACGCACCATCTTGTGTAGGTAAGCCCTCAGCCTTTGGTTGTCCTTCTTCGTGACCGCCCAGCCTGGCGGGAGTCGCTTTGTCTTACGGCTTTGTGCCACCTCTTCATACCCTCCTTGACGCGTACTGATCTTTCCTCGAGCGTGGCGATCAGCCTGTCGGCAGTAGCTGCGGACACGCTGTCGAGCATAAGTCGACCTCCCGAAGTGGAAGCAGCCGTAGCTGTGCCAGTGCGTAGGCTCACGTCATCCCCAATAGAACGTTGCGATGGTGGAGGCTCGGTGACGGTCAGCGCATCCTCCATAGCCTGCGCTATAGCAGCCTTCTTGTGGTACCAAGGTTGGTACTTGCGCACGTGGAGCTTCTTCTTGCGCTTACTCAATTGAGATCGAAACCTTTTTCAGCTCGATTATTGGGGTAATGCCAGCGGAGATGTGTAGGTGCTGCTTGAGCTCCGCTTCAAGCAGTACGCTACCGTCTAGGATTAGTTGAACCTTCGACAAGATCGCTGACCCCCCTATACACGCAGGGAAGCAGATGGGTCTTACGGTACTGAGAAGTCCGTGGGCGACAGCCCATTGATTCGTGTCACGCGCGAGGGAAACCCGCGCATAACCAGCGTAGGTCACCTCATTCCCGTCAATATCCAGAAGGCTTGCTGTCATCCCTGTAGTAGGAGTCAGCGCAGCTTCCATGCGTGCGGCAGCTAAATCACACTCACGCTTTTGCTTAAGTAACGACTCAACCAACTTCCACTGGTGCTTGGCCCACCGAACCGAATTCCTCTTCATGGTCTGCGCAGCCGTCCTAGCCCGTAAGCCGGGCCTGTGCCATTGATCTTGCCTCCAATCAATTTAAGGGGAGGTCCGCCGTAGACTGCCGCGAATGATGCGATCTTTGCGGCGGCGCGCGCTACATCCGCGCTTATGCCATCGGCAACCACCTTCTCGAACACCTGCTCGATGTCGTCCGGCAGCTCATCGCCGTAGCTGCTGAGCACCAAGGCCGTGTTTGCTTTGGATTCGCCAAACGCTTGCTCGAGCACGCGCCGCTCGAGCTCAGCGTAGTCCGTACGCGCCAATGGGTCGTCAACGATGACGAGCGTACCTGGACCTCCAAGCCGTTGTGGCGTCGGCAGGCCACGCGAAGCGTACCTGTGCTCCAAGGCCATATCTTGAAGCTGGGCGTAGAAGTCGTCGAGGCGTGGGATGTACTGCAAGTTCGGCTGTGATGAACCTCTGCGCCCAGTGATTGGGCCCAGAGTTTCGAGGTCGAACGCCACCGGATCGAAGCTGAGCGCCGCCTCCATTGCGTGTGCCTGCGCATCTTCGTACGCCTTGTTGCGCCGTTGATTGCGGGTAAGTCGCTTCTGCCTACGCATTCTTCCTCCTAGCCTTCACCCGCTTGGCGTCTTCGAAGCAGGCACGAGCCTCGTCCTTGGATTTACCGGTGGCTCGCATCCAAATCTCCATCAGCGTGGACTCTCCGCTGAGTGCTTCTTCCATGTCCCGCGCTTGCTCATCAACCGAGGCGGCTCTTTGGTCCCTTGTGCTTGGGTCGGACGACAGGGGTTGTGTCATCGTTCACCTCACGTTCACCAAGAAAGGCCTTAGCACGCAGCACGGTCTCTTGCTCACCACGCGAGATCTTGGCTCCTAAGATGCTGGTGGATTCTGGCTGCAGCTCGATGATGTGTACCAGCGCCTTGATGAGACTGGGGGCTTCATCGATACGCCAAGTCTCAGCCTTGTAGGCCTTGACCGCCCGAAGCAGCTCACGCGTGGCTTTGGTGTGGATGCGTGGTGCGCCATCTTCGAGCTCATCCGCCGCAGCTAGCGCTGCACGGATCACACGCTCCTTCAGCAGATTCACGGATGCAGTACTCATTTTCTTAGCTCCAGGGATTTGACGACTTCAGGGCTCAGGTAGGGGTTGCGGGCGCAAGCATCTTCGATGAGCCGCTCCATGGCCACCTCGAACTTGCCCTTGTCGTCGCGCCCCTCGGCGCCAACAACGCAGCGGTCGCGCGGATGAAGCTGCAGCTTGGTCTCAATACGCAGGAGCCTGCCTTCCGGAAAGCTCATGGAGCTCGAGCCCGTCTGATACAGGCCTTGGTAGATGTACAGGTTACCGAGGTCTTTGTTGACGCGCTCGGCATTGGCCTTCGCTGCGGCTACATCCAAGGCGCGGGCGACGCTCGTCCTGCGACGGTCGTGCTCCCAGCGGCGCAGCACCTCAGCCGGCTTCAGCTCTTGGATCTCGATGACATACGAGGCGTAGTGCACGTCGTATTCGACCGTCTCCCAGCCAGTCTTACTCACCTCAGGCTCTGGGTGCGCCACACAGAAGGGTTGGCCAGGGGCGATGCCGTTTTGTAAGGCCCACTGCCGCCATGGCTCATGCCACTCGTGGTCGTACTCGAAGCAGTCCCCGTCGCCGTAGCTGATGCCCAGCGCCTCCCGCAAATCCAAGTCGCTCAGCCACCAAGGGAACCACTTGGGCTCCTGCGACGCGGGCCTCAGCTGATTGCCCATGGCGTCCCATTCACCCTCGTCGGTATCCCACGCAGGGCCTTGCCCGATCTTCACCGGATGCAGGTCGTAGAAGTCACCCCAATACAGGCGGTACCATTCTCGTACCAATTTGATGCCATAGAGGTTTACGGCATCGCTGTCGTAGCGCACGGGTGGGATGAGTTTGCGCAGCTTCTTGAGCGTGCGACGCGTCTTGGTTGTAGGCACCAACGCTGCTGGAGGCACGGGCTCGCTAGGCATGCCATCCCACCACAACTCTGCTTCACTCAAGCTTTGGCTTCTCCTTTCTTGCTGGCACACGGAAGGTCACGCCCTTGATGAACGTGGGGTCGTTGGCATCGTTGGCGAACTCGATGTCCTCGGTCGAGTCTTTGCCCACGCGCGTTGTGGTCTTGGTGAAGATGCCACAGCGCCCGCACTCCCAACTCTTCTTGTGAATGAACGGGATGTCGTCGCTGAACAGGGCTTCGAGCTCAGCCTCAGTCATTGGCTGCGTGAAGTCCTTGATCACCTGCGTCTGCTCTTCACTGTCCTTGCTTTCGCTCCAGCCGTTACAGCGAGGGCAGTACATGCCTTCAGCCTTGAACGTACCAGCGATCTGCGCCTCGAACTGACTGAGGTCGGTCATGTCGTAGCGCCGTACGATTTCAGCCTTGGGCATCCTGCGTATTTGCTCGGCAGTGGTAACGAAGATGAGCTTGGCGCGCAGGGAGGCGTAACGCACCTCGTGCTCGTTGACCAAGAAGTCGACGGTCTCACCAGCCCTTTCCGAGGCCCAGGCGCAGGCGGCATCGATAGCGCGCTCGAGGTGCTCGTTGGCCACGGCGGTGGCGTCGAAGTCTTCGAGCTCGTCATCAGTAGGCGCATGCCCTACCGCTTGCTCGACGAGCCAACGTGGGGCGTCGGCGAAGCCCATGAACCTAGGGCTGCTCAGAAAGCGCACTGCCCTCACGTACGACTTGCGCAAGAGCTTCGTGTACGAGTCGTCGTCCTCACCACCCTTGGGCCTGGTGCCGATGCAGAGCGGAAAGCGCGAGCAGCCAAAGAAGCTGCCTTTGGCGCCGTGCCGCTCCATCATGGGCACGCCGCATTCAGGGCAGCGCACGTGCGGAAGCAGCACGCGCTGCTTGAACTTACCCATCTCTCCTCCCTAGCAATCTTCGTTGACGAGCACACCGCACTCGTCGCAATGGCGGTCGAGCGCTTCCTTGGTGTTACTCCAGAGCGTCATCATGTAGCCACTCAAGTAGCTGAGCCGCGGGTAGTTGGTAGCCACTGGCTCGTTCTTGAGCGCGCTTTCCATCGCCGGGGCGATTGTGTTGATGCGATGACAACGCCAACACAGGACGCAGCCGTGACTGAAGGTGTAGCCGATGATCCACGCTGCAGTAGAAAGCACTCCGCCCCATCGAATCTCTCCACAGCCAGTGCATTCCCAGCCACTGTGGTATCGAGGGGGCGGATGTACTTCCAGGCAAGGTGCCTGGGTCTTGCAATTCGGACAGCGCTGAACCGGCTTGACTTGCCGACTCATGAACTGGTCGGAGGCACGACGCGTTCTTCCTCGATTTCGATAGCGCGTTGTACTTGCTGCGTGGGCAGACCCTGCGGCAGCTTGAACGCGTCGAATTGCTCGAGAAGCTGCACGCAAGGCAGCAGCTCTTGGTAGAGCTCTACGGCCTTGGTGTGATCGCCACGCGCTTTCGCCTCGGTTGCCCCGTCCTGGAGCCTTATGGCCACCGCCATCAGGTCGTCGAGAAGAATGTACCCACCCCGGTAAGGGATGAGTCCTCGCCCAGAAGCTCCAACGTGATCGAGCATGCAATCAGAATTAGCCATGCAACGCCTACCAATACTTTCAGTGCGTCCGTCATTCGAGCCTTTCTTCCGCACCGTTGAAGCCAGGCTCGCCCGTAATGGGGAACCTCACTCCGACGAGTCGTCTTCTTGTAGCTGCGCGCCTAGCACCACTTTGGGCAGCGCAGGAGCCCGCAAAGCATCGGGCGGTACCGCCATTTCAGGCGGCGGGTTTGAAGAGATGGGCGATAGAGGCGGGGATGGCCAGGTTGGGTGGTCCTCTGGCGGCTCCGGGGCTGGCTGCCCAACCAGCGTCTTGTCGTCCTCTTCATTCAGTTGGTTCATCGATCCCGTTGACTTGGTACTGCTCGGCCATCTCCGAAGCTTGCCGCATCAATTCCTTGGCAGCCGCGTGGCCCATGATGATGCGGTAGTTGCCCACCACTGCCTTCAGCACGAGGCGAAGCGCAGCAAGCTGTACGAGTGTCGAATCCACTTCGCCGGCGATGATTTCTGTCAGCTCGGACTTCAGCTTGCTCGCGAGTATCAGCACCCGATCTTCGGGAACGTCTTCGAGCGCCTGCTTGCGCTGCCACTGCGGTGGCTTCGGGTCGAGAACATCTCCCATCGCGGTTCTTATACCTCCGACGTCCGAGAGTATTACGCCCGCCCGTTCGAGCAACGTGAAGGAATGTCCAGTGGTGCATCGAGCGCGAGGGATCAGTGTGCCCCCACCGGCAAACGAAAGGGAAGATCGGGGATAAGAGAAGTAGAAGGAGGTACGGCTTCATGATTCAACTGCGCGATGTGACTGACAAAGAAGTGGTCGAGATGGCACCGGACACCAAGTGCCACCTCATCGACGGACTGCTCTTCGTCGAGACGAAAGAGGTGAAGCGGATTGGAGCGGAGACGACGCTTCAAGAGCTTCGTGCTTTCGAGATGGTGCAAGTGGACACGGGCGTTGATGACGACGAGCAACCCCGCATCATGTCCATCTTGCCCAAGAAGAAAAGCGGCGTGGCCATGTTCATCGCCACAGGGCTGATGGCCCTCGCCACGTTTGGTTGTAGCGGAGCGACGTACAGCTACAGCTATTCTTGTTTCGGACAGGGATGTGCGCCGCCTCCCATGCGTATCGGCTACATGTACCCGCCTTCGATACCTCAGCAGGCTCAGGTCGTGTACGTGGACCGACCAATGGAAGTGCGCGTGCTGCGTGATGGGACACCACAAATGAGAAGGGCGGCAATGCCGCGAAGGAGTTTCAAATGAAGAACTACATCAAGATTCTGGGCGTGCTTTCGATGACTGCGTTGTTCGTTGCATGTGGCGGTGCAGAGGTTTCCTTTGCGCCGTCGGCACGCGCTGATGAACCTGCTGCCGCCGGCCAAGCCAACGGTGGTGGTGATAGCTGTACGTGCCAGCCTGGCGCCAAAGGCGACATGGGTGCTCAGGGCATCCAAGGTCCTGCTGGCCCCCAGGGCGCGCCGGGCAAGGACGGTACTTCAGCCGTCTGCGTGAACGACCTCAACAGCTGCCCGCCCGGCGTTCCTGGCGCTCAAGGCCCGGCTGGACCTGCGGGGCCGCAAGGTCCCAAGGGCGACACGGGCGCGCCGGGAAAGGACGGCATCGGCACGCAAGGACCACAAGGCCCCGTCGGGCCGATGGGCCCTGCTGGCCAACCGGGAGCTCAAGGCCCGGCTGGACCGAAGGGTGCCGATGGCGCGGACGGTACTTTGATCACGAAGAGCTCGATGTACGTGCGCGCCTCAAGCCTAGCAACATCCGCAGCCAACGACGCCATTGCGTTTTGTGATGATGCCAACGACGTCGTGTTGACCGGTACATGCTCAAGCGAAGGCTCCATTTGGGCGACCATCGGCGCGTACTTGCCGACCAACCCCAATTCCAAGTCGGGTTGGGAGTGCAAGGTCTCGAACATCGGTGGCAACCCGGTCAGCGCGAGCGCTGTCTGTCTGGTGGTGCCATGAACGCTGCCAGTCAACTAACAGACGAGGAAGGAAGGTTCTGTATTGAGCTTGCTCCGCCATTTACGGACAAGCTCAGCAAGCTGAAAGAATTCGTGGATGAGCACGACCTACTCGGCGGGCTCGACAAGAAGTACCTGCGTCAATTCCTTGAGCACCTCGACGAGCAAGGGCTCATGGTCACCAAGTTCAAGGCAGGCGTGAAGAGTGAGAAACGCGTCCAATCATGGAAGCTGTCGTTCACCATCAACAACAGGAAGGACTTCGAAGGCGAAGCACATGACTTCGCCGACGCGTTCCTGGCCATGGCCGAGAGTTTCGAGACGTACTTGAACAACGCATTGAAGAGCTGAGAGAGCGCGGGGCTTTGCCCCGTCCTCTTTCTTAGCCCTCCATCGAGTACAACGGATCGAACGTTGCGATGCTGCCCACGTCGACGTCGAACACGTTCAGGTCGTCGCTGTGCATCACTTCATCGGAGCTCGGCTTGTAGCGTCGCTTCTCCGCAGGACGCCCTGCCCCCATGATGTCGCGCTCGGTGAGGGAGCGGATGCGATCACGCATACGGTCAGGGTCGACGCCGACGGCTTCGCAGATCGAAGTGAAGCCGGTGAGCTCCTTGCCGCTGAGCTCGCGCTGGCGCCATGCGCTGGTGTCCGGCTCTTCGACGAACAGCCAGTTGTACGCGTTGTCGGCCAGCATGCGGTTGGGCAGCTTCGAGCTCGTCCGGTACAGCACCCAATCGAAAGCGGCGCGCCGGACAATTTCCAGTAGGAGTGCACGGCAGTTGCCCGACTCGAGTTGGGGGTCGGAGTCTGGGCTGTACGGACGCTCGTCCGGGTCCCAGGCGCTGTCCAGGTCGAAGCCGTCGAGCTTTGGCGGCGCCGGCAGCTGGCCGGGCGCCAGCGCCTGCACTGAGGTCTTCCGCGCCTTCCTGCGCTTGCGCGGGCGGCGCGCGCGGGGCCGTGGGAGCTCCTCGCCCAAGAGCAGCGACAGTCGGGTCAGCGGCCCCGTCACGGTCTGGTAGGTGAAGTCGGCAGACACGCCCACAGTCGGCGCGGCGTCAGACGCGCGGCCGGCATGGAGCAAGGCGATGGCCCCCTCGGACACTTCCCGGAGGGCCAGCTGGAGCTGGCTGTTGTCGAACATGGCTAACTCACCGAAACGTTTGCGGGTACGTCCCCTTGTACGGGCGTGTTGGGAATCCGGATGATGGAACTGTCGGCGCGCAGCGCCTGCAGCTGGGCCGCGCCGGGCGCCAAGCCGCGTAGGATGACCTTCTCCGAGGTCACCTCGACTCCAAGCACGTTCGTGTCGGAGCTGCGCCACATGACGTCGACGAGCGCCGTCCCTGGCAGCTGGCGGCCGCTGGAGTCCCACACCGTGGGCGTCACCTGAATCTCGTTGGCCACGCCGATGCCGATGTTGTACGGGCCGGGCGGGTCCAGCTCGACGCGGTCGATCACCGGGAACAGCAGGTCCGGTAGGTTCGAGCTCGGATAGTCGGGGATGGTGATACAGCGCTGCTGGTCTTCGAAGCCTTCCACCGTCACGTCGTATTGGCCGAAACGTACGAGGTCGATTTCGAAGTAGCCCTGCTCATCAGTGCGGCCGCTCACGCGCTCTTTGAGCATCGCATCGCCTTCGAACAAGAGAGGGTCAAACTTGGCGATGAATTGGATGTCGTGGTTGGGTGCGCGCGCACCGTTGGGCTTGAGGAAGAAACCAGAGCAGCGGCAGAGCCGCGGATGCACAGCCTCTGGCGGCTTGTACACGTGACCCACGATCGGAAACTCGTTGGTGCTGGGAGCTACCGGAGCTTCGAGCACGCTGAAGCTCTGCACGGGGTAGAGCGAGAACTTCGGCTTGAAGAAACGCGCTTGGTAGGTGACCGGCGCCAAAAGGTTGAACACCACCTCGCCGTCGGCATCGGTGGTGCTTTGCATGATGAAGTTCGTGCCCGTGCTGTCGAAGACTCGAACCACCACACCAGGCACCGGCGTCTTGGCTGAATCGTCGTCGGTTACGGTGATGGTGACGAGCTCGAAAGACGACATCAAGCACTCCTTAGCTGCATCAACGGGCGCTGTGGCGACACCATGTTCAACGTTTCACCAGCGCGGGGCACGTACGACATCTGCACGCGCCGAACGCCGTCGATATTGAGAGCCAGGCGCATACGTGCGCCGATGAGCCCCGCTTCCTTCAAGTAATGCTTGAGCGACAAGCCAGCGCGGTGCGTCAGGCGGTGCGTGCGCACCTGGCCCGCTACGACCAGCTTGATGAAAAGGGCGGGGGGCACGTCCGAGGCGTGCGTGTCGTCAGACTCCGGATAACCCTCCAGAGCTGGCTGCACACGTAAAGGGATGAACGCGACATCGCTTGCGGGCGGTGTTGGTCGACCTGCGTCGTTGGTGAAGTAGCTGGCCGGAGCCTGCTCAGCCCACATCCCACCGTTTCTCGGAGTGCCCCCCATAGTCATAAACTCCTGCGCTCCATGGTTGGTATCAAGGGGACGCGCGCGCGGAAGTAGTCATCTTGAGTAGCGAAGTTATCGTCGACGAGCAAGAACGAAGTGACGCTCTGATCCGTCGGTGACACGATTTCCTTGGCAATGTTGGTACCGCTAATGGCGAGCGTGTACGTCTGGCCACGCACGAGCGTGAACTCGACATGGCCGTTCGCGTCGGTCTTCTGCACTAGGTCGCTACCGGCCACCAACTTGCCTGCGATGAGTGCGCCGACGAATGGCGTGCGAAGAGATACCTCGATGCCGGTAATCGGCTTACCAGCGCTGTCGATGAGGTCGAGGTATCCGACCACTACGTTGATTGGGTCGACGCCGATTACAGACGACGCACTGTACGTCGGCCCGAATTCACTCACCGTGTTGCTCAGACGATTACGAAAACGTGTCTTGTAAAAGTAGGCAGAAGAACCGCCCTTGTCTGAAAACGTGTACGAGTTTTGCCCCTGCACCAGTGTGGGGCGCGCTTCGACGCCATACGCCATGCTAGCTGGCGAGGTCAAAGGCAGACCTAGAAAAGAGGCTGCGTCGCTGGTAACGACGCGGAGCGTGGCGGCGGTGCCAGGCTCCATTGTTTCGATGACCAACTGAGTGCTGCTGTCGACCCATGCGCGCAGGCGGCCCAGGCTCTGCGTCTGAATCTGGGCCGCGGCTTGCGCACGTGTCAACGGATCGACGCCAGTGAACGTCACGGCGATGGTGCTCGTCTCATTGAGGATGAGCTCGAGCGTCAGGCCTACAATGTTCACGTTCGGGCCGGTAAGAGGAGGTACTGGTGGTTCTCCTCCGAGGCGTGGAAGACGGGCGCCGCGCCAAGCAGGGCCCGTCACCTCTTCGTACGCCCCGCCCTCAGCCACGCGCGATCTCCATACCTCCAGCGAGTCGAAAAGACCGACAAAGTCTTCGTCACGCGCCAAGATGTTGAGGGTCACAACCTCGAAGGCTTGCGATACCTGTGACTGAGCGGGGCTGAGGGTGAGGATCATGGCCTATTTTCGCATCAAGGCCTGACGTTGATCGATCGGGCGTTGAACGAGATAGCCGTCCTCGGTGATCATGAAGAGACGCAGGTCGGTCTTGTATTTGGCCTCTAGCAGCTTCATGAAGTTGGCAGCTTCGTGTGCGATGGTGTTGGCGTCAGCCTGTGACCGTTGTAGCTCCCGCGAATACATCGTGACCTGAAGCTCTGCGTTGGCGGCACGTTGCCCCAGCAATTTGTACTCCAGAAGATCTTCGCGTTCAACCTGCGTTGGCGTGGAGGGTGATGTAGGCGCCTCTTGTACGCCAGACTCGGCGATCACCCGCTCCATCTCGGTTACGCGGGTATCGAGGTTCACGTCGAAGTGAGCCTGTTCTTCGGGGGTGGGAGGACCGCCGCCCAGCTTTTGCGCTGCGTTTTCCATGTTTATCCTGTCAGAAACTCGTTGATTTGTGTCACTACCAGGCCCGAGGCCTGCTGAACTGAGGCTTGGGCCAGACGGTCCGCGCCGGTGCGGCCGCGCAGGATGCGCTTGCAGGTATCTACCCGGTGGGTGAGCTGCTTGCGCTGCGCGGCCGCGTACTGTTTCACCGCTTGTTCGAGTTGGTCGAGACGCGCATTCCGCTCGGCAGTGGTCGCCATCCTGAGATCCTAGCCGGCTGGCTCTTCTTTTGCGATGGTTTTGGTGAGCTGCCCGCCTTGTCGCCGAATTTCGCAGCCACTTCTTGGATGTTCCGGTAGCTGAAACGGTGGATAGGGCACGGGCCGTACCGAGCCAACGCCGAGTTGTGCTGCCCTGTTCCGTAGCCCTTGTGGTTGGAAAAACCGTACATCGGCCAGAGCTGATGCAGCTCCTTCATGCAAGCATCCCGGTCTTCCTTGGCCAAGATGGAGGCTGCGCTCACTGCCGTGACGAGCACGTCGGCCTTGGGCAGGCACACCATGTTGTCGAGCTTGAACGGCAGCTCATTGCCATCCATGACGACTAGGGCATGCGGGTAGAGCGCACGGCAGCGCAGTACCACCTGCTTCACCAAATCATCGCGTGCGTGGTGCACCCCCATCTTGTCGATGTCCTGGCTGGTGTGTCCCAGGATTACGGAAAAGGCCAGGTTGGGTGGGACGAGTGCGTCTCGTATCGCGCGCTGGCGTTGCTGGTGGTCTAGCTGTTTTGAGTCGCGCACGCGCGGGTCTTTCCAACCAGCACGCACTACAGCCGCACCTACGAACACCGGTCCGGCGATGCAGCCATAGCCCACCTCATCCACGCCGATGATGAACGAACCTTGTGGTTGTGCGGCCACAGCTTCTAGCGCGTAACGCTGCGGGTTGGTCAATTGCTTCATATGCTTAGTAAAGAGCGCCGGCGAAGGCCACCGGCGCCACATGGGTTGCTAGCTACGTCTTTCCTTCCCAAGCGATGATACTGCGCTCATCGGCAAACGCAATTTCACCGGTGTCTTCGAAGCGCGCCTCAAAACCGATACAACCGTTGACGTGTTGCATGCGCACGGACGTGATGGTGATGCGTACCACAGGCCCCGCATGATCACCTTCAGCAGCGTCTTTACTCGGTTGATACTTCTGCCAAAGACAGATGTCTCCAACTTGCAAAGCCACGTCCTTTGCGTTTCTCAAGCCTGGAGTAAACCTACTACGATTAATTTCCATTACTTCTTGTCGACCTTGGGTACGTACTTCGCGTGCTCTGCTGCGAAGTACTCAGCCGTCTTCGCATTGGCGTAGTCGAGCTTGAACACTTCAGGGGCAAACGGGTCAGTGTCGCTCGTTGCGAAGACTTGAAAAAGCTCATCTACTTCGCGTTTCGACATTCCGATGTTCAGCATGCCTGCTTTTGTGGCTATTGAAGTAGCTCGCGGTTCCAACGCGCCACTACTGTCGAAGATGAGATGGCGTAACAGCTGCATCTCCATGCGGCTGAATGTCTTCGATTGGTACTTGTAGTCGACGAAGGCCTCGAAAGCATTCGGCGCCACGACGTTGCAGATACCTGCTTTCACCCGCGCCGTCTCTTGGATCTCCCACTGCGCATGCTTGTCGACGCGCAGCTTCAAGAAGTCGAGGCAGTTCTTGAGGTCGATCTTCCAGTACCACTCGGTGTAGAGCGAGAGCGGTAGGTGCAGCCGAGCAAGCTCGCGTGCCAAGTCTATGCCTTCCCCGACGCACAACTCATAGAGCGCGGCCGCTTCTTCCTGCAGGTGCTTCCACTTGTAGCGAATGCGTTCGCCGACCACTACGTCGATGGGCTCCGCTCGCCCTTGGCGGTTCTTCTTACTCTGCGAGCCCATGTGCTCGAGCTCTGGCATGTAGAACTGCATCGACGGTAACGAATACCTTAGTGAGTACTCATTCACGCTGGCCGTACGATGGCGGATTAGCTGCCTTGCCACGAAGATGGGCAGGCGCACGTGGAACTTGAGCTCCACCATTTCGAAGGGTGACGTGTGGGTATGCCGCATCATGTAGCGCAGCAAGCCACGATCATCACTCGGTGTTTTGGTACCTGCACCGTAGCTGGTGCGCGCCGCCTGCACAATGGCAGCGTCGTCACCCATGTAGTCCACCAAGGCCACGAAGCCGTGATCGAGGACAGGGAAGTACTTGCCAACTAGTTCGTCTGCTTCTTGAGTCATTTCTTCACCAGGTCTTTCGTCAATTCGTCTTTCAAGTAAATGTCGGTGTGGTTCCACTGCGACTCGAGCGAGCTCCACTGAACAGAGAAACGCCCTACGTCTTCGCTGTCGGATGGGCTGCGTTGTGTACCAACCAGGATGATGGTGCCTCGCGCCACCTGTACCTGGTTCACGTCTTCGTCCAGCAGTGCGCCTTCGAGCTCCTCGAGCATCTCGCACGAGAGCGGCATCTTGCCCGTGCACTCAGGAGGCTGCGAGCAGACCTTGTCCGGTACTGGAGAGGTCCGCCCGCACATCTTGCACACGAAGAGCTGCTTGCCGCTCGGCGAGGTTGCGTACAGCTCAACCCACCTGCTATGCGCCCGTGGCAGGCTGACCTCCCGCCGTCTCGAGCGCTTGCGCTGCCGCTCTGCGTGCGAGCTCGGCCATACCCTCCATGCTCTTGGCGCCGAGGAGCGTGGGGTTGAAGGCCACGATGTCGTAGAGGCCCTTGGGCGGCGTCGGATGCCCAACGTCGAAGTAGGCCGTAGCCGGATCGTTGAAGCGCTCGAGGCGAAAGACTTGGTAGCCCTTGTCCGCCACTTCGTTGAGCTTCTTCTCGAGCTCGGCGTGCGGGACGTTGCTGATGACGAGCCAGATCTTCTCCGGCTCGTCCTGCTTCTTTTCTTGCATGTAGTTCCTCTACCGCTATTCGCCGGGTGGCTTCAAGAAAGTACCGGCAGCCTGCTTCAACTGCATGCTTTCGCCGGCGTCCACGCTCTTCTCGGCAAGGTGCGCCAGCACGGATGAAGCCCACCACTTCGAGAGCAGCGGGTTGCCTGCGCTGTCCACGCCGGCCGGAGGCAGGTCTTGGATGCGCTCGTTCATCATGGTCTCCACCGTGGTCAGGTCCTTCTTGGACAAGAACTTGGCCAAGTGGTTCTTGAGCTCGTGCCATGGCACCTTCTCATTGTGCGCGGCCGTGATGGCATCGAGCACCTTCTTCACCTGCTCGGGCTTGAGCACCTCGCGCACCGCGCTCATCGTCGCCGCAGCCACAGCCTCAAGCTCCTTCTTGGCCACGAGATCATCGAGCTGCAGGTCGGTTTCTTCGACCACCGAGCTCAGGTGCACGCGGCTGAAGGTGTCGTCAGTGACGAGATTGCCGAAGCCGTTGAGGCGCATCACGGTGTGGCTGATCTTGAGCTTGCCCTGCCCGAAGTCGCTGTTGCTCCAAGCCACGCCCATCGCTACGTACTCGCCAGGGATCGGCATGAATACGTACGGCAGGTAGCACTGCAGGTGAACCCGCATGTCCGTGATGGTGGCCTTTGCCGGCTTCGCACCCACCTCCGTGATGGCAGCCAAGAAGGGTTGGAGCATCGTGGCGCTGAGCAAGTGGCGGTTGTAGCTCTGCGTGAGTACAGCACGCAGCTCATCACCCACCAGTCGGTGTAGAAACTTGGCTGGCTGCTTCTTGCGGTTGGTGAAGAGCTGGTGTGAGAACAGCATGTTGAAGTTGTGCGCCAGGAGATACCGGCGCCATGCGTCCTTGCTCGTGACGTTCAGCTTGCCGGCGTACATGCGCGGCATATCGAAGAGGTCGCACAACTGTCCAATCGCGTGCTGGTGCACTTTGATGGGCTCGGACTTACCGTCGCGGTTGTAGTTGATGCAGAGTGGGTTGTTGTCCCCGCTACCCCAAGTGTCGGCCGAGAAGTTCATGAACTTCTGGTCCATCGGTACGTACCGATCACGAGGGATGTTCTTGGTGCAGTACTCGATAAGCCTCTGCTGTTCGTCGGTACCGATCTTGATGTAAGAAAGCACACGCTGGCGTGCAGCGCGCGAGGCCTCATTGTCCTCTGCTCCGTATTCAGCGGCTGTGATCATGCCGCTCCTTTCACGTAGTCACCGCTTGCGCGGCTACGTTCACATGTGTTTTTTGATCTTGTCAGCGATGGAGGTCTTGAGGCGGCTCACCTTTGGTTGTGAGTGCCCAAGCTCCGACGCTAGCGTCGTCGTGTCTGTGATCTTGCGCGCGCCATTCACACCAAAGATGTGGTTGAACACCTGCGCTTCAGCTGGCGTGAGGTAGTCGTTCGGGCGCTTCTGGATGAGTCGCACCACATCCGCTTCACGTGAAGTGGCAAAGCCTGCGGGGTCGGTCTCGAACGAGCTCGAGGGCACGTCCTTGCGCATGGCCTTGAGCAGGCTCGTGACCTTGTTCTCGGGCATGTCGAGGTGCTCACCCAGCTCGGCATGCGTCGGCGCGCGGCCGAACTCCTCGGTCAGCTGGTTCTGCATCTGCTGCAGCGGGCCGATGTTCTTCGCCTGCCCTTCGGGGATGTACCCCACGTTCTGGTGCTTGGCGTTGAAGCGCTTGGCCTTCTGAATGCGGTTCTGTACGTGCGTGTTGAAGGCCACGCCCCTGTCCGGGTCGAACGTCTCTGCCGCACCGATGAAGTGCTTGGTGAGCTCGGCCTTGAAGGCTGCAGGCGCCACTGCGGGCGCGCGCCACTCCTTCTCTTTGCGGTTGATGAGCGGCTGGTAGCGCTGCATCAGCGGCTGCAAGAGCTCGGGCGTTCGCCCTCCGCTGTTCCAATCGTGCCAGAGCTTCAGGTCGCCAGCGGCTCTTTCCGCAGCGACCTTCGTCTTGAGCGCCAGGAACTCTTCGGCGCTGTTCTTGGGCATTACCGCCGGCCGGTGAGGTTGCGCACGCGATCTGCGAGCGTGGGCGCGGGAGCCGCGAGCTTGGCCTTGCCCAAAAGCTCTGCGCTGTGCGCGGTGAACTGGCCCGAACGACCGTGGTCGAACAGCTGCGAGACTGCGCTGCCCGCCTGCGCCTGAGCCGCCGGCAACTTGGTGAAGGCCTTGCCGAGCGCGCCGAGCCGGTCCTTCTTGGTCTCGTCGTAGGTGCTGTCGTTGTGGTGGTTGAGTTCGCCCTGCGTCTCCTCACCCCAACGCGCGTCCTCGTTCTGACCGTCTTGGCGGCCAGGTGGATCGGCGTACAGGTCGACGACCGGTTTCTTCTGCGTGGCCTCGTTGCTGTCTGGCTTGATGCCGCCTTCGGCCTCTTTCATGAGCCAGTCCTGGAGCTCGCTCCGGTGCGAGGGGCGGTAGTCCGGGGAGGTGACTTGAATTGGGGTTTCGTCGGTGCGCGCCATGGTGCCTCTCTTGGGATGATACACCGTTACTTGATGTCGTTAAAAACGGCCTCGCCACGGCTGTCGAGCTCGTCGTCGATGCCCTGTAGAAGACCGCGTAGCCGCGAGATTTCCTCTTCCAGCTCGTGGTTCTTCGCGACCAGGCCCTCGTTGTTGGCGAGCGCATCCTTCAGCTGCTGGTCCGTGCTGTCGAGCTCGGCGCCGAGCGCGTCGGTGATCTCTTCGGCCAGCTCGCTGAACATCTTGAAGCCGTTCAGCTTCTCAATGGCAGCGTTGTAGAGCTTGATTTCCTTGAACTCGCAAATCAACGTGATCTTGCCGCGCTGCAGGCCTGAGGCGCCGGCGCTCATGCGGGCGTTCGACTCGACTCGAAACTGCAGTCCCGGCAGTCGCTCCTTCACGTCGTTGGTATTTGCCATGCTCGTCTTGTCGTTCCTTCTGTGTGCAGTAGCAGCTCATCCCCCATAGCCAGCATGTCCCCGATGTAGTGCCGCGACACGTTGGCAGCCAAAGCCAAGCGCTTGCCCACCCGCGACAGCGGCACCTCCGGGTTTCGCAGCGATTGGCGTAGCAGCACGCACGCTTCGCAGATGAGTTTGTAGAGCTCCGCGTTCGTCTGGTTGTCCGCGTGGCGCAGCTGGTCGGTGTTGAGCTTCTTGTCGGGCAGGTAGTAGTACTCGGTCACTTCGGCCAGGATGTCGTCCCGCTTCTCTTCGAAGTACTTGAGCACGTGGTTGAGGCCTTCGCGAGAACGCGACCATGAGAGCACGGGCTTCTCGGTCTCTTTGATGTAGTAGCCAGGTCGCACCTTCACCACGAAGCGAAAGACCATGAGCTCCAGGCAGTAGAAGGCGCGTTGGTGTTGGCGCACGCGCGCGGCGTTGTCGTGGCTGGCTCGCTCGATCAGCTCTTGCAGCGGCTCGGCGTACGTTTCATGCTGGATCAAGCTGAAGTCGTAGAGGTTTCGCACCGCATACAAGTACGCGCGCGTTACCGGACAAACGGTGTCCATGGGAGCCTCCATGACGAAGCAAAAGGCTTCGTTCCCGGTTCTTATCCCATGGGTGCGGAAGTTGTTGCCAGAGGCGCGATGCGGTCGATGGCCTTCTCGAGGCCACGCTTTGCGCCAAAGTACGCGAGCGAAGCACCAGGCACGGGCACTGCGTTGGCCGCGAGCGCGCCGACCGGGTCTTGCGCCACCAGCTTGGCACCGCTCGTAGCTACGTTCTTGAGCTTGCCTTCAGGCAACCTGCTCAGGCCCTTGTTGGCAACGCCCATGATGGGCTCGGTCACCTTCTTGCCCCACCAGTTGGCGACGCCATGCTGCAGGCCTGCCAGCTCTTGGGGCGAGCGCTTCTTCATGAGCAGGCGCGGGGTGCCCGGTACATCCGTAGCCCCCAAGCGCACGAGGCGCTCGATGAGCGCCGTCTTCATGAAGGTGAACGCCTGCGCATCCATCAGAGCTGGTTCTTCTGCGCGCCGGGCATCGGTGTACCGAAACCCTTGGGTTTTGCGACGTCGGCGATCGAGGGGCCAGCAAAACCGGTGACTTTTGGAGCTCCGACGCGCTGCGAGGTGTTGAGCTTTCCAGCAGCACCCATGGCGCCGGTGGCCGCCGTCGAAGCCTCTTTCAAGCCGGCTTCGAACCCAGCGAGGAGCGCGGCCGCTTCCTTGTTGCCGCCTGTCTGCCACGCCGCGCCCTCGAGTGAGTCGTCGTTTTTGGTCATGGCCTGCCGCCGAAAAGGCGGGATGCCGCTGGTCATTTTGAACGGGCCGTACGACAGCGGACCCGAGTACTGGCTCGTCGTCATACCCGCACCAACGCCGACGCCACCCTCTTTGACGCGGTCGTGGAGGCCCTTCGCATCGGAGGCAGCGCCGAGCGCGGCCGCGCCCACGAGCGCGCCCTGCGTCTTACCCACCTTGGACTCTTCGACCTTGGCCATGCCGCGCAGCTTGCGCGCGCTCTTTCCAGTGTGGCGTGCTGCGGCGTCGCGAATGCGCGAAGCTTTGGAGCCCGTGACGAGCTCGCCGACACGCTTCAACGGACCGCCCACCTTCACCTGCAGGCTCGGCACCTGAAACGGTGGCAGTGGGCTGTGCGACTTCGCACCCGGGCCGTTCTGGGCAGGGTTCCCGCCGTAAGCTGACGCGGCGAACGCGTGCTTGAGCTTCGCCAGCGCCGGGGCTGCCAACATGCCCAGGCCGCCCACGTCGAGCGCTGCGTGAGCACCCTCACCCAACAGCTGGCGCTTCTCGGCGCCGTGCTCGGACTTGTCGCCGGCGAGGCGCGCGCGCAGTTTCGACTGCAGCGTATCGAGACCAGGCACCGCCAGCACACCGAGACCTGCCACTTCATTCAGGTGACCGAAATGCTCATTCGGCGCCGTCATGAGGTTCTTGGCCATCGTCGGCGCTGCGTGGATCGCCTGCGGCACGCGCTGCACCATGTTGCTCACGAGGCCGGCTTGCTTCGCGATCTCGACGATGACGGAGCCCACCTTGATGTTGAGCGGATGAAGTCCCTTCTCGGTGTTCACGGTGCCCATGTTCATCGACTTCTTCAGCCGCTGCGCGGCGGTGAGCATGCCCGGCGGCGTGAAGCCAGCCTGCGAGCGCCAGAGGGGTGCGGCGCCGAGCGCGGCGAGCTTCGGGCTGTCGAGCCCACCGGGGTTGGCGCGCTGTTCGTCGTCCTTCGGCGTGTCGTACTTCGCCTTGGCCGTCGCCTTACCCTCGCTGGTGCCGAAGCCTTTGGGCGTATGCCCGGTAGCGTGCGCCTGCTGCGTAGCGATGGCAAAAGCTTCGCCCTTATCCATCGACGGGTTCTTTGCGAGGATGTGCTCGGCCCGTGAGTGCAGCCAGCGGCCTGCCACCTTGTCCTGGTTCATGAAGCTGCGGAGCGTGCCCATCTCCGCGCGCCGGTCGCTGTGGGAGCGCAGGAGCGGCAGCGCGCCGCCGCCGATCGCACCCTTCGCCGCCGAGGCCGCCAGGTTCAGCACCTTGGCCTTGGGGGTTGCCCCCTTCAGCGCGGTGCCGTGCTCGATGGCATTGCCGACGGCACCCGCCGCCGCGCCGCCCAGCGCGCCGATGCTTCCGTAGCGCGCGACCTGCCCTGCCGTCGGCTTGTTGCGCTCGAGCGTGTCCAGCCGGTCGAGGCTGCGGCGCGCCTGCTCCACCGAGACGGACGCGCTCTTGATCCATTCGGCGGCGTTCTCAGCGTCCACGCGGAGGATTTCGAGGCCTTCTGTTTCAAGCGCGCTGGAATTGTCCATTTCAGGCTCCGGCCGCCATCGGGGGCGGCATCACGCTGTAGCCGGTACGGGGCATGGGTGCTTGCTTGGGGACCAGGCCTACGGCTTTGCGCGCCTTGTCCGCCAGACCGTGGGCTGCGTTGCCGACGACGTCGTGTGCCGCATGCGCAACAGTGTGGCCGGCGCTATGGAGGGCCTCGCCGACGGCGGGCAGGGCCGTCGAGGCTCCGCCGAGCATCTTGCCGCCGACGGCGCCAGCGACGGACAGGGGCGCATGCACGGCGCTACCCAGGCCGGCTAGCCCGGCAACCTCGCCGGCCATGCCCATCGGCTTCGCCGCGCGCTGCAAGCCTTTGCCTGCCGTCTGCATGGCGCCACCCACGCGCCCGCCGAGCCCGGTACCAGCTCCATGGAGCTCCTTGCCAGCCGATCGCGTGAGGCCTTCGCTGATCCCACCGAGCGCGCCACCCAGCGGGTTCATGATGTTGCCGAGGGTGCTCTTATGTGCGTAATGGTGGCCCGCCGACTGCGCCACCTCGCCGGCGACGCGTGCGCCGAGGCCTGCAGGTGCGAACTTGCCAGGAGCCACCAGCTTGTTGCCGGCCAGCATCTTGCCGCCAGCCATCAGGTCCTTGCCGAAGCTCTGGAAGAGACCGGGTCCGCCTTTGAACGGGTTGCTGCCGCCACCGAGGATGGCGATCTTCTCGAGCCCCGGCAGGGTACCGCCGTGCGCGACCGCAATCTTCTGGAGCTCGTCGAGAAATGCCTGGTGAATTACTTCTTGCATCACAGCCTCGTGGTCGCACCGGTACCAGACGATGCTAGCGCGCCGTTGGTGGGAATGGTGGTTGCGTTGCCGCGTCCGTCTTCGTTCTTCTCGATGCCAGCCGCGCCGGGATTGGTGCCGTCGCGGGACGGTACATCACCAGACTTTGCGGGTTCTGCCTTCTCCACACTGTCGACGTAGGAGGCCATCGCAAGCTTCGTGTGTTTGCGCTTCTCATCGAGCTTGCGCTTGAGCTCATCGACCGTGATGGTGGAGATGGGGCCGAGAAGTTTGGGGCCGACTTTGTTGTAGTGGTCGAGGTAAGCAGACTTGGCGTCGGCTTTTGATTTGAAGCCGAGCATCACCTTGTCTTCGTCGTGCTTGCCGTTATCGAGGCGGCGCTGGTGCACAACGAAGGCATGCGGAGCTTCAGCGTGAGGACCGACATACGCATCGATCTCCTCGCCGTCGTTGCCCTCGGTGCCCTTGATGTAACCGTACTGGTGTTTGAAGATGGTGCGCCACTTCTTGCCGTCGCTGTCGACGCCTTTGCG